TTCAAAGTTTTATTCTCTTTATCAATTTTGTCAACCCTGATGAGGTTTTTAGCTGTGTTAAAATATACTCCATTGAGAACTAGTTCTCCGGCTGGAATAGCTGTTACTTTCGGTGATTCTTTCATATGATTTTTTGTATAAAGTGTATGTAATGTATTTTATGACAATTTTACTGAAAAGTTTTTGGCCATGTTTGCAATCATTTCATCAGGAACACCATGTTCATTCTGGCCTCCATGTCTGTTTTCAACAATTATTGAAAATACTGTGTAACCGTGTTGCTTTCCCATTTTTGTGTAGCCATTAACGTCTCTTTCTCTAACATTTGTGTTTGCTACAACTATTACAGGAGCTCCTTCATCCATTAGCTTTTCGCATTTTGCTTGACATAACATGTGAGCTCTTGAAACTCTTTGAGGAGTCCAAACGTACTCACCGTTGATATAAAGGTAATCATCGGCACAACATATAGGTGCGTTGAATAAGGTGGCAAGAGTGTTCTTTCCTGAACCTGATTTATGGGAGCCCTCTTAGGATGATCAACGATCTTCCAGAGAGGGCTCCATTTTCATTTAAGTTTTTCATAATTTATTAAATTTTTCTTGATATCTTTTTGTAAATATAAGTTTTTCTTCTTTTATTAATTGTTTTATTTCTTTTAGTTTGAGCAATTTTGTACTTTCTGTTAATTTGTAGATAAAGCTATGTTCTTTACAAAATTCTATTGCAGCTTCTTGTTTTCGTTGTACGCTATCGCTTTTCCACAACATCTTGGGTTTAATTTCAACTAAAAATTTATCATTAATAAAGAAATCAGGATGATAAGTTCTTTTATTTCCCGTATAATCGATATACTCTATCCTAAATTTTCTTTTTTCACCTGTTTCCCATTTTAAATTAAATCTTTCAATAACATATATCATATATGAGAGTTCTTTTAGTGAGCGAAAAAACCAACCTTTATACCATCCACACCATCCATTTCCTGAACCCTGTGGTGAAGGCTTTCCATACATTGGATTTTTATCGCCTTTAATAGCTTTAGATATATTTGTTTTCCAATTTTTATATCTTATTTCTGCTTCTTCTTTTCCATATTTTTCAATCCATGTGTCTTTTATTGTTTTTCCAAACATTCCATTTTTTTCTCCTGATGTAATATTACTCATTGTTTGTCTAAATTCTGGAGATTGATAATCAAAACCATTTTCAAGACGAGATTTACTTATTTGCTTTTTTGTAATATCGGAATGATTTTTGTTTTTAAATGCATTTTCGTGTGTTTTATTGTATTCTCTCCAATTACTTCGGCAAGAAGCGCACTTTGAATTTTTATTTTTAGCGTTATTAAATGATATTAAATTTTTATATTTAATTTTTTTATTACATTCAGGACACTTTCTTATGTATGTCATTTTTTCTTGGTAGTATTTTTTCTTTGCTTAACATTACTTTTAATTTTTTCAATGTGGTCAACTATTTCTTGTATTTTTTCTCCTGCGCAAAAGATACTATATTTTCCTTCGTATTTTACGAGAAGAATATAATCTGGTCCTTTGCCTTCAATAAGATCTTTAATGTTAATGGCCATATCATATATAATTATTTTGGTTGGATATTAATATTTATATATAATATGAATTTAAACTAGTAGCCGCCTTGGAAAGATTCGAACTTTCAACCATTTCTGGACCCATGTCTATCATCTGGGCTATAATCCAGAGTAGCAAAGCAGTGTATCATTAAGTTAAAAGAACTATTCCTGATTAATTTTGATAGTTAAATATAACAATAATTTCTGACACGAAAAAATATTTTGCCACTTATTTTTAACAAAAATTTAATTTTATTCTTCAAAGGCTTCTATAAGATTCAAATCTCCTAAGAATTCATTTATCATTTTTATTTTACTGATGCACGTTTCGGCTCCGGTAAGATAAATGTCTTGAGCATATTTAGTGGTAGCTTTTCTAGCTTCGTCTTCATATTTTTTCTGTCCTTCTTTAAGTACGTCAATCATTCTACCATACTTAATTCTCATTTTAGCTTTTAATTCTTTTGAATCCATAGTGGTTGTGTTTTATTAAATTTGTAATAATATTTGCTTGGGTATAAAAGTTCTTCCATATTTGGAGGTGTTGCTGCTACAAGCATTTGAATGCCTTTTTTAATCCCGTAATAATCTAAGAATCCTTGAACGTACTCAAGCGAATATTTATACATTATAATTGAATACATGTCTTTACTTTGTATTTCTTCAGTTGATTCTGGAATATATTCGGGACCAACTATTGCTTGACCCATTTTATAAGGGATGTAAACTGCTATTCCTTCTTCCAAAAATAAAGAGCCAAATGAATGTATAGGAATAAGTGAAAAGTTATTGTATGCAGGATTAACATACATGCTATCCATTCTCATTTCTCTGATAACCTGATTGAAATATATGTGTGTCAACTCATGAAGTATTGTAGTCTTTACAAAATTGTTTGCTTCTAATAAAGAACGCTTCTTATACTTAGGAAGCCAATCCAATTCGTATTCATAATACTTTTCTTCATTTGTGATAATGATTTCACCTGAGCCTTTATAAGATAACGTTAATCCTAATACGTCTGGATTTTCATCGTATTGGCTTATGTCATCTGCTATCATTTCAATATCATACACACTATCATGTACAAACTTTGAGAATTCATCAGCCAATTTGAATTTGTTATCTTTCACATATTGCTCTATACCTTTTGTGGTTGGGATTCCTTTCTTAGTTAAAGGATAGCCATTATCGGTAATCAACGAGAGGTTAACGAATAAAAACAGTATGATAAAAAGTAGTTTATGCATGTACAAATATAACAAATTTCTCTGACACGAAAAAATAAATTTAACATTATTTTAAAAAACTTTTAATACCTTTAGATATACATGCACGCGCGGGTACACGTACACGACTCAGAGCAAATCTTTCCTTGAGGCTTAAATACTTAAGTTATATTGCACACTGGGAACAAGTTTTGTACTTTGAGTTAAATTTTTGTTAAAATTGTTGAAAATAAATAGATAAATATTTCTTCGTTTCAGAAATTTGTATTATATTAGTACTATAGAAATTAAAAATGGATAGATGTATTACATGTAAACACTGGACTCCGAGAACATTTTATGTTTATCCGGGTGCTATTAACGATGGAAAATGCGCTAAGTTGCCGGGTAGTAAAATGACTATAAGTTTACAAACTGGATGGGAAGGCGGATATGTAGATTACATTGAAACAGAAAGTGATTTTGGATGTACAGAACATAAAGCAAAAGAGTAAGGTCTTTAAAGAATTTTGTGGATATATAAAATAAAAATGGATTCACATTATTACTGTTATATCACTATCAATAAAACTAATGGCAAATGCTATGTTGGTTCTCATACACATACTGATACTTTTGATAAAAAATATTTAGGTTCAGGAAAAATTCTATCAAATGCAATAAAAAGATATGGTAAAGAAAATTTTGTTTCGGCACCTTTAAAATATTTCAAAAATAGAAAAGAATCGTACAGCAATGAAGAAAAATACATTCTATTATTTGATACACTTGAGCCCAATGGGTATAATATAAGCCCGAATGGCGGGATAATGGGTCCCAGATTTTTTTCAGATAAAACAAAAGAAGAGTATAAATTACAAAGAAAAGGAAAAACCTTGGTCGAAATTCTCGGAGAAGAAGGAGCACGAATTAGAGGTGAAAAAATAGGTAAAAAGAAAAAAGGACAACATCATACTAAAGAAGCAAAAGATAAAATAAGTAAAGCTTTAATAGGAAAAACATATCCTCCGCGAACCGAAGAACATAAAAAACATCTTAGTGAAGCTAGTTTAAATAGAAAAATGTCCGAAACTGCAAAAGAAAAAATGAGAAAAGCAAAAAAAGGACAAATTCCTTGGAATAAAGGTATAAAACAAAAAGACTACAAAAATGGAATCAAAATTTTTTAAAATAGTACAAGAAGTTAATAGAAAATCTGCGCTTTCTCAGGGATTTTACGACGGGAGATTTCGTTCACGCACCATCCCTGATAAGAAAAAGTGCGTTCACATAAAATTACGCAAAAACAAAGTAATCATCGATTAATATAACAAGAAATGGAAAAATTAATATTTCATAAGGTAGACGGACAAAACATCGAAGATGTTGAAAAGTACGTTAAGGACTGGACTAAGGAAAACCCTTTTGGTTCAGTTATCATAGGTTGTGACTCACAAGTTCATGGACGTAGAGTTAAATACTCAATTGCTGTTGTTATGCACTATATCGATAGAATGGGTGGTGGACACGGTGGACACGTTCTTATTGCAGACGTTTGGGAAAAAAGAATGGCAAAAACTCCATTGGAAGAAATGCCTGCAAAACTTTGGAAAGAAGCAGAATTTGTTCTTATGGCTGCACAAATGGTTGATGGTGGAAGCGAAATGTTCAGAAAAAGAATCACTATTCACCTTGATTACAGTGATGACGCTAAAAACAAATCAAATATGATGTTTGCTGCAGGTATTGGTTATCTTACTGGTATGGGTTACACTGCAATGGGAAAGCCCCACGCATATGTTGCAACTCACACTGCAGATGCATTCTGTAGATAATATAAAGGGTCCAGAGTAATTTGGACCCTTTTTTAAAAATAAATGGCAAATAATTTTTTATTGTCAGAAATAATGATTATATTTGCTATAGAATTAATAAACTATGAAAAATTTAGTTACTCAGTTCAGAAAAGGTGCACCTCTTAAAAGTGCTAAAGATACTATTCACGAAAGTATCAAATACGATTGGGACCGTAGACACAATTCTGCTTATCATCCTACTGATGGTATTTGGCCATGGAAACGTGTAAAACGTATTTGTAAAGCTTTTGTTGGCAAACCTTTCGCTGAAGCATTTTCAAAATATTGTTCTGAAGTTCCTGTTTATCAACAGAAGATATTCCTTGACGAATTCAATAACAGTGGAAGACCTAACAACGATTACTGGAATTATTATTTCGTTGACAAACAAGGTAACATTCAACTTCACGTTGGAACATATTTCAAAAATAAAGCTAAAAAAGTTTACTACTATTCAGACGATTACAAAACTACAAAAGTACATAAAATTACAGGTGCTGCTTATCCAGAAGATTGGTTTTTAAGAAATAAAAAGAATTTTAATGAAGAAGATTACGAATCTGTGGTTGCTTCAGGTTTTTTTCTTGAATTTTCTTCTCCAAAAGACCCAGAATACATCAGACTTACTACTGACCAAAGAAAACGCAGAAAAGCAGCTAAAAGAGTAGCAGAAAAAGAAGCTGCTGAAAAAGCTTATTCTTTCATTAGCAAATCTGAAAAAGAACTTGAAAAAGAAAAAGAGAATAACAAACTTAAAATAGAAGTCAAAGGATTTGATTATGAAACATCATTCAGGAATGCTGGAATTAATCCAGACACTATCAAAGAACATCAAGGCTTCGCTTAATAATCAAAACATGAATACAATTTCAATTAACGGACGATCAATCTCCGTATCAGGCAATAGTGTTTCTGTCATTAACGGAAAAATCATTGTTGATGGCCAAATTGTTGAAGAAGGTTGGAAATTTAAAATTGAAAGACAGTACTAATATGAATTATTTAGCAGAGTTAGTTAATAAAGAATTGGATAAAAAGTACGCTAAAATGAATAGAGCAGAAGAAATTTGCAAAGCCCTCAAAATCGATTACAATCAGATTTTGAACATTTATCCTTACGGATCAAGAGTTTATGGGTCGATTAATGAATTTTCTGATGAAGACTTTATTATCGTATACAAAGCTTCTTTACTTCCAAGCGGAGCATTCAAAGATAATGCTATTTCTTCAGAAGATAGAGAAATTCAGGGCACATGTTTTTCACGTGGTGGATTTATTGATGCTTTGAATAACTACCAGATTGTTGCATTAGAATGTACATTTTTACCTGAAGACAAAATAGTTCAGAAGAAAATGAACTTTCCTTTGAGACAACTTGATAAAAAAGTGATGGCAAACAAACTTATTACAACTGCCTCAGCAAGTTGGCATAATGCAATTTTATCTCACAAAGATAACAACATTTTGTACGCAAAGAAAAATATCTACCATGCTCTAAGAATACTCGAGTTTGGAATTCAGATTAAGAAATTTGATAAGATTGTAGATTATTCAGTAATGAATGATTTTAAAAGAGAATTGGACTTCAGAGCAGCAGATTTTCATGTTAGTTCATTTTTCCCAAGATTTACAGAATTATGTGAAATATTAAAAAGATGACATATCAGTTAACATATAACGACGCAATTAAACTTTGCGAAGCATACAAGAACTTTAACTTCTATAAGACTGAACACATGTTCGGTAATTACAAAGTAGTTACATTCAACTATTTCTTGTGTGAATACAAAAACTTTGTGAAGCCATTAGAGAATGAGCCAAACATCAATGGACTTGATATGCGTGGTGTTACTTTCGTTTTCAATGAAGATGGAACTTTGTACAAAAGATTTTTGATGCTTAAGAAATTTTTCAACGTAAATCAGGTTGAAGAAACTCAGCTTTCCTTGCTTAAGTCTAAGAAGATTAAGAGTGTAACAGTTAAGGAAGATGGATCATTAATTGCATTTATGCAGTTACCTAATAAGAGTGTTTTTGCCAAAACACAGGCAGGATTTACGAACGAACAGTCCTCAGCTGCTATGCAGTTATACAATCACCAGAAGGGAGTTAAAAAATTAGTTGATGAAGCACTTGAAGTTGGAATGACTGCTTTATTTGAATACGTTGCTTACGATAATAGAGTTGTTTTGAAGTACGCTACAAAAGAACTTCGTTTCATAGGTGTACGTGATAACAAATATGGCGAATATATTTCAGCTGCCGAAATGGTTAACGACTCTTTATCAATTGTTCCTCACGTTAAAACAATGAAATTCAACTCATTGAACGAAATTGATGAATTAATGAAGACCACTACCGATATGGAAGGTGTTGTAGTTGAATTTGAAGATGGACAGTTAGTGAAGTGGAAGACTGCATGGTATTTCAATCTTCATGGAATTCGTACCGTAAATATTTTTAGAGAAGACTTCGTTATCAAAAATTACTTAGAAGGAACTCTGGATGACGCTACACAGGAATTGAACATGACTGATGATGCCGATGCTTTCAAATTCATCGATATAGTCAAAAGAGCAGTTGGAAATTGGGCGATAAATATTGAAGAAAACGTAGATGCTTTAGTAGCAGATTACAATACTTCGTTTTACTTTGGACATTGGTCAAAGTTTGCAACTGATAAACATAAATCAAAATTCTTCGGATTGGCTAGAACAAAAATAGAAACTCCGGAAATGTATAACAAGAAAAAAGTTGGTTATATGTTGAATGCTACCAAGCATTTATTCGATGCGAAATATATAGTAGAAAAGTGGACATAAAATTATTAGAAAAGTTACCAACTAAAAGATTGTTAACTTTTTATAAAGCAGAAAGAAAAAGACAAAATTCAATTGGACACAGTCCTGACGATCATTGGGATGTTGATTTAAATGACATTAAAAAAATGCTTGACGCAAGAGAGCACGTAGAAAAGAATAAATAAATAAAATAGTTTCTGATAAATTTTTATTTGTCGGAAATTATTGTTATATTCAATTATGAAAGTATTCGCATATAGTAAACAAAAGTTTAATCGTTTTATGAGAGAACAAAATATTGATGACTCAAATGTAGAGTCATATGATATATATGCTTTCATATCTATTCTTGATGTGGTTGGTTTAGATTGTGACGGCCATTTTGAAAAAAATCATAATAATGTACTAGTACAGCATTTTGGAGATTATGGAGAACCTGAAGAAGGCAAAAAACCAGGTCCTGGACATTTTAATAATAAACAAGCAAAAGAAATAATTGAATTTGTTGAACTGAATAAAAATAAACAAATTATGATTGTACATTGTACGGCCGGAATTGCACGGTCTGGAGCAGTTGCAGCTTTTATAAATGATTTATACGGTAACTCTTATAAAGAATTTTTTAATGATAATAGACAAATACAACCCAATTCATATATTTCAAGAATATTACGAGAAAAATATAGAAATAAATTTTTAAGTTCTTATAAAGAAGAATAATCTTTATCTAAAATCATAAGATATTTAAAGCCATTAGCAATAGTGGCTTTTTCTTTTATTGTATCTATAATTGAATTATACGTCCATGTACTTTTAATTTCAATTATAGTATTTAATAAAGGGATGTAAAAATCTGGATGATAAACTTTATTTTTTCCCTCAAAAATATACTTAATATCAGGGCCTCTTTGTATATCAGGAAATTTATCATAAAATTTTTCAAGAAAATCTAATTCATATGAACCTTGATACCAAATATTTGTATTTTTATATTTTTTAATTTCTAAACGAGTTTTTTGACCCTTTTCATATATTTCTTTATTTTGTGCAGGATTTTCTACTCCATATTTTTTTAAATTATTTTGTTTAATTGTGGCTTTATTTTTTTCTAAACCATAACCACAATTTCCATATTTTTTAAAAATTTCTTCATGAGTTCTTATTCCGTCATATTTGTTACTACATTTTTTACAACAGCAATTTTTATATCCTTTGCCGCTTAAACCATTAAATTTTGTTAAATTACCACAAATTTTACATACATCATCATTATTTTCTTTTAGCCATTTATCAAAATATTCTTTTTGATTATTGTGATATTTATTTACATGACGACCCAAATCACATTTCCTATCAAATATTTTGCCACACTCTTCACATATAAAAAGTCCATCTTTTGTTTTCCTAAATTCTTTCATGATTAATAGTTAATAATATTATATGCCAATATTATTACTTTGTTTTAAAATAAATGTACTCAAATTTTTTAATATCGGAAAAATTGATTATATTTAATTGAAGATAAATAAAATAAAAATGAGAGCAAAAACTATAAAACCCGGAATACATAGCACATTCAAAGATTTTTATGATGACGCCCCGGCCGAAATAAAAACTTACATAGACAGATGTGCTTCAACACCACAGTCATTTTGTTGGCATCCAGAGGGCGATGTTAAAAAACACATAAACATCGTTTTCAATAGAGCTAAACGAACAGGCGACATTAACTTCATGTTAGCCGCATTTTTCCATGATCTTGGAAAAGCTGATGCTACACGTCCACACCGTAACACACCTGGAAAATGGAGTGCTCATGGACACGAATTCGCATCTGCTCGATTGGTAGAAAAATATCGTGATTGGATTGAAAGTTTAGGTGGAGATTTCGAAAAAGTTCATTTCATTGTTTATGAACACATGCGTGTAAAACATATTCATGAAATGAGACCATCAAAACAGGCCACTCTTCGTCAAAACAAATATTTCGATCTTGTACATCAATTTTCAGATTTTGATGACATGCTTAAAGACTATTCAAATGATATTGACGACTGAACAGTTACAACTATTAACGACATGCATAGGAGGAGGCCCATTAAATAAGGCCTCCATTGTCATCTTTGGGAACGAACTTGGCACCGCAGAAGGTAAAGATACTAATCGTACTATTCAAAATTTTGAACGTGATTGGGCCGGTGATAAAATTGTAACAGACCCAGGATTTGCAACTCTTAACATCGGAACTCCGCCTGTGAATAGCACATTCTTGCAGTTTATAGCTCGATTGGTTCTTGGATTAAATGATAATAATGACAGATATTTTGAAAAGTTGGAACCGATAGCTAAAGTGTTAGTGAATAACTACATAATGAATCGACTTTACAAATTCGAAACAGCAATTATCAATTTACGTCCCTTACCACAAAGCACTGAGAGACATTGGGATTATGAAAATATAAGTGAAAAGGATTACTATAAACAGTACAATTTCACTCTTCGTAATAGACCCAGTGATCCGTGGAGTGATCTAAGAGTCAAAGCTATCAAATCAGGATTCGATCTTGCTAAAAATGCTATAATCTTAGGAAGTGGAGATAAGAACAATAAAAGAGCTTTTTTTGAACTGATTTATCCCGATATCGAATTTAGAACTATCACATTAAATTTGAACACACAAGTTTATGTGGCTAAAAATCCCAATATAATTCTCTCCAATTATTATGATAATCGAAATGGGATACGATTATCTGGACTATTCGACATATATCAATACATCAAAAATGAAAATTTACTGAAGGACTTTTAACAAAGTCCTTTCGTGTTATGTTTTATTTCGTTCCAAGATAGCGAATATATAAATAAAATATAAGCGTATTTATGCAATTTTCAAATTTCTCAAAATCTCAAGAAGGATTAGCAATTACCTTTTATAGCGAATATCCCATTTCAAACGTAGGTGTTATTAAATACTATAAAGACAATTCTACGCCTCAATCAGGATTTGCCAAAAAAGAATTCCGTTGGTCTTTTAATAATGAGTACTGGTCTGCGTGGGAAACACTGACACAAAATAATATATCTTCAGTCGATACTCACAATAACTATTATTTCTTTTTACAAATACGCTATACTTTAATTGCCTTAGATTCAGGTACTGTTTCATCATTTACTTTAAATTACAATGAAGGAACAGCTATTAATTGTGTTCCTTGTGGAGATACAAATGAAAGGAATTTAATCAATGATATCAAGAGAGAAGATGCATCTGCAATTCTTATTCATGATGTACTTCAAACTTATAAAATTGTTCCTATCACAGATGCTAGCTTTTTGAATGGCTATCCTGGAAGTTGGTACTTAGATAGATCACACCAATGGGGTTATCAACCAATCAGCAGTATTACAAATTTACAAACTATTTTAAATCAATTAAGTAATACTTCATGGGTTTCGTTAGCATATATTGATGGCTCTTTAGCTATAAGGGATGCATCTATATCATGGATAATTAATCAAAACTATCTTAAGGAAAGCTCTTTAAATATCGGACAGGGATTTGCGTGGGCGCCCAACGGACAGTTATATGTGGATGTTAGTGTTGTTGCCGGAAGTGTTAATCAATTTTATGTTGATAGTTCATTATTAGCAAGAGATGCTTCAATATCGTGGTTATTTGCAAATAAACAACCGATAGGTGCTTATATAAGAGATACTTCTAATGGAATAGGCCTTTTTTGGAATAATGGATTTTTAGATGTTTCAGTCGCAGGCAAAAATTATGATGCATCCATAAGTGATATTTATAGTTATATTGATGGTTCTTTAGTTTCAAGAGATTCCTCAATAACTGCTTTATTTTCAAAAAATACTCAACAAGATTCTTTAATTGCATGGCTTATAAATAATCATTATTTAAAAGAAAGTTCAATAGGAACTGGATATAAATGGAATCTTGGAAAATTAGATGTAAGTGTAAATATTGGCATATTAGATCCTTCATATAATATTCTATTTGATATGATTATCGAAAACTCTACAAATATCGGAGGAGTTAATTATGATAGTTCAAATTTTATTTTTAATGGAAATAATCTTGAACAAAGCATTTCTAACTTGGATAGTATAATGGGTTTATTGGCTCCTGCCAGACCTAATTTATTAACTAATAAAACTTTATTATTAACGAATTCTGCAGTATATGCAGCTAAATTACCGACAGGATTAACTGGAGCTTGGTATTATGATTCCATTGCGCCCGGTGCTATTATAAATGATTATGCAGTTGATAATACTTTTAGACTTACTACACCAAGTTTTGTAGATACTTTTAGAGCAGGATTTTTTGGCAATACAGATACAAGAGGTACTCTTTATGGGTATGTTAATGGAGTTTTGGATGCTTCATATAATATGACAACTGGTTTTGGAAATACTCCATTTTCAACAACTGAAGCAATAGGTATTTTAAGATTTAATAATGAAGCAGGATATGGTGGAATTAATTCCGACTTCTGGAGAAGAGTTGAAGCTTATATCGATATAACTACTCAACAAACAGGAGGAGTAAAATATTCTATAGGACACTCAGAAGCATTAATCTCTAATGAATTCTTTTTACGATTTGATCCAAGCCCAGGATTAGCAAAATGGTCTATTTCTCCGAGTGCATCTGAAGGAGCATTAAGTGTGGTATATTTAAGTGGAATAGAATATTATGGCATAAATTCAAAAATTCTTGTATCATTTACAGCCGGTTCAGGGATATTTAAAAATGCTTATCATTCGTTAGCTGTTGGAAAAATAACTTCTGCGTACGGATCTCAAATATTATTAAATCCATTATCAGTTCCTAATTACAATGATACATTTGTGGTTACTAATCAGCAATTTACATTTGACATAGCTAATTTATCAACAGGGGCCACTTATCCAACATTAGCCGTAACGTTATATAAACCTAATTTTACAGGAGATTCAAGCACATTAACTTTAGCAAAAAGACTTAACACATATTCTCCAACACGTGCAACAGTTACAACTGAATATTTTACTGATGAAAGTAAAAGGATTTTAACAGCTGCAGGCACAGGAGGAACCGATGGCCCATGGACTTCTTCGGATTATGCCATTTTTAATCCCGGAAATGGAGCACACGCTCAAGTACAAAATGGAACTTTACGATATCCAGTTTCAGTTGATTATGCTAATTTTGCCTTTTCTGGAACAGATAAACAATATTTAAGAAGATTTACGAAATCTGGAGCACTAAGTAGTGGAATTCTTACATTTGGAGGATTCAATCCATTAACAGATTCAAGTTCATACGGAAATGGCAATACAAATCTTATTATGTGGTTAACAGATCAAAATATATACTATGATTTGGCATTAGAATTTGGAACTGGAGGTGACGGTTCTTCGATTAGTTTAGCAAAAGGAGCATGGACAGCAAGATCAAGTAACGCAATAGCATGGTCTTTAGGAACTACAAGTTTAGGAAATGAACTTACACATACAAATCAATTTGCACTTATTGTTATATTTAGAAATACATCCAAATCAATGACACAAATTACTTTAAGCTAAAATATTTTTATATAATGTCTTGGAATCAAAACGATATATCATTCAAAACTTTACTTAACAAGCGTCAAACAGACTCTAATAAGCAATTTTATGAAGAATTTGGAGATAATACCATCAATATTCACTTAAAAGAAATTTGGATTAATGATATTCCTGCAGATGCTAGCGATGCCGCTGTATTGCCATATTCAGGATATATTGATTCATTTGATCATTGGACTCTTAAAGTTGATCCAACTGTTCCGGGAAATTTAACATGGGCTGCTGTTACAAATCCTTCAGATGGTTTTGATTTTACTCAACCCGATGATATTACAAATCCAAGATTAAAAGATTGGATATCAGATAAATATGGTTTGGGATATGATTTAAAATTATATTCTAATGGAACTCAAATTCAAAAAACAAGTGTTCCGTATCCATGGCGTTTTGATTATATGACTGGTAATTTAACGTTTAACGCTGTTCCTCCTGAGCCTATTCAAATTACTGCATTTAGATATAATGGCGTAAAAGGTATTATTGCTCCAACCGATTCCAGCGGAACTGTATCTCCTACATTTCAAATTTATATGACTCATAATGGAGTTTTATTAAGAGACTCTAGTGGAAATCTCGAAATAATAAATCCTATTGATAGTAGTTATAGCGGTATTCGCGCCGGCGCATTAAATATAGGAACAGCTTCAGGCTTATATTTACTTAATCTCAAAGAAGAAGTAGTTGAAAATTTATTAACATCATATTATATAATTGACAATTCAATTTTTAATGGAGTTTATTCAACTCCTCCTATTTCTGGTACAGCAATTGTTAATGACGCAAGTGTTTATTCGAATGCTTCTGGAGATAAATGTCTTTATAAAGTAGGAAACACATGGTTTTTACAATCAATTGATTCTTCTGCATTATCACCAGCACAAACACAAAGTTGGAATGGTCCATTTTGGTTTAATGAAGGTGGAGTAATTGGAGCATATTTTGGAAATAGTACTTATTATGGACAAAATTTAACGATATACAATTATGAAAATTTATATCCGGAAGTTATTGGGAGATTTAGAAGATCACTTGGAATTAAAGGAAATGCAGATATAATTGGGAATCTTGGAGTTCACGGAAAAATTATTGCTGAATCATTAAAATTAGACCCTTCATTTAATGGAGTTTTGATTGCGTCAAATGGAGAAGTAACAGTTTCTTCTTATCCGAAATCACGAAGTTATAATGAAACTATTACAAGTACAGGAGTTACAAGTGTTGCTATTAATCATGGTTTGCAGACTCTAAATCAATTAATTGCAGTATATGATCCTATTACACAAGAAGAAATATTTCCGCAAAAAACAAGAGGATCAAATAGTTCAATATTAGATTTTTATGAGTTTCCTTTAGGAAAAAGTTATGATGTAATTATCATAGGATATTAAAAGAATATATAAATAAAATAAGTTTGTAATATGGCAAAATATGTTCAACCCACATTTATAGTTGACTCTAGTGCCTCATTTTTTGGAAATGTGGGATTTGATTCATCTGTATTTTTACAGGGGTCAACTTTTATAAGTAGTCCTGCTACATCAGGTTCAGGAACTCCTTATGCCTTAGTCGTTGATTCAATAGGAGCAAAAATACAAATTAAAAGTTTTCTTCTTGGAACAATGGCTGCTAAGCAATCGGCAAGTTATGATGCATCTATTTTCAATATCGAGACTTCATTAGGAACACTAAATGGTTTAATTAATACTAACATAACAGATATTTCTAATATTGAGACTTCGTTAGGAATTCTTAGTAATTGGGATATTTCACAAGATGCTTCTATAGTTGCTTTAAGAGCAGCTGGAACAAGATCATGGAATGGTTTAACAACAACAGATAATTCAGTAGGACTTGGTGGAACATTAAGTATTCCTACAACTATTACAACTTCTGTTACAAATTCATTAAAAATAGCAGGTTTAGTTACTTCAACAGCAAATACTCCATCCGTCATTGTAATAGAAGGTGCTGATGGTTCGCTTAGAGTAAGAACATTGGGCACAATGGCATGGGAAACTTCAACCAACTATTATGGCAAAGGTGAAGTAGATATTTTATTATATCCTTTTGCAACAAATGCCAGTGTCGGTTTAGTTAAAACTACTTTAGATGCAAGTATACAATTACTTATTGATGCTGATAAAACATTTGCAACAAATGCTTCAGTTGGATTAGCTTTTGGACCTTACGCAACTAACGCTTCAGTCAATGCCGCTTTCGTTACAACCAACGCTTCGTTTGGAGCTTATGCAACTAACGCAAGTGTAGGATTAGTTAAAACTACATTAGATGCTTCAATACAATTACTTATAGATGCAGATAAGACTTTCGCAACTAACGCATCAGTTGGTTTAGCAATTGCGCCTTTTGCCACAAACGCTTCGGTAGGTTTAGTCGTTACAACTATTAATGCCTCTCTTGGATTGATGGCAACAAATGCCTCAGTTGGTTTAGCCATAGCACCATTTGCAACGAATGCTTCTGTAGGATTAGTTAAGTTAGATGTAGATGCTTCAATTCAGCTTTTAATAAATGCAGATAAAACATTTGCTACAAATGCTTCAGTGGGTATCGCTTTAGGCGCTTATGCAACAAACGTTTCAGTTAATGCAGCTTTTGCAACTAACTCTTCAGTTGGTTTAGCTTTAGGACCTTACGCAACTAATGCTTCAGTTAATGCAGCATTATTTACAACTAACGCTTCATTTGCCGCTTATGCTACGAACGCTTCAATAGGTTTAGCAGCTTTTGCAAAAAATGCATCATTATCACTTTATTTAGAAAAAGAAGGCGGTACAATGACTGGCCCTTTAAGCATTACTGCTGGAGGTTTATCAGTTACAAACAACGCTTCTATTAATGGAGGATTATCAGTTGTTGGAGATACTTACATCGGAGGAACATTAACCATTGATGGATCTTTATATGTTAGATCTGTTGAAACAATCGATGTATCTGCTGCTTATATTAGATTAAATACAGGTATGACTGGAGTTCCTCCAGCTTATATGCAATCAGGTATTGTAATTGAAAGAGGATCAGATGCTCCATACGTATTTTTATACGATGAAACTTTACAAACTTTTAGAATAGGAATAGTAACTGATGCATCTTCTTTTGCAGATGCCTCAACTCAAGCAGTTGCAACAAGAGAAGATTCACCAGTATCATTTGGTGTACCATTCTTTAATAATACATTATTTAGATTTGATACTTCTGTTGGATTTACATTTACACCGGGAGTTGGTTTAGGATTATCAATTGCAACAAATCAGGGAACTGAAAAAACTGTTTTATCATTAGTTGCTGGAACAGTTGGTTCTGTAGAACTTGGAACAATGGCATTCGAAGCTTCAATAAACTATTACAGTAAAGGTGAAGTAGATATCTTATTATATCCTTACGCAACTAATGCATCAGTAGGTCTTGCTATCGCTCCATTTGCAACGAACGCTTCTATAGGTTTAGCTTTAGGACCTTATGCAACAAATGCTTCAGTTAATTTGCAAATTAATCAATTAGATGCTAGTATTATTCGTATAGATGCATCTCTTAATGATACATTAGATATAGCCGTTGTATTAGCTCCTTATGCTACTAATGCTTCTGTAGGATTAGCTATAGCTCCATTTGCAACAAACGCTTCTGTAGGTTTAGCAATCGCTCCGTTTGCAACAAATGCTTCTGTTGGAATCGCTTTAAGCGGAAAACTTAATAGTGTTGCAAATATAGGTGTAGCAGGAAATGCATCTGTATTCTCATATGAACTTAGTAATATTGCATATCTTAAGAAATTAGTTCAAGGAACAGGAATAGCCATAACAGAAGACGTTTCTACAATTACAATTACTTCATCTGGAGCACTAGGATACGCTAACAAATATAGAAGCACGTTTGATGGCACAGCTGCTAGTCCATTTGTAATTACAGCAGCAACACACGGTCTTGGAACAGGCCCAATTACAGCTACAGTATATGAAAATAATGCTCAAGTTTATACAGGAGTGGATGTTAATGGTTCAAATGATGTAACATTATCATGGGCTTTAGGTTCATTAACAGATGCTTCATGTAAATTTATATTAATGGGATAATAAAAAAATAAAGCTATATAGAATTATTTCTGGATAGTGAAAGAAAATAATTAAACAATGGCAGGCGAATTTAAAATTAAAACGGGCTTAATCTTAGGAGCTACTCCTACAGTACCTGTATTCAGCATTCAAAATGCTTCAACATCAATTGTTATAGATGCCTCGGACATTTTAGTAACAGCAAAAGCAATCTACGATTTTGTGAATTCACGTGTAAGTCCCAACACATTGGCGGGGTTAAGTGACGTGTCAATCGTTAATGCTTCTGATTTTAACATGATCAGATATGATTATGCGTCAGGAAAATGGAAAAATATAGCTCCTACGGAAGCTTCGTTATATTTTTGGGAATTATCAACTCCTTTATTAAGAGAATCATCTATTGGCTCAGGATTAGTATGGAGTGGAGGAATGCTAAACGTAAGTGTAGGTATAGCTGATTATGCTACAACTGTTTATGTTAATAACATAACAAACCCTCTTATAATTCAACAAGGAAATCAAGACACATCTGTATATAATATGGGTGTATATATTGATGGTTCTTTGGCTTTAAGAGATGTTTCAATACTATGGCTTCAAGATAATAAAGCAAATTTATCAGATTTAGCAGGTTTTATAACGGCATCTTACGTAACTAATGCATTATTACCTTACGCAACAAATTCTTCAATATCTACAGCTGATTTTGCAAAAAATGCTTCGCTTGGGATTTATGCCACCAACGTAAGCGTTGGTTTGGCAATAGCGCCTTTTGCTACAAATGCTTCTGTAGGTCTTGCTTTAGGACCTTATGCAACTAATGCTTCAGTTAACGCTGCATTTCTAACTACTAATGCTTCTTTTGGAGCTTACGCAACAAATGCAAGTGTTGGTACTGCTTTAGGAGCTTACGCAACCAATGCTTCAATTAGCACTGCAGCTTTTGCAAAAGCTTATGGTGGATTTACACCTTTAGGCACAAACACTAGCTATTTAGTAAGTGCTAGTGATAATAACGGGTTTATAACAGCAGATGTTTCTGCTACAACTATAGTTTTTCCAAATACATTAACTAACGGATTTTCAACAGTAGTTATAAATGATACAAATGGACCGATCACACTTAATGCTTCAACATTATTAAGTCAAGATAGTTCAATAGTTTTAAGAAATAAATATGCAGCAGCAACAGTAATTTGCAAATCTGCAGGAGTATTTTACGCATTTGGTAATTTGAAATAAAATATGATAAGAAGTTACGCAGGAATTTTAAGCATTAGTCGTGCAACAGGTATAAGTAGTATCTGGGCTGGCATTTTTACGTATGTTACGAATGCTACAACTTCCTATGTTACGGACTGGATTGGCCAAGCTGTTTCTACTTCTCCAAACGTTCCAAATATCATTGATGGCGAACCCACATTAATCGATCCAAATACATTCAATGGAAAAACGGCTTTAACAAACTGTATCATTAATGCCGGTGTAGTATATTTAGGAAATAGCATGCTTAATGCTTTTAGAGGATGTACAAATTTGGTAAATGTCACAGGAATTCCTTCAAATATTTCTACTTTGGAAGGAGCTTTTGCAGGATGTATTAAAATTGTTACTCAACCAACTCTTCCGCAAGATGCAACTACAATGGCTTCAACATTTGCTGGATGCACAAATATAAATGGCGTATCAGTAACACGCGCAACTACAAATTTATACAATACGTTTAGTGGGTGTACAAATATCGGTGCAGGCATAACCTTTGTGAATTCCCATATAACAAACATGACTAATTGTTTTAACGGCACATCAGCAGCAAAAACTGTATTTTGTGTTGAAGGCTCTGCTACATATAATTTAGCAATCGCAACTATCAATGGAATTAACGGTGTAACAGTTGCAACAACTACAAACTGGGCCAACACTTATATTTTTTCTATAGGAGCTGTTGGAGCAACTGATGCTTCTATATTCGGATGGGTAGGAGCAAATCTTACAACATCACCAACTATTCCGGATTCAATTGAAGGATATCCTGTAGTTGTAAACGAAACAACCTTTCGAGGTAATGGTGTGGTAACAAACATCAATATTTCTCCAAATGTTGTTTTTGCAAATAATATGTTTAATATGTTTGCGGGATGCAGCGTTTTAATAGGAGTTAACGCGATTCCTAATACAGTAACAAGTATGGTGAATACGTTTAACGGGTGTTATCAATTGGCAAACCTACCTACTATTCCAAATACGGTAAAATCTTTATCAAATACTTTCTATTATTGTTATATTGGCCTCATTAATGCTGCTAATTTTGTTATTCCAAATAGTGTTGTTAACATGGCCAACACATTTTTACAATGTCAAGAATTAGTTAATGCTCCTAACATCCCAAATAGTGTAACTGACATGAGTAACACATTTAAAGGATGCGCTAAACTACTTAATGTTCCTACACTTTCCAGCAGTATGACTAACATGGATTACACATTTGCCGATTGTACTAATATCGTTAACGTACCTACTATTCCAAGCACGGTTACTACTATGAATTATACATTTCAGTCGGCGTCAAATGTCAATTTTGTAGGCATGACTATTCCTGCTGGTGTAAATACTTTGAATGGCACATTTTATGGATGTTATCAAATTTTCGGGCCTTCAACAATGCCAACTATTCCAAACACTGTAGGCAATTTAATAAATACGTTTACAGGTTGTGCGAATTTATCAACTGCCCCCACTATTGCTAATACAGTTACAAATCTTATTTATACATTTACTAGTTGCACTAATCTTATCATCGCACCTGCCATACCAAATAGTGTAGTTAACATTAGCGGTGAATTTTCCTCATGCACGAATATTATTAATGCTCCTACGATACCTAATAGTGTAACTTCAATGGTGTATACGTTTTATGGTTGTACAAATTTAAATTTAGGCACAGTATCTATTCCAAATTCTGTAATTACATTAGAAGGAACTTTTAGACAATGTAGTCAATTGACTACAGCTACTATACCAACTATACCAAATAGTGTAATAAATTTAGCTTACATAGTTGCGCAATGCCCAAAATTAACAAATATGCCGGTTATTAATAGTCCAGCAGCTAATATAGATGGAATGTTTTACAGTTGTGGTAATTTAGTTAATACGTCAACAATTCCAAATAGCGTAACAACTATGGTTATTACGTTTTACAGTTGTACTAATCTTGTTAACGCACCTGTTATTCCAAACAGTGTAATAAATATGCAAGCAACTTTTCAAAGTTGCTACAATATGGCCAATACACCTACAATTCCAAATAGTGTAACTGATCTTTCTAACGGCTTTAGATCATGCAACAGATTAGTAAATGTTGTAGCACTACCGAATAGCATAATAAATTTAAGTTCTACATTTTTTGGATGTTCTAATCTCGTTAATGCGCCTGTTATACCAAATAGTGTAATTTATTTGTCTAGCACATTTGGAAGTTGTGCTAAAATTGTTAACGCACCTGCTATTCCAAACAGTGTTATTAATATGAGTGGTACATTTCAAAGTTGCGTACTTCTTGTTAATGCTCCAAACATACCAAATGGTGTAGCTAATATGTATAGCACTTATTTAGGATGTAGTAATCTTACGAACGTACCAAGTATTCCTAATAGTGTAATAAACATAGGATCTTTATTTCAATCATGTTATAATCTTGTTAATGTTCCTACAATTCCAAGCAGTCTTAATATTGATTCAATGAATTTAACCTTCTATGGATGTAATAATATTGTTAATGCTGCAGGTTTAGTTATTCCTAATAGTGTATTGAATTTAGTACAAACATTTCAAGGCTGCAGCAAACTCGTAAATGCTCCTGTTATTCCATCAGGACCGAATTTATTATCTGCAACATTTCAAAGTTGTACGAATCTTGTTAATGCACCAGCAATTCCTAACACTGTTATTAATATGTCGACAACATTTTCAAGTTGTACAAATATTAACATAGCTACTGTAAATATTCCTAATAGTGTAACTACCATGCCTGGTACTTTTACATCATGCACAGGCATTGTTAATGCTGCAGGTTTGACTATTCCGAATAGTGTGGTTAACATGTATCAAACATTTTATCAGTGCTATAATTTGGTTAATGCTCCTAAACTGCCTTATGGAATTAACAATTTAACTTATACATTTGCGTATTGTTATAACATTAATCTTTCTACAGTAAATATTCCAAATACAGTAACTAGTTTAACGAGCACATTTTCACAATGTTACAATGTTACATCGGCCGCTGGATTAACTATTCCTAATAGTGTAGTTAACTTGTATCAGACATTTTATAGTTGTAATCACCTTACAGTAGCTCCTACAATTCCGAATAGTGTTACTAATTTGTACGGTACTTTTTATTCCTGTAGTAATCTTGTCAATGCTCCTACGATACCTAATAGTGTAACTTCAATGGTGTATACGTTTGCGTCTTGTACAAATATCAAAGCAGCAACGGTAATAATACCTAATAGAGTAACTGATATAAATTCATGTTTTTATTCTACTAACTTTGCAAATGGATTGGTTATAACTCTTCCAAATAGCATAATAAATATGCTTCAAACATTTCAATCATGCACCAACTTAGTTAATGCACCTATTATTCCAAATGGTGTAGTGAATATGTATTATTCATTCTCGCAATGTCCTAATCTTTTAACAGCTCCTGTTATACCAAATAGCGTAGTTAACATGTATGCAACATTTTCTGGAGATTCACTTATTATGACTACACCTAATTTTATTGGCACAAGCGTACGTGACATGACTCAATCATTTAGTATGTGTGGGTTCGTTAATGCGCCAAATATTCCAGCAAGTGTAGTAAATATGAACTGTACTTTTAACGGATGTTGGAGATTAGTTAATGGACCTTCAAGTATTCCGGCCAACGTAACTGACATGTCAGGAACGTTTAACGGGTGTTCAAATCTTGTTACAATACCAGCAATTGGAGCTAATGTAACTACTATGGATCAAACTTTTGGATATTGTTATAATCTTGTTAATGCTCCTACAATTGGCATAAATGTAACAAATATGTCAAATGCTTTTATGAATTGTAATGGTCTTGTTAATGCAACTACGATTCCAAATAAAGTAACGAATCTATATAATGCGTTCTTTGGGTGTACACGCCTTGTAAATGCTCCTACAATAGGTACAGCAGTAACACTTATGTATTACACATTTGGTTCTTGCGCGAATCTAACTACTGCTCCATCTATTCCAAATAGTGTAACGAATCTATATGGGACATTTTCAGCATGTTCTAATCTTGTAAACGCGCCAAATATCCCTAGCAGTGCTATAGATATGACAGCTATGTTTGCACAGTGTGGTAATCTTGTTAATGGTCCTGCAAATATTGCTACTGGTGTAATTACAATGACTACTGCATTTTCACAATGTACTAACCTTGTAAATGCTCCAGCTATTCCTAATAGTGTAGTAAATATGTTTCAAACGTTTTATGGATGTACTAGCCTTGTAAATGCTCAAGCTATTCCTAATAGCGTAACAAATATAGCATGGGCATTTACTCAATGTTTTAATCTTGTTCACGCGCCAACAATAGGTGCAAACGTAACTGATATGTCGTATACATTTTATCAAGCCACGAATGTTACTGGAAATATTACAATTATAAGTCCTAGCGTAAGTAATTTTACAAGCTGTTTTGATGGAACTTCAGCACCTAAAACTGTAAGATGTCCGGCCGGTTCTGCTACTTACAATTTAGCCATTAACGTTATTCATAGTTTTAATGGTGTTACAGTAGTGGCTTATTAATTTCCGAAACAGAAAACTATTCCTTTATTTTGCGATATAATACAAAACAATTAATATTTACTTATGATTAGATTTGAAGATTTGCCTCAAGGATGGTTCCATATAGGTGATATAAAAATGTATAGAAATTTAGTTAGTCAGATTCCTTACGGTGGAAAAATGATTGAACTTGGAACGTGGAAAGGCAGAAGTCTCTGCGCTGTATCAGATATCATAAAAGAAAGAAATATTAAAGTTTATGGTGTAGATACATTTCAAGGATCAGATGATGAAGGAGATGAACACAAAGAAGCTAAATCCTCTGATATCAAACAATTATTCTTAGATAACGTTAAAAAATTTGGCATTGATGTTGAAGTTTATGCCATGACTACAGATGAAGCGGCAGACGAAATAAATGAAAAATTTGATTTGATATTTATTGATGCTGATCACAGTTTTGAATCAATCACTAAAGATTTAACAAATTGGATTCCAAAATGTAAAAGTGCCGGAATTATAGCTGGCCATGATTTCGAATTAGAATCAATAAGAAAAGCCGTTAAAAAAGAATTTCCAGATGTTGATTACACACATGATGTTTCCGATACAGGAAGAAGCACTATGTGGTGGCACAATTATAAAAACAAAAACAATATGAAAAAGAAAATTGACGTAATTATTCCTGCCTTTAAGGCTCAAAATACAATAGCTCGAACTATATCATCTGTAGTTATTCAATCAATAGTCGACGAAATTTCAATAACGATAGTAAATGATGCTGACGGAATTGGATATGCCGATTTTGTTAAACATTTTAAACCATACGTTGATATCAAAGAAATAACAATGAAAAAGAACGGTGGTCCTGGAGTAGCACGCCAGTATGGAATTGATAACACAACAGCGCCTTATTTTACTTGTATTGATGCTGATGATACATTTGCTGGTGCCTTTGCGCTTGAAATTTTATATCGATCAATGAAAGCAAATCCTGAATATCACACTATTGTAGGTACTTTTGTTGAACAACATGAAAATTTACAATTCATAAGCCATCCAAACGATTTAGTTTGGATGTTTGGCAAACTTTATACAAGAGAATTTATAAACAAATACAATATTCGTTTTAACGAAACACGAGCTAATGAAGATAATGGCTTCAACACCATTATTCGTTTAGTTAGTTCTGAAACAGAAAAAATAATGTTCTTGGCCGATATAGTTTATTACTGGCATCATAAAGAAGATTCAATCACAAGAATAAATAATGCTCAATATTCATACGATCAAAGTTTTGTAGGGTATGTCGATAATATGATTTATGCAATTCAACAGGCCAAAAAAGTTAAGCCTTTTAATAGCTACATTGATATGTGGGCAATTCAAATGATGGCTCAATTATACATCTATTATTACCAAACCTGCAAACGAGATAAAAGATTTATCGATCAAAATTATTCATATTGTGTTAAATATTATAAGGAAATTTTTAAACATTTTCATGAAACTTTAACAAAAGATAATTTTGAAGCAATTTTCGGAGAAACATTATCAGGACAAGCTGCAAACATGAAAGATATTGTTCCTGACAAATCCATTTATCAATTTATTGACGATTTAAGAAAAGATGTTAAGTAATATGTGGACTACGATAAAACAAATAATCAAAGGCTATTATCAATGGTTTAAATTCCAACTCAATAAAGAATATCGAGAAAAAATGGAAAAAGAAGCAGAACGGCGAATAAAAATTTGTGAATCTTGTGAATTATTCTATAAACCCGCTAGAAATTGTATGATCTGTGGATGTTTTTGTGATATCAAAACAAAAGGCGATTATGATTATGACGATGAACATATAAGTATTGATGGGTGTCCCGAACGTAAATGGTAATGAACGAAACACGAAAATATAATTACGTGTATATCACCACAAATTTAATAACTGGAAAACAATACATAGGAGATCACTCTACCAATAAATTAAATGATGGGTATTTAGGAAGTGGTATATATTTAAAACGTGCAGTTAAAGAATATGGCAAAGAAAATTTTAAAAGAGAAGAATTAGAATTCTTTGATACAAAATTAGATGCTATAAATTCTCAAGAAAAGTACATTCAACAATTTAATACACTAGTTCCATCCGGGTATAATATAAGTGCTAAAGGTGGATATGGAATTCCAGGTTCATTTTTGAGTGAAGAATCAAAAAAACGTATTGGAGAGAAAAACAGCAAAAATCTAAAAGGACGAAAACAAACTCCTGAATTTATTGAAAAAAGAGCATGCTCAAATCGAGGGCAATTTCGTTCTCAAGAAACATGTGATAATATTTCAAATGCATTGCAAGGTCACGGGTTTTCTTCGTTAACAATCGATAAAATTAAAAATACATTAAAAAGTAAAAAGATAATATGTGAGCATTGCGGGAAAGAACTTCCATATAGAAATTATTATCAATGGCATGGAGATAAATGTAAATTCAAATAAAAATGGTAGAGGACTTCGGTCCTCTTTTTTTGTAGATATATAAAATAAAGCATAATATGGCTGACCTTTGTGGAAATGAACCGATTTTAGGCGCGAATCCTGGGCTAGTTACTCCTAACCCTGCATTTACTGAATGCGACCCTGGTGGTGCAACAAGTGGTGTAGGCACGGGAAGTTCAAAAGCAGGAACAACTACGGTTAATAATGGAACAGGAGTGCAAACACCACCAACAGTATCAAAGGTAAGTGTTGCAAGTAGCGTATTAAACCCAAATAATTTACTTAAAGCACTAGAAGATTATCTCGCAATTAATTCTGCAGCCAACGCTTTATTCGGATATGATTTTAAATGGTTTAGAGCTGTTCCTCAACAACGTTCCAAAGATGTTATTTTTCAAGAATACACACTATATAATGTAGACGAATGTCCTCTTGATATTAAAGCCGTTATTCCGGGAGGCACTATGCCAGATAGCAAATACACATTTGATTTAATGGGTCTTGAATATGAAGTGCCATTCGAATTACAAATTGATAAAAAATATTGGGAATCAATTGCCGGTTTTGGAACTGCCCCTCAAAAGAAAGACATAGTTTATTGGCCGATGGCGAATAAATTATATCAAGTTGAATCAGCATATCTCTTTAGAGGATTTATGGAACAAGAAACTACTTGGAAATGCAATCTTAGAAAATATATGCCAGAAGCTGCAAGAAGAGAACCATCTATGCTTCAAAAAACTATCGATATTTATACAGTTAGTGCTGAAGAAATATTCGGTGCAGCAACTAAAGCCAATGTTGAAAAATTAGTTGATGATAAACAAATGAGTCAATTTAATGGAACTTCTCAGGACAAATACAAAAAATATGATTCTGAATTGAAAACTGTTGCGCAATCTTTACAAATTTATGGAACTATTGTAGCTCAATCATATTATGATATGCAAACCCCAATATGGTTCAATGCAATAACATATAACGGTTCTGATATAATAAACAAAACTACTGATAGAGCTTTAATGGCTTGGGTTCAACCTCGTATTCCAATTTCTATTTCAAAGGAATATGACATTAAAAATATATCACCTATAGTAACTTGGCCGGATGTTTCTTCTTTTGATTCTTCTATTGGAGAATCTGTAGATGCATCTATATTTAGTGGTACTAACTACATTATCACACTTAATTCACCAGCATCACTTTTAGATATTAAAATAGATAATAATGTAGTGATATCTCGACCAGGAGCTCTTAATTTTTATGCAAAAATTGCAGCTATAAGTATTAATCCATTAACATATTATTGTGTAATTAATACGATGGTTGTTGAAGACCTTAATGAAATTAAATCTGATTGGTTTTCACAAAAAGGATATAAATTACAAGTTAAAGATCCAATTTCTATTATAGATGGGATAAATGATTTTGGAGATCATGTTATGTCTGTAAATATTTTTGCAAATCAATATATTGCAATCAATTATGGCGATAGATATTTGAATAATGACGCTTATGTAATTAAATTAGACGATAAATTAGTTGATGGACAATGGTATGGCATAGTTGTTAACATAGGAAATAGTTGGGGACAATATAACGTTTATGTTTGGGAACCAAGCTTAACAGATAAAAATGCTAAATTACAAAATATATTCTATGAAACACTTAAGTTATATACTGAAGATATTGGTGTTGCTTCTTATTCAATTAATAAATCTCCATCATTCTTAACTAACATACGTTTATTTAAGACTACAGTTGAAGAAGAAAGACAATCAAATGAATTGTTATCATACTTCTCACAAGACGGTGATCAGTTAATAATTGGAGATAACGCAGACACAATTATGAAATTACCTTATGTAACAAAACAACGTTAATATGAATAAAAAAATACTTTGTGAATCTCTCGATGAATTTCGTAAATTAAATGAAAATGACGAACCACTTGCGCTTGCTATTTTAGGTGCACCTGCTGGGGGAAAATCATTTCAAACCAAAAACATCAAACAATTTGTAAAAGATAATCGAATTTCTGATACATTAGATAAAGGTGTTGCGCTTACAATTGATAAATTGAGAAGTGAATTTCAAAGCAAAAATCCTCTTCAACAATTAGTCGGTTTTGTAAGAGCATTTTATTATTTACGAAAAAGATCTTTAGAAGATAATGTTGAATATGGAAAATGGTTTGAAGATATTTCAGCGTTATGGAAAGATAAAATTACCAAATTAGCGCCTGCTCTTAAAATAACTATTGATAAGTATCACATTTATTTTGATGGTGCACCAGCTTGGAAAAACTTAAAAGCTCTAAGAAATACAGGTTATTCACCAGAAAAACTTATTAAAGAACTTGATAAATATAGTGATTATAAAAGAGTAGTACGATATTTTCAAAATATACAACAAACAAAGGCAATTAAGAAATTGTTAAATATTTCTTATGATGAATCAGGAGATGAACCTAAAAAAATCATTAATACTATGCGTCAATTGCATAAAAAAGGGTATGTAACTGATGTATTTTTAATTCATCCTGAAAACGTTGCATCGAATCTTATTCAAAATTATTATCGTGTTGTAACAGGTCGTGATGAAGGAAGAGATTCAAGTGAAGCGATTGTAGATGCATATAATCAAATTGAAAAGAATAAAGATTTGTACAGCACAAACGCAGAAGATGATTTACAAACAACTTCAAAAGATTTGCAAAAAGAAAATCCTAAAATATCAGATACAGTAGAAAAAGCTAATGTTGAAGATGATCCTCGAAGAGGAGATAAACCTATTGATGTATTTACAGAAGTAGAGACAATGAAGCCTATCGAAGCATACAATTTCTTTAACAAAAAATTAAATAAAGAGCAACAAATTATATTCCGTGCATTACTAAAATATTGTATAGTGGGAATAAAAGATTTACCTGAAAATGCAAAAAGTGTATTAAGTCAAATTACAAAAAGTATAAATAATAAACAAGCACTCAATATTTTAAAGAAAACTGCCGATAGTGGTAAGTACGCTTTTCAATGGGGAGGCATAACACAGAAGCTTGTAAAGAAAGCAGAAACAGTATTAAAATAAAATTATATGAAACTAAAAGAAGAGAGGGTTGAATTATCAAAAATGTTAGATACTTCACCTAAAGAAATAAATAAAAATGTTCCCGAATCCGAAGCAAGCATTCCCGGCTTAAAAGCAGAACCAGTCACCGATGTTAATTTTGATGAATTAAAATTAAAATGTGAAGTTGACGCTCGTATAATGATAACAAATGCAATCGCATTTATTCTACCTTTAGACATGATTGAAAACAATGAATATCTCAAGAATAAACTTGAGGTTGATGTTATCTCATTAGCGAGTATGATATATCAATTACGTACTAATGAAGTTATGCAAAAAGCATTAATCGATCAGGTAAATTTAGGAATGGTAAATGCAATGATGTTTAGAGTGTTTGCCGAAATGTCAAAAACTATCGGAGAGCTTAATAAACAACTTATTCAAACAGTTGAAGCTATAAAAGAAACATATAAAACATTCCGTGAGGATGTTAAAGAAAAAAGAACTGAAGCTTTAGGACCATCAACACAAGGACCAACAGGAATGTTAACAGCCCATGATGGTAGTGTTGTTACTCGTGGTACTAAAGAACTTATAAATAATGTCAAACGAATTAAACGAGAAAATGGAATTGCAAATGAATTTATTGACGAAGCTGAATTAATTCCAGACATTCCAATAAAACCAATCGAACAAAAATAATCAAAACTTTGTTATATTTATTACATATAATTATATAAATGAAATAATTATGAATCATCAAAAACTATATGATACTATAATTCAAAAAACAAAATATGAAAATAGAATAAAGATAAGAAAAAATAAAAAAGGCTATGTCTGTTATGAAAGACACCATATAAATCCAAGATGTTTAGGCGGAAGCGATGAAAAAGAAAATTTACAATTAGTAACTACCAAAGAACATTATATTTGTCATAAATTATTAACATACATTTATCCTGAAAATAGAAAAATAGTTTATGCTTTTTTTAGGATGACTACAAGTAAAAAATTTGGACACATTAATTCTGCAAAAGATTATGCATATACAAAAGAATTATTAAATTCAATACCTGTATCTAAAGAAACAAAAGAAAAATTAAGTATATCATTAACAGGCAAGTCTAAATCTCCAGAACATTGTAAAAATATATCAGAACATCATGCGAATGTATCAGGGGAAAATGGCCCAATGTATGGAAAATATTTTTATGATATGTGGGTAATTAAATATGGAAAAGAAGAAGCAGATAAAAAAATGCAAAAATATAAAGAAAAACAAAGTGAATCTCATATTGGAAAAATTCCAACAAAAGAAACAATAGAAAAAATTACAAAAAGTAATAAAGGAAAACATGATCACGCAGGAATTAAAAATTCAATGTTCGGGAAAAGTCATTCACCTGAATCTATTGAAAAAATGAGATTAGCAGCAAAAAATAGAAAAAAGAAATGAGTAATATAACAGTATGGAATAGTTTACTTATCCAACAAACATTGGATAAATTACGTATGGGAATTATAACCGATTTAAGCGCTTTTCATATGAGTGATATCGAGTTAAAAGCTGGAAACATACTTTATCAATTAACGACTGATGAAATAGACGAATTCCACAAATGTTCACAAGATATAATTTACTTTGTAGAAAAATATTGTAGATTCTTAACTGATAGTGGACGTAAAACAGTTAAGTTAAGAAGTTTTCAAACAGAGATTTTGCGTGCTTTAGCAAGAGAAGAATATAGTGAAAAAATTGAAGAGATGATTCCTGAAATTCGTAATCTTATTATGATGCAGAGTAGACAATCAGGAAAAACAACGACCATTGCAGCTTATTTTGCATGGTATTTGTGTTTTCATAATGATAGAAACTTAGCAATTCTTGCAAACAAACAGGCAACCGCTTTTGAAATTGTAAACAAAGTAACAGACGTATTCAAAGGACTTCCATTCTTCTTAAAACCCGGAATGATAAGTGGCGGATCAGGTGGTATGAGACTTGATAATGGGTGTTTTCTTACATCACAAGCAACTACCAAAACAGCACAAATCGGTTTTACTATTCACGTACTTTATGCCGATGAATTTGCCCACATTCAGAAATTTATAGCAAATGATTTCTGGAGATCAGTTTATCCTACATTAGCATCTTCTGAAATATCACAATGTATCATATCATCTACACCAAATGGTGATGATAACGTATTTTATGATATTTGGGAAAAAGCACAAAAAGGCATAAATAGCTTTATGTCAATACGTGTTGACTGGTGGGAAGTACCAGGACATGACGAAGCATGGGCAACTAAAATGAAAGCCGACTTTGGTGAAGAAAACTTTGCTCAGGAATTTGGACTTGACTTTGGAACCAATGCATCAAATCTTTTATTAAGTGCAATGGATCTTTTATTTATGAAAAAGATTCAAAAAGAATATCAATTCCAAGAGTTAGAAAAATCAAAATTAGATGATCTCTTATATCGTAATTTAAAATGGCATCCGGATTTTGATCCTAATGAAGATTTTAGCTCAAAAGATAATCGTTTTGTTTTAAGTGTTGATACAGGTGAAGGAAGAGATGAAGAAGAATTAAAAGATAATGACTATAACGTTTGTAATGTTTTCCGTGTAGTTCCTAAAAGTATTGTGCAACTTAAGAAACTTAGAAATGATGAGATGACCATCAAGAATATGTTCAAGATCATGCAAGTTGGATTGTATAGGGATAATATAAAAGATGAAGAAAACTGTGCTCAAGTCACACGAGCACTTGCTTTTGATCAATTTGGAACAGAAATTACAAAGGCTATTATTGAAATGAATTTTAACGGAAAACATTTTCTTGATAAATTTTCACAGCATGATAAATATGACGAAGCTGTCGTTTTACATACATATCATACAAAACCTATTGTTGGAGAAAAACCACCAAGAAGAAAAGCTGGATTCAAAGTAACTGCTGGAAATAAAGATTTTTTCTGTAAATTAGGAAAGAAATTAGTTCATCAAAGAAATTTGATATTAAATGAATTAGAAACAGTTAAAGAATTTAAAGCTTTTGGAAAAGGAAAAAACGGAAGATGGAAAGGAATTGGAACTCACGATGATATTGCAATGAGTGCTGTAAATGTTAGTCATTTATTTGAAGAACCTGAATATGAAGATTGGCTTTTTGATTATTTAGAAGAAATGGAAGATACGCCAGTTAAAAAATTGATTAACGAATTATTAGAAAAATATACTGAATCTGGAGATGTAGATGATGATTCATTTACCGCATTATATAAAGATACTGTTTCGGGAAATAATACACCACCTAATATGCCTAAAAGCACACCAAATAACGAACCAGTGTATAGTAACCCCTATGCCAATAACAATATACCGCGATATACACCAAGTTCTACTTTTGGAAGAGGAGCGTATACCATGCCATGGAGTAACAATAGATAATTGTCCCTTTCTAAAAAAAGATATATAATAAAAAAGAGCAACTATCTTTAGAATAAATAAAATAAATAGAATAAAAATAACTTAATAATATGGCAAGAATCGCATTAAATTTATCACAATTTAAGTCAGCCGGAGTTTACACTGTAGAAATTGACAATTCACAACGTATCGTAGTGACTACGCAATCACTAAGATTGCTTCCAGGATTTGCAGCTCAAGGTCCTTATAATACACCTGTATTCATAACTTCAACTCGAGACCTTCAAAGATTTTATGGCGACATTGATCCTAAATTAGAAAGAAAAGGTTCTTTCTTCCAAAGATCAATAGGAACAAGTTTATTGGCAGCTCCTGTATTTGCAATTAACTTATTAAAAACTCTTGATACATCTGTAGGTGATAAAGTTCAGGCTGCAGCATTTTCATTAGACTCGAGTACAATTTCAGCACAATTAGGTACGGATTCATCTACATCAGATTTATACGTTAATTTCTTTAATCGTCAAAGATTCTGGACTCCTGATCCTGATTTTCTACAAGGTGTAATAGTTAATAAAGGCGGATATGGAACAATTTATAATGCTCCGTTATTTGATCTTGTTAACATTGGAATAAAAAATCTTTCATTTATTATTAGAAAAGCACAAAACTTAACACAATATAGTGTTTATGCAAAAGATTGGTACGGCTCAAAATCAAACATTCCTTATGAATGGATTAGAGAATATGATTATATAAAAGACTATTTTATTCAAGTTATTGCAGTTGAAGGTGATTGGACAAATTATACTAACTTAGCAACGGACCCATATTATTCACAATTCTTTAATGTAAAGGGAATAATTCCAACACAACTTCAAAACTTTTTGAATTCGTCAAATGTTAATTTAATTGGTTCTTGGACAGGATGTATTATTCCTGATTTCAGAGATCAAACTGGTTCAGAACAATATATTGAAACTGTTATTAATGCAGCTACTCCTTTAACAGGTGTATTATGCAATATTAACCAACAAGCACTTGACCAATTAAATTGGAATCAAGATGTTAGTTTATGGACATTAGGCGAAGGAACAACACAAGCACCATTTATGGTTGACTTAGTAGGACACGATTTGATTAGTGCTACGGGCGATGTTTCAACAGGATTCTTAAGCTACAGCATTGATGTAAGCAACTTAGTATTCCACACAGACGTAAGTCTTGTCACATATCCTGCCGGCGATACAACAAAAAGATCATTTTATGTTGGCAATTCTTCAACAGGATTAGCTAATACTACAGTAAATGTAGGTTCTCTTATTCAAAAAGCAAATTCTGAAATTCCAGGTGTAACTTATGTAACTGGAAAAACTTATGATGCATCATTCGGATATCTTATCACAACTGCTGAAGAAGTAACTGCTGGTACAGTAACTATTCAAAAAACTATTGATGATCCATCAATTGCAACAGCATACAAATTTATCAAACTTAATGGATTGACTCTTAAACTAAGACATCTTCCAGGATATAATACAGCTGGTGCACAAGATGCAGAAGCAGGTGTTTCAAAAATCTACGGAATGCTTGAAGATTCAGGAATTCAAAGAGGTTTAACAAACAAAGACATGATCAGCTTCAGATATGTAGTTGATACAATGGCTTATGGGCTTCAAGCTGAAATGGGTGGAAAAGCCTATCTTTCAAGATTAGCAAAAGCAAGAGGTAAATGTACTGCAATTTTAAGTGCTCCTTCAATCGCACAATTTGCAGCATCAACTAATCCTTATTTCTGCGATATTTTCGTAGCAGGAGTAGACCCAGTTCCTGTATTTGATACAGCATTTATTCCAGTAGGAGGTAATCCAAATATGCCAAGAGCATTCAGATTCAGTTTTCCAACTGAAGAAGATGGAGCTAAATACTGCGGTGTATTCGGACCATTCTTGAAATATAGTGACGGAGGAAAACTTATCAGTATTCCACCAGCTGCAGATGTAGCAAACGCATACGTACAAAAATTCTTAGGTGGTAACCCATTTGCAATCGTAGCAAACCAAGCAGGTATACTTTCAAATCCAAATCTTGCAGGTCTTGAATATATGATTGATAAAGTTGATAGAGATTCTCTTGAACCATTTGGTTATAACTCAATTATTCAAAGAGCATCAAGTGGGCAAATAATGATTTATGCTAACACAACTGCATATCAACTTGTTAAGAGTGACTTCAATAACTTACATGTTAGAGAATTACTTAATACACTTGAAATTCAAACTGAAGAAGTTCTTGAACCTTATGTATTTACATTTAATAACCCTGTTACAAGATTGAACATTATTAATTCACTTACCCCAATTCTTGAAACAACAAAAGATGCAGGTGCATTACTTGATTACAGTATTGTTATGGATGAAACAAACAACACTGCAAGTATTATAGCTGACGGATTCGGAATCGTAGACATAGGTGTAACTGTAACAGGTGCACTTACAAAAATTATCAATAGAGTTACAGTTAATACAATAACCGGAGCAATTTCTTCTGGAGGATTTGTATTCTAATAATTAACAAGTATGAATCATCAAACAATATATGATGAAATAATTCGAAAGGCACAACTGAAAAACAGAATTAAATTAAACAACAAAGATTTGGCGTATACATATTACGAAAATCATCATATATTACCAAAATGTTTAGGAGGAACAAACGAAAAAGGAAACAAAGTTTTATTAACACCAAGAGAACATTTTATTTGTCATAAATTACTTACATACATTCATCCACATCATTCTGGAATATCACATGCTTTTTTCAGAATGGTATTTGACAAAATAAAAAAACGCGAAATATCTTCAGCAGATTATGAATATGCTAGAAAATTATTAGCGATAAATGGATATGATGATAAAACTAAACAAAAAATGAGTTTGGCGAAAAAAGGAAAAACATACGAAGAAATATACGGTGATGAAAAAGCAGAAGAACTAAAAACAAAACGAAGAGAAAGAAAACATACTAAAGAAGAAAAAGATAAAATTAAATCAGCTAGAAACAAATTAGAGTTAGATTCATCGTATAAAGAAAAACAAAAGAATTCTCGTTTAGGAATAAAAAATCCAATGTATAAAAAAACAGTTTATGACATCTGGGTTCAGAAATACGGAAAAGAAATAGCTGATAAAAAATACAAAAATTGGAAAGAAAATATATCTTTATCTTCAAAGGACAAAAGTAAACCAAGAAAATTAGTTAAAGAATATATAAATTATAAATAAAATAAACAAACAACGATGGCAGATTTTACGTCACAAGGTTCATTCGGATTATCACACTTTAGAAATTCTCGTGCATCACAAGAATTATACGAACCCGTATATTTGAATCTCTTTACAGTGCAGATTCAATTACCAGATGGTGTTGGTTCGACTCCTGAAAGTACTAATTTAATCTTAGAAAACGTACAAACGATAGGGGGTCTTAAATCGCACAAATTCCCTGGTTCGCCTATTGCTCAGTATTACAAATGGGCTGCAAGACGTTTCGCTGGTGCTAAACCTTCAGAAACAACAATGGATTTAACTTTAGATTTTCAAGTAAACATAGACAGAACACCAAGTGCTTACGTTCTCAAAACATTAAGAAAATGGTGCGATTTGGTTTACGATCCACTTACTGGACGTACTGGAATCAAAGCCGATTATGTTGCTCCTTGGATGTTAATTACTATGTACGACAGAGCAGCTCGTCCATTCTGGCAATGGAAGTGTTACAACGTATTTCCAATGACCGCTTTACCAGAACCCGCTTTAGGATATCAAAGTGAAGAACTTTATAGTATCGCAGGATTCGGAATAGCTTGTGACATGTGGGATGAAACGATTGTTTAATAACTACTTAGGACATTTATATAAAGGATTGGTTTAATTACTGATCCTTTTTTGTGTTTATTTCTTAATTTATGAAACTTTTATGGGATGAGATATATAATATAAAAATGAATCATCAAAAAGTTTATGAATCTATAATTCAGAAAGCTAAATCTGAAAATAGAAAAAGATTAAGAAAAAATAATATCAATTATATTTATTATGAGAATCACCATATTCTGCCAAGATGTTTAGGTGGTAATGATAATAAAAATAATTTAATGTTGTTAACTGCTAAAGAACATTATGTTTGTCACAGATTGTTAACATACATTTATAAAGGAAATTATAAAATCGAATGTGCATTTATATACATGTCATTTAGTAAAAAATATAATAAATGCATGTCATCTACAGATTATGTTTATGCAAAAGAATTAAACGCAAAAGGACCATCAAAAGAAACATTGGAAAAATTAAAAAATAATCCATATATGAAAAATCGTCCATTTCCTTCTCCAGAAACTTGTTTAAAATTAAGTGTAGCAAATACAGGGAAGGTTCGTTCTGAAGAATTTAAACATAATTTATCTATTCAACGAACAGGTGATTCGAATCCCGCAAAAACCACTGAAGCTAAAGCTCATATTTCTGCTAAACTTAAAGGAAAATTTAGAGGGGATGCAAATCCTATGTCAAAATCATCTCGCAAAAGAGAAAATTTAAATTTATTAGAAGAAAAAGGAATTAAATTAAAGGGTGATATGCATGAATATCTTCGCAAAAAAATTATATGCACTAATATTGAAACAAATGAAAATAATGTATTTGATGGTGTGCAAGAATTATTACATACATTAAAAATTAATAAAAGAAAATATTATTCTCATTTAAAAGATAACAAACCGATTTTAGGAAAATATAATTGCGTAGTCGTGTGAAACTTTGATGGTTTTTCTACATACTATAATATATACTCTATAGAACCATAAAAATATTTAAATATGCAATTAGACGGCACAGACGAAAAGAAAGAAGAAATTCTCAAAAATTACGTTGAAGAACAAGAAGGCGTTACTCAAAATACTACAACCTTCGTTTCAACAGTTTCATCAATAGGTCCCAAAATCACCGAAATCCCAGGCACAAATCTTCCTTGGGAAAAACAACGACCATTAGGCAATCAAATAGGATGGATTCCACTTCCAGTAGAAGACTTACCGACACGCGGTTTGTTTTATCCTGAAGGAACAGGTCTTGCTATTCGTTCTGCTACAGGCGAAGAAATACGACACTGGTCAATTTTGGAAGAAGCTGATCTTTCAGCTTTAGACGATATGCTTAATTATGTTATCGAAAGATGCGTAACAATTAAAGCAAACAATCCCGAATCAGGTGTTTATTTATCGTGGAAAGATATCAAAGAAGTTGATAGATTTTATTTACTTCTTGCTATTCATGAATTAACATTTCCAAATGGAGAAAATAAACTTCAGGTTAAAATATCAGAAAACAAAATGGTTGATGTTAAAAAAGATATGGTAAGTTACATATCATTAGACCCTGTTTTAATGAGATATTACGATGAAGTTGAAAGATGCTTCGTTTTAAGAATTAAAGGCGGAAGAGTTCTTCGTATTGATATCCCAAGTGTTGGAGTAACTCAATGGCTTAAAAACTTTATAATCAGAAAACAAAGAGCTCAAGAATATTTTGAAGAAGATTATTTGAACTACGCTCCATTTGTTATTCGACAATGGAAAGGTTTAAACGATGATCTTTACAAACAATTTGTTGAAGATTCTCATAAATGGGATATCACAACAATTTCATTGTTAGTTCATGTTAAAAAATTATTTGCAGATACAATCGATCCTGTAATAAAATTCAAGGACGAAGGAGGTGTGGAGCATATAGCTCCATTAAACTTTCAAGGCGGAATTAAATCTCTTTTCCTTATTTCAGATCCGTTTGGACAATTGGAATAAGATCGAGTTCATATTCTGTCATAAACTTCATGTTTCTCCAGTTGATTTACAACAATTAGAATTCTATCGCATTCAATACATTCTGAAAGAATTCGAAGAATACATTGAAAGAGAAAATAAAGAATATGAAAAACAAAAAAGGCATGCAGATGATCAATCAAAAATAAAACCACCCAGTTTCGGAGGTTTTCAAATGCCCAAATTTGATCTACCAAAATTTTAAAAGACTCGAAAGAGTCTTTTGTTTTTTCTAAGGATATATAAAATAAATTCTATATACTGAATGAAGACATCGCCCGAACTATTATCTGACATACTTGGCGTACTTGGGCAAATGAGTACAAAAATGGATGCTGCGAATGCTAAAGGTCCTGCAACCAAAAAAGAAACAAAAGTTACGTTTGGTGCTGCGGGTGTATTAGGAACATTAATGGGACAAAAGGGTGCTGCAGCAAAAATGGCTGAAGATGTTGAAAAACTTAAAACAGCCATGAAAGGATTTAATCTTGTTCGATTAAATCAAATGATCGATAGTCTTCGAAAATACAATGACGTTTCAAAAGAAGGAGCCAGATCTAAAAAAGTTAGTGGATGGGCAATGGCAGCTCAAGATATGGGTAAAGCTCTTGTTTATATCGCAGGCGGAATAGGATTGTTTGCAGGTGTTATTGCCGCTTCTGGAGGCTTATTAGGTGTATCGCCTTTAGGTGTATTCGGATTTATTATGGGATCAATGATAGCTTTGTCAATAACAATGATGATTATTTCTGGAGGCGACGCAGGTGCAGAAAAAATAGCAGGTTTTTTAGGAGGAAAATCATCAACATTAAAAGCTGCAAAATCTGATGAAGGACGAAATAAAAAAGCTATTCAGAATGCTAAAGATATGGGTATTGCTCTTATGTTTATAGCAGGTGGAATAATAGCATTTGGACTTTCAATGAAAGTAGCCGGAGCAGTTTTGGGTATTGGAGCCTTATTAGTTCCTGTAGCCATAATGGCAGTGATAGGAGTTTTAGGTTTAACAATGTTAGGATTAGCAGAATTAACTGGTATGGGTGATAAAGCTGGAGCCGGAACAGGAAAAAATAAAGGCAAATCCAAAGATGCAATACAAAATGCAAAAGATATGGGACTTGCTCTTATGTTTATAGCAGGTGGAGTAGTAGCATTCGCAATTGGTATGGCATTAGTTCCTGTTATTTTGAAAAAAACTTCGGTATTGTTAGCAATGGGAGAAATAGTGTTAATCATTGGTGGAATGGCTGCTTTAATTGGCATATTAGGATTAGCACAAAGATTTATACAACCCGGAATTGCAGTCGCCAAAGGAATTGGAGTTGCTTTATTAATTTTATCAGCCGGTGTATTTGTAGTTGCTCTTACATCAAAACTTTTACTTGAAATGTTTAAAGGTTCGAAAACAGTCACTGATGAACATGGTAAGAAAACAAAAGAAAGAGGTGGACCGCTCGCAGCTATCGGGAATGCTGCAGCAGGATTAGGCATATTTGGTTTATTTGTTGCAGGTTTAGGTGCTCTTTTATGGGTAATGGGTCTTCCAATTATTTCAGGACCAATTGCTTTAGGTTCTCTTGCTTTAATAGGAATGGCATTTAGTTTAATAATGACTGCTGTAGCTATTAAAAAAGTTACCGATGTAATGAAAACTATGGACGTAAAAACTATTAAGACAAATGTGTCAGATATGGTTGGTGGAGTAATGAGTGGAGTAATTGAAGGTGTAATGGGTTCTGGAGTTGATAAAAATAATGATGGAAAAATAAGTATAAAAGAAGTAATGCAATTCAGAAGAGTTACGAGAATGGTTCGTATGCTTGGAACAATTTCATCTTCAATATCAAAATTTGCAGATGGTCTTAGAGCTTTTGCAAAACTTGGCGAAATTGCTTCTTTGGAATATGAATATAATGAAGATGGAACTGTTAAGAAAGCAAAAATTGGTGAAGGTGGAAAAATACATGTTAAAGAAATAGCGCAATCAATTGCAGATACATTTGGATTGTTTATCAAAACTTTAGTTACAAGTACTGAAGGAATGACCAGAAAACAAGCTCGATCATTAAAGATTTTAGGAAAAGCTTTAACAGGTGATAGAGGTTTAATTTCAGGTGTAAGTCAATTTGCTTCTGTATTGAAACAATTTGCAGAATTTGGTGCTGAAGGAAGTATATGGGTACCACCTCAATATGAAGATGAAAAACAAACAAAAGTTAGAAAAGGAACAGGTGAAAGCGTTCCAATAACAGTTATTGTTAAAAATATTGTTGATTCATTTGGAAAATTTGTATCAGAAATTGCTTCTCATGCTTCTGATTTTGAAGTAGGTGGTAAAGTAGGAAGAAAGATGCAAAAGTTTACTGAAGCTTTAATGGGTCAAGAAAAAGGATTTTTACGTAGAGCTAAACCAGGCATTCTTTCAGGAATAACAGGATTTAGTGATGTATTACTTTTATATGCCGATTATGGCGCTGGCGGAAAAATTCCTAAAAAAGATCCTAAAACAGGCGAAATAATTCCGGGACAATTTATTTTAGTAGATGAAGTTGCAAGAAATATGGTAAGTGGAATTACTACATTTACTAATTCTTTAAGTGCTGCTCTTAACGGACAAGACTTAGACAAATCAGCCAAAGCAATTGATAAGAAAATGGGTTCATTCACAGATATCATAACTCAATTTGATAAAATGGCTGAATCACAAGAAGGATTAGATAAACTCGCTAATTCATTAGGATTACTTGCAACAAATATGGGATTACTTGTAACGAATATGGGTAGTTTAAATACTGATAAGTTGCAATCATTAGCTACTATGTCAGCACAACATGCTGTAACTACAAAAGGTATTCCAATAGCTCCAGTAGGTTCTGCTGCAGCAAATACCTCACCGGCTTCATCAGGCCAAGCTGATTGGGATAAAATAGCAGATAGAATGGGTGACATAATTGCTGCTAAACTTTCAGGTGGTAGAAATGGTGAGTTCAATTTCACGTTTTATGATGGAAACTCAGGCGGGAAACTCGAAATAAAAGAAAATAAATAATCATTCTTTTAACAAATACTTAAAACTCTTCAATCTAAGTACATATAATATCTAAACAACAAAAATGAAACAGTACTTAGATTTATTACAGAACATTCTTGATAATGGTGTAGAAAAAGAATCAGGCCGTGTGATGTATTATCTCTATATAAAAACGAGTCCTCTTGGATTAAAATATTTAGGAAAAACAACTAAAGATCCTTTTGTGTATATGGGAAGTGGAAAGATATGGTTAAGACATATAAAAAAACATAACTTAACTTTGAAAGATATACAAACAGAAGTAGTTTTTGAAACTACAGATGTTAACGCTTTAATTAACGAGGGAATAAAATTAAGTAATGATTTAAATATTGTTAAATCACCAGAATGGGCGAATTTAAGAGTTGAATCTGGAGACGGAGGAGATACATCAAAATTTATAGATTATTCTAATCCAATATTTCATGAAAAAAATCGATCTGATCACTTAAATGGAATAGGAAAAACTGAAGAAGAGAGAAAAACTTTATTCAAAGAAAGAAGTCAAAAAATTGATTATGAAAATATACAAAGACTTCAAAAAATAAAAGATAATACAGATTGGGAATCTTGGTACGAATCTATTAAAAATCGAAAAACGGATTACGCTAAATCACATGAAAATTTAAAAAAACCTATTTTGGTTATTAATATCACTTCAAATAAAATAAATGAATACAAATCTCTGAAGGACGCTTCTGAAGAACTTGGAATAAAATCTGAAACTATAAGAAAAAGAATTCAATATAATAGAATAATAGATGGATGTAAATGGGTACACAAAAATGAAATAAAATGAAACAGTATTTAGACGTATTAAATAAAATTTTAACAGAAGGTGTGGAAAAAGAGTCAGGAAGACTTAACATGCCGAATACTATAGGAATTTCTAACGCTTTGATAAAAATGGATCTTAGTGAAGGTTTCCCATTATTGACTACAAAAAAGATGTTTTTGAAGGGAATAATTTATGAGTTACTTTGGATATTACGCGGCGAAACAAATATTAAATATTTAGTTGATAAGGGTGTTAACATCTGGTCGGGTGACGCATACAGATGGTATTTAACATTAATGAAAGGTAGAGTATCATCAATTCTTCCAATTGAAAGTCAAGAACAATTTATAGAATATATTAAATCTGGGAGAAAATTTACAAGAACAGATGAAAAAGGAAACGTGATATATTCGTTGGGTGATTTAGGTAAGGTTTATGGATATCAATGGAGGAAACAGAATGGTGTCGACCAAGTTCGAGATGTGATTGAGGGACTTCGAGACAATCCATATAGTCGTTATCATATTATAGACGCTTGGAACAAAGCAGACTTCAAATATATGGCGCTTCCTCCTTGTCATTTACTTTATCAATTTATCGTACGACCAATATCACCTGAAGAAAGAGGAAAAATTGGATATGATAAATGGGAATATTTAAGAAAAACTAAACCTAAAAATTATGTTGATAGTGATGTTCCTAAATTTTATCTTGATCTCAATATGTATCAAAGATCATGCGATACATTCTTAGGAGTTCCCTTTAATATCGCTTCAATGTCTTTGTTACTTATGATATTTGCGAAAGTATCTAATATGATTCCGGGTGTTTCAACTTGGATAGGTGGAGATACACACATATATGTTGATCATATAGATGTTGTTAAAGAACAAATCTCAAGAAAACCTAAAAAATTACCTACATTAGAGATTAAAAAAGATTTAAAAACGTTAGAAGATATTTTAGCGTTAACGATCGATGATTTTAATTTACAAGGATATCAATCTGATGATAAACTTTTTGGCGAACTATTTACAGGAAATAAAAAATGAAATAATGCCAATAGATTTTTCAGACACATCTAAATTAATAGATGAAATAAACGAAATGATTATGAAAGAAGAGATTGAAAACAAAGAAAAAACGGAAATTTGCGTTATTTGCGGAAAAGATACAGGAGTTCCTGTTAATCAAAATATAGATTTAAGAAAAACATATGTAGAAGGCGCAGGGCAACTTTGCAGTACTTGCTATAATAAACTTTATAATCCTAAATTAACATAATATATGAATAAATTTCATTATGTTTATATTACTACAAATTTAATTAACGGGCATCAATATGTTGGAGATAGAACTTGTAATTGTGAACCCGAAAAAGATGCATATTTAGGAAGTGGCAAATTATTTACAAAAAAGAAAAAGGAATATGGAATTCAGAATTTTAAAAAAGAGATATTGGAATTATTTGAAACAAAAGAAAAAGCATTTAATGCTCAAGAAAAATATATCATTCACTATAATACTTTAATACCAAATGGATATAATATAAGTCCTAAGGGTGGATATGGTGTGCCGGGATCATTTTTACATGAAGAAACAAAGAAAAAAATAAAAACATCTAATAAAGGAAAACATAAAGAACAAATTAAACTTAATAACAAAAAATATAAAAAAGGAAAAAATTATGAAGAACAAATGATTAATACTTATGGAGAAGAAAAAGGAAAAATAAAAGCGGTAGAATATCATAAAAAAATATCGGAAAAAACATCAAAAGAAAATAATGGTATGTTTGGAAATGGATATTTAATAACAGGAGAAAATAATGGTATGTTCGGAAAAATATCTCCAATGAGGGGAAAACAATTTAATATAGAACATAACAAAAAAATAAGTGAATCAAAAATTGGAAAAGAACGAAACACACATCTATGTCCATATTGTAATAGAGAAATTGGAGATGGAAATTATGAAAGATGGCACGGAGAAAATTGTAAACAAAAATAAAATAAAAATATGGGTCGCATAAAAAAATTATGTTATAATATAAACGCTTTTGATGCAAGCGAACTGCTTGAAACTATGCTTACAGAGATAAAAGACGAAGTTAATTGCGTTAATGCTATATGGCAAGCAAAATCCTATTGGCAAAATCCTATGGATCCTATTGATATGGAAGAATTACATCGTTTAAAAAAAATAGGTTTAATTGATAATTTAATTGAATTTAAACCTGATTTTTTGGCATATGCTCGTCAACAAGAAACTGACAAAAGAAATATGGGAATTATGTGGGCCAGAGAACATGGATATTCTCATGTGTTATCACTAGATGCCGACGAGCTCTACGACAAAGATCAATTCAAAGCTGCTAAAGCAGAAATTAATGCAAAAGGCTGGCCAATCACATACTGGAGTTACGTAAATTACTACAAAGATTTCAATCATTATTTAGTTTATCCGTTCAGGCCTTTCGTTAATGGAATCCACTCAACTTATTTTACATATACCTTCAATGGTCCAGCTCCCGGACCCACTGATCCAACGAGAAGAATTTTGAATCCGCTTAATATAGGTACCTATCTGTTTCCAGATGAAGTAATTAGAATGGCGCATGGAGCGTGGATAAGAAAGAATATTCGTAAGAAACTCGAGAACTGGAGTGCTAAAGATAATTTCAATAGACAACTTATTGATAAATGTGTACAACAATACGAAAATTGGAAAGAAGGTGATAATGCAGTAATGTTATTCAACGTTCCAGATAATAATGTATACGTAAAGAAATTGGAAACAAAAATTCATAAATTTGAAGTTCCGTGGTTACAAAACAAAAAAGAGGCTTAAGCCTCTTTTTTTATGGGTGGATGAATTGATATATTTTTATTTTTATTCTTACTAAGTTTTGGTAAACTTTTTCTACGTTCTTGATCTTTTAATGTAGATTTGGCAGACTCTTCGGGTGATTCATCTTCATCATTTGTAGATATTGATTCTCTAACTACTTTTCCTTTTCTAGCTGCTTCAATCTTTTCTTTTCTTCTACTTGGAATATTGTCTGTAGTTACACTTACATCATCGTAATATTCAACAGGATCGAAGATAACAAGTTTTGTTGTTAGAGGATCAATTTTAACTGGAAGTTGATTATCTTGATCTAAAACAACATAATATTTTATTGCGCCATCATCAGTTTGAGCAATTTTATTTACAATTCCAGTTACATATTTTTTATCTGGAGTAGCATTTGATCTTACGGCGATGCCTCTAATTTTTGAACCTAACTGAATTTGTTCTACTTGAGAATTTGCATCAACAGTAGGTTTTTGTTCGAGAGTATGATTGAGAGGTTTAATTTCGTAGGTATACATAGAGTTTTGACCTCCAAAGTTACTAGCACCGCCAAAACCACCTCTGGTTGTGCCACCTAAGCCACCTTTAAAACTATTCATGCTGAAGCCAGCACCGTAGCCTTCTTCAATTATACTTTCTCTAACTATTTTCATATTATCCACCCATTACATCTTCACGTTTTCCGAATTTAACATTTCCGAAAGCTTTTCTGAAGATGTCCATTGCTGGTTTGTATTTTTCTTTTCCTTTAATATCGCCTGTTTCTTGGTGTATGTAAGGATGTGTTTCAACGATTAACCATAAAGCTTTTGCTGCTAATGATGCATCACCTAATTTACACCAATACGCAACATAATTTTCAAGTTCCTGCGCAGTTAATTTTTTATCTTTTGATTGTGAACAAGCTGCACCAATTAAAGCGTTAGCTTGAAGAATATCAAATCCAGTTCCTTTTGCTTTTGGTTTAGGAGCTTTATCAGGATCAGAAAAGATCATCAATATTTCTTTTGGTTTAAATGATTCTAATAAAATAAGAAATGCGTTAAATGCTTCAACTGTAGATGAGTGAATTGTTCCAGCCATAACATTTTCCATATCTGATCTTGAAAATACAATATCACCATAATTTTGGCATTCTGCAAGCATTTTTGAAAGTGCTTCCCATGTACGAGGAGTTGTGTTAACTTTTACTTCATTATCAAATAGATAATAATGATCTCTGTTAAAGTCTACGAATGTTAAAATTCTATCATCAATCTTAGCACCTTTTCCCCATTCAATCCATTCATCAACAGTAGGAACAAAATTCCAGTGTTGAAAACGGTTTGCAAGTGCGGAACCCATTTCAGTTTGACCGCCTTCAGGGTCATCAGTAGTTCTGTTAGATGCAGCAATTATCGCCCATTTACTTCCAAGTTTTCTATCACCTACAATTCTTTCGTCAACTAATTTTAAGCAAGTATTTTGTACTTCTGCATTTGCTCTTGAAATTTCATCTAAGAAAATAACTCCGCCTTCGCCATCATTTGCGATACTATCTCGTCTTGCATTTTCTTCTGGATCTTCATGAGGTTCGTATGTTGGAAGCCAATTTTTTGGAATATCTCTGGCTTCAATACGTTCTGTATTATCTGGTGCAATTATTTTATAAACTGATGGTAATGACCAGTCGTCAGGAGCCATTTTTGATGTTTGAACGTCGATACATCTGTGACCTGGGCCTAATGTTTTAATAACTGCTTTTGTAATTGCAGTTTTTCCAATTCCTGGTGCACCCCAAATACAAGGTGACATTAATTTAGGATTTTTTGTTTGTAACAAAATTCTTTTAACAAGAAAATCTGAACCTACGTTTCTAATTTTATCTGTTCCTGAATAAGGTAATTTAACTGCATCTTCATTAAGTCTTTTAATTACCATATATGCGAATCTTTTGCTTTCACTTAATCTAGCTAATTTACGATTTGCTTTATTTTTTGCAGCTTGTGCCAAATAATCAGCTTTAATTCTTTTTATAATTTGATCACCTGTTTTCATTCCTGCCAAGCCGGGTTCCATTGAAACATCGCCATCATTTGGAATGTATGAAAGAAATTTAGGATTTTTATCTTTGCAAACAACTCCAGTGTTAACAGGAGGGCTTGCTGGCACTGGTTTATCTTTGTAAAAACCTACAAAGAAATTTCCCACTTTTTTAAAGATTCCTTTAATAAGATTTTTGGCTTTATTAAACCAATTAGCTACTACACCTTCGTTCATTGCAGGACCTTCTTTAAGTTGTAAAGTTTCTTCTATTGATTCAGGTACTAATTTTTTCATAATTATGATTTGTGTTATTTTATTTTATATATCTTATGTCATATCACCTACAGATGTCTTTATAGCTCTTCCGAATGGTTTTTCCCATTCAAAATTGTCATAAACAATCCAAATAAATTTGCCTGAATATTTTGGTGTTGCAGGATTACTTGCAAAACCATCAGTCAAAAATACACAAAGGCTAATTGCATCATGATATTCAGATTTAATCCAATCAAGAGGTTTTTGGAAGTTTGTTCCGCCACCACCCTTAACATTTTTTGGAAGCCAAATTTTAGATCCGCCATGAGGTTTAATAATTTGAATAGAGCCTTTATCGACTCCATCATCAAAGAAGATAACTATGATTTCTTTAATTTTCTTTGAGAATATAATTGCGTTTATTTCTCCAATAATCTTTTCAAATGTTTTTCCACCACCGCCACCACTGAATATTGATCCTGAAACGTCTACACAAACTACAACTTTTTTAAGAGCATCTTTTTTAATTTTAAGACCTCTCTTAAGATATTCGTCACTTTTGTATAAATATTTTTTGGCACCAATTCTGTATTCTTTTTCAGGTGATAAAGCTGTTCCTACATATGCTTTTAATATTGACTTCCAGTTTGATGAGGATTTCAATATTTTTCCAATTCTACTAATCAATGCATCACCTCTGCCACTTCCGGCTTCTTTAGCTTTTTGAGCTGCTTTCGATATTTCCTTAGCATTTGATTCCCATTTGGCACGTGCATCATCTCCAGCTCTGGCTTCTGCTTCATCATACCCTGATGCTGCAGCAATCTGTTCTCCGGTACGTTTATCGATAATTGCACCGGCTCTTCCACCATCTATTTTTCCTAACTTACTAGCAAGACCTCTTGCATCTGCCGCTGCATCTTCTTGAGCTTGTTTTTGTTTTTTGGCTTTTTCAGCTTCTGCACCAGCGCCACCGCCTTGGCCTTGTCCAGGTTGCGGTTTTCCTTGACCCTGTCCTTGACCTGGCTGTCCCTGGCCACTACCTTGTCCCTGGCCTTGTCCCTGACCTTGTCCTTGTCCAGGTTGTCCTTGTCCGGGTTGTCCCTGACCTTTTTGAGGTTGACCATTTCCGGCACTTGGAGGTGGAGGTGGTAACTTAGGTGGATGTTTTAAAAGATCTGCATAAATTTGTTCTGCAGGGATATTTAAGTATTGTTTATCATACAAACCATGAATTTCATCTAAAACAAACTTATCAGTAAAATCATCTGTTGTATCTACAATAATATCATTGATCTCATAATCTGCGGCTATATTGAATAATTCGTGATCAAAACCTTGACCTCTTTGATCATGCAATAAAATGCAATGCATAATTTCGTGAATGATAACAAATATTTTACCCATCCATGTAAGTTCTGCAGCAAATTCAGGGTTAACAAATAATCTAATACCATCAGTAGCCATTGTTTTTATAATCCACGTATAAATAGTTGGGTCCATATCATGAACATAAGGACGATAAAGTGGAGACTGAGTAACAATTTTGTATTTTGCTTTCTCCATTTCTTCATGAACTTTCTTAACGTTAATAGTTTTTCCTGTGTATGGAGAAATAGCAGCTTCGCTCTCAACTAATTTAGGAATTCCCGCAATTACTTCTTTACTTGCTACTTCGTTAATATTTCCTGATCTTAGTTTTTCGAGAAAATCTTCCAATAAAGGATAGTATTCTTGTTGCATAATTTTTATTTATTTTTTACTGTGAGTATATTTCGCCAGTTACATTACATATTCGTAATATAGTTGCTATGTCTGGAATTAATTTTGATCCTGTTATATGTAAGTCACCTTTAATTTCTTTAGGAAAATGTTCCAATGTGCCAATAGGATTATTTGACATATACAAATCTCCAATTTTTTCAGGCATAAATTCTAATGAATACAAACTATTATCATTAATGTACACTTCACCTTCTATTTTTGTAGCTATTCCTTCTAATGATTCTAATCCGCAATTTGATGCAGCATACGCTCCTATTACCTGTTTTGGCCCGCCTATTAATCCTGAACTTTTAAGAGGATTGCCACTGCAGAAAAATGAACCCTGAACTAATTCAGGTCCACCTTTTAAATTTTCTAAACCACAATTATTTACATGAAAACTTCCGTTAATGTGTGCAAATTTAATATACTCGGGAAATTCTTTAATTTGTTGATGCGAAAAAACAACTGAATCATCTCCGATAATTCTCTTTTTGGGTGTTATTCTGTATTTATGTTTTGCTACGCCATGTTCACTCATCCATTTATGAATAAGTTCATCCATACCAATACCCATATTTTTTACAGGATCGCCATCTTCGGTGAACCCTAAATATTCATTTAAAGATTCTCGAACTAATTTCATATTATGCTATAATCATATAATCAAGTCTTACTGGAAAAGATTGTGGGTTAAATACATAAAATCCAGATATTAAATTTTCTACTTGTGACGATGCCGGGTCTTCAGCTGATAACCAAATTTGAAGAAGTCCTATTTTTTCCCATAAATTATATGAATTAACATAATCAAGATAATCTCCAGCACTGAATATTGCCGGATCGCAATTAACTTGTGAGTTTAATCCTACATCAACACTACTAGTATGACTAATGAAGAATGATGATGAATCATAGGTTGCTTGAGTTTGAAATACTGAAACATCTAAAGCGTTTCCATTTATTGACGCGTCCCATAAAGATACGTCTGTATATGTGGCAAAAGAACGAATAACACTAACATCAACAGGGGTAAAATATGTTAAATTATTCGTAACATGATTTACTTCTACAAATCTTTCTGAAAGTAAAATTCCATCAGGATAAGTTATTTTTAAAACATATCCTAACATTGCTCCATTTGGATATTTATATGCTGGAAGATCAGATGATGCATCATCTGGAAGAAGACCACCATAATACATCGTTCCTGTTGAAGGATTTGGAGTATTCCAAGTAGATGCATTAACTCTGGTTATATCGAAATAATATCCAGCTTTGGTACTTGAAAAGGATAATACACTAGCATCATATGATGCTTCTATATTAATTCCGTTATTGCCAAAAAGAATATTTAATGCTGTATCAAGAGAAACGCCAGCATTATAATTTGATGATGCAGCAACGTATGTTGAAACATATCTAAAATTAGTGTAATAATTAATAGACATGTCTACACTCATAAAAGAATTATTATAACTACTATCTAACAAAAAGTTTTGGGTTTTAAAACTAATGCCTTTTGTTAAACCAGCTATATATGTTACTTCTCCTGGCTCTAAAATTTTTGTTTGTATTGTCCATGCATCGACATTTAACATTATGTCACCAAGATTCATAGCACCTAAAATGGTGTTACCAGAAACAATACCAACTTGATTTCCGGGTAAAAATTTAAAAACATCGTTTCCAGCACCGTTACTGTCAGGACACGGAGGTAAATCAGGAAAAATGTAATCGTTCGAAATATTATTAAAAAGGTCTTGATACATAATTACAGAATTATTTTATTTATTTATTCAAGATTTAAAGATGCATATTGCTTTAACTCTTATTTCATAAAAAAAGAGGCCATAGCCTCTTAATAATTCACAGATATTGTATGATTACCACTATCCCATTCTTCTTCCGCATCAAAAGGATCATCTTCAACTCTTTCAGCATAAGGTTTAAGATCACTCCAATTCATGTTATTCTGAACCCAATCAAATATTTCAAATTCATCTTCTAACGCGTGATTTATTTCATCCAAATATTCTTGAGAATCTCTTTCATATCCATCAACTTCAGCATAATAATTTGCTCGTGATTCAGCTATTACAAATGCCGGTACTTCATAAGTTACACCTTTGTGGAATTTTATGATTAATTTTTTTTCTTTCATATTTTATCAAAATTTCTATATTCTTTAGGATTTATTGGAATCCCGAATTTATCTATTTTTGGTTCAAGTTTTTTTTTGGAATTGCTTTCGCGTCAATTACTTCAACACCGTCCAAAATTACAGAAGCATAATCATCTTTAAGTTCTGGAGGCACCAGGATTGAATCTTGTGGATTCTCATTAACTATATTTAACGGAGTAATAGATTCCTTTTGCTTCTTTTTATCTATCTTCTCGAGTAACGCTATGACTTCGTCACCCTTAGAGAGTTTGTTGATCTCTTTAAGATTTTTTAACGGTTTTATTTTCTTTTCTTTTAGCTTTAGAGGATGTACGATTCTTTTTGTTTTTTGCGGAACCTTTACGGCCTCTTTTGGTAGAAGTTCCTGTTCTTTTTTTGGTTCAACCACTTTATTTTTATCTTTTGGTGGTCGCCCTCGTTTTTTGATTTCTTTTTTTAAATTCTTATCAACTAACTCAAATTGCGGTAAATTTGCAGACGAAACAGGAGAAGTTTTTGGAAGTGAAGCAATTGTATCTACGTCAGTTGCTGTTGATTCATTCTCTAATTCTTCTGCATAATCATCAAGAAATTTTTCAATATCTTCAGATGTTTCTTCTTTACTGGTTGTTTTATCAATTGATTCATTTATTTCTTGAATAGCTTTTTCTGCTGCTGATTCATCATGAATTTCTAATGAATTATTAACATCAGGGGTTAGTCTTTCAGCCTCGCTATCCATATCATTTATCGCATCTTCTTCGATAGTAGTATTTTTGATATCTGTTTCTTTATCATCAATGATTTCACTCATTTCTGTACGAGGATTTTTTTCTCCTTTTAAAGATTGAGCAAATTCTTTAGTGGCTTCTTCTTCAGATTGCAAATTAATTTGAAAAGGCTTTTGAAGAACGGGCAATCCATTCTCTTTATCAATTGGAGAATTTTTTTCTTTCGATGTTGCATTAGAAACTGTGTTAGCAAGAAGTTCATTTTTTAACGTTTCTAATTGTTCTTCACGATCTGGAGCTGTAGATGGTTCTTCGAGAATCCAATCAGTTGGTTTTTCTTCTTTTTTAATGCCATCAACATATTCTTTAGACACACTATTATCGGAAATAGGCAAGTTTTCAATAGGATAAGGAATAGATTCTTTTTCTTCTGGCTTTTCTTCTTTAGTCTCATTTTCTTCATTCATGAATTTCATATTCTGAGCAACTAAAGCAGTCATACCTAAAGCAACAATAGGAAGTAAAGCACCTGATATCCACGATATAATCATTTGATATATTTCAGGATTTGATGATTGCACACCAAATAAAATTGCTTTTTGCCAATATATCCAATCATTACTGCCGCTTTGAGCCATATATTTAAATGATGCATAAACGTTTGCAGTAACTTGTAAAGCAGTTAAAAGAAACATTAAAGCCCACGGCAAATATTTCCCTTTATTCTTTTCCGACATTAATATTGAAAACAATACTGATGCTTGACCTACTTCGTATGTCAAACCAAGAAGTACTGCTAAACTCATTGTATTTGCCAAGTGAAAGAATGTAATAGAGTGTAATGTTGATACAAACCCTACACACAAATACAAAAGCGCAAATGTTATGATAAGTCCCCAATAGAGACCTCTGTTTGTAATTTTAAACTTTCCTAATTTCATAATATTTATTTTGTGTTTAATTTATTTTTTTCCACCCTTTTTCGTCAGTGTTAGGTGTGCATTCTTTTTCAATTGTAACATTTATATTTGCATAATCACCATATTTAATAGCTACAGCATCTTTAATAAACATTTCAAGATCAATACCTTCAAATGGATTTGAATCTCCTAAGCATACAAATATTTCTTCTGTAAGTTTATTGAAATAAACATCACCATATTCTCCATTACAAATAATCGCAATAGCCTCAGCATATTCTTTTAATTTCCTAATATTAACTTTTTTGGACATAATTTCTTCATTCAAAGATTCTCTAATTAATTTCATTGTTTTATTTTATTTATTTACCCTGGCCAAGGGCAATTGCCCGGAAGCCCGCATTCAGAACAAGTACAAAGCCCTAAAGTTTTTCCCTGGTCGCCTTTACAAGTTTTGCATGTTGAAGTTCTGCGAATATAATCTCGTAATTCAACGTAATCTTTTTGAAATTGTTCTGTTTGTCTTTTTTCACCTTTTATTTCAGATTCCAAATGTCCAATGTATGTTCCATCATCGCATGTGCAATAAACACAAATTTCTTCATCAAATAAAACAAATCCATCTTCATCATACAATACTTTTCCGTTCATAGGTTTATCACATGATACACGATACCAAGCTTTTAAACCTGCACAACGAGGACACACATTATATTTTCGAAAATCAAATTCTTTTCGATCAAGGTCTTCAATTATTGTGAAGTCTTTTATGTCTTTATTCGCATCTTTAAATACTTTATGTGATCTATAACTGTATAAATATTGGCCATCATTAGTAGTTCCTATAAAATGACCGCCAGCTAGATGCAAAAAAGATTTTACTACAAATGTATTCATACTATTGGATGATCGTAATTGAAACAATCTTCATTTGTACAGTAGTATTCAAGATCAGAAAGCCATGACTTTTTAACAATATTTGCATAGCATTTTGGACAAGCGCTTTCAAGTGTTGCCACTCTTTCAAAATCATTTACTGAAAGATCAGGATTATTTTTATGAAAATCTTGATCTGAAGAAAAATGATAAAGTTCTCGATTATCAATTCGAGATTTTCCTAAGGCTTTTCCGCCTTTAAGGATTTTATCGGATTTAATGATGTACATATTATTTATTATTTTTTAAAAAATTGGCTGAAGGACCTTCAAAAAGGCGCATTATTTCTTCAAATAATTCTTTCTCAGTATTTACATAAGGTTTCATAATTTCAATCATACCTTCTAATTGTTCAAGAGTAAAACTTATACATCTGACACACATTATCTTTTCTTTATTGTATCTCTTTCAGCACCACGAACATTAACTGTTGTGTTTGCGCGTATTTTTTCAGCAACAGATTGTACAGCAGTTGCTCTTTTATCCGCTTCTTCTGCAGTTTTGCTTTGAAGTTTAAGTTCAAATTTAAGTTTTTCGATGGCAACATTATCTGTAGCTATTTTATTCTGTAATGAATCGATTGTATGAGTGTATTCTTTTTCGCTCATAGAAGTACTCATTCCTCTGGTGCAGCTTTGTACTGATTTGAATAAAAATAACACAAACAAAATAAGTGCTATCCATTTCATGTTTTTTGCAAAAAATTGTTCTGGTGTCATAAATTGAATTATTTTTATTATATATTTGCTTATATTATATCAACAAAAAAGACCTAAGTTTTAGGTCTTTTTTAAGTTTAATTTATTTTACGGTGTAAATCACCCAAAAGTCATCGGTTAAAGCAGGTGTGAAATACGAATAAGGAAGATAAAAATATCCTTTGTTACCCCAGTCAGGACCCCATGAGTTTCTTACAATAAACCATTGTTTATTATCATCATAACCAGCTGCAGCAACTGCATGCCCTCCAAGAAGTTTTTCTGATAATTTTGGCATTGGAACAATACCGGTTTTTGCAACAGCATCAGATTCAAAACTTTCATAAACACTAAATCCGAATACAAATGGATATCCTTGAGCTAAAGCATTTTTATACATATTTACTCCTGATAATGCTTCATATTTTGTAACAATATCTTTTAATGCTGCGTTATAGCATTTAACTGTAGGTTTCTTTGCAAATTTATCTACATTATAAGGCCAAAGTTTTTCATCACAAACGCCTTGTTTAACAACAGTTTTTATGCCATCTCTTATCATTGCCCCAGAATCAGATTTAACTGAATGTTCAATAACTCTTTCGTTATAATAAATAAATAATCTTGAGGGAACCCAAACAGGATGTAATTCTTTGATAAAATCATATTCAATAATTCCTGAGATTGCATTTCCTGTACATGATCCTAGTGTTGTTTGATCATAAACAGGAGGAAATTTTGATGTTAAATCAACTGCTATTGGATTAATTACCGATGTATTAATCGTAAATTTTAAATCGTGAATATCGGGTAACTGGGGTTTCCACCCATATTTTCTTTTAATCTCTGCCATATTTTTATATTATTTTAGTTTCTATATCTATTCACCAAAACAATATGACATAAAAAAAAGACCCAGTAGATCTTTTTTAAATACTCGAAATTAATCGATTGAAGATTGCATAGAACGTGTTTTATCATAAAACAGTTCGAAAGGACTGAATATTTTAATCTTTGTTAGGTGTCATTACAATTACTTTAGCATCACCTTCTGATTCAACCTCAGGTGTAGTTTGATCAGGTTCTGTTGCCGGAACTTCTTCCTTTTTTGGTTCAAGGTCTGCAAGGAAAAATCCTTGTTCTGATGCCGCATATTTTTCTTGAAGATATTGAACTTCTTTAAGTTTTACACGTGCTTCTTCAACTTTGGTGCCAACAATTATTCCAATTTTTGAATATTGATCAGCAATTTTTTCAAATTCCATAGCCAATTCAAGACCTACACCACCGGGACTGGTCATCATATATGCGCAAAATTCAAGAGCCTGATAATCTAAACAAAATGCTGTAGTTTCGTTAGCGGCATTCATTGCTTTTTTAACTTCTTCATCCATTTTTATCATACCCATCCAACCGGTTTTTGTCCAGAATCCGAATCGTTTCATATAATCCATAAGAAACATACCAACTACATTAGCTGCATAATTTCCTTTATCACTGATTTCCCATTTTGTTTCTTGAAAATCTTTAACTGCTGCTTCAAATTCTGCTTTAAATTTGGCTATTTCTTCAGGAGTGGGTTTGCTTATTTCTTTAACTTCTTCGACACCGTCTTTAACGATAGTAAGTTTTGTTTTTTCGTCTGCCATTACGTTTATTAATTTTAATTTTGTATCAAATATTCTTGTTTATTTTTTATATGATATTCACGTACTAAAGTTTTAAATTTTTCTTTAAAATCTTGTAAACTTGTACCCGAAAGATCAATTTCTTGTAACTGATCATTTTGCTTATCAACACAAAGTATTGAAGCTCGATTTATGATTATATTCTTTTCTTTATACATTTCATCTAATGCTGCAGCATAGCCACCCAACTGATAAAAATACTTCAATTCTTTTGTACTGCCTTTTTTAATTTTTCCATTTGAAGATTTAAAGTCAGTTAATGAAAGACCAAACAATTTGTCTTTGAATAAAATATCTAACTTTCCACGATAAAATAATGAAGCAGAATAAATACCCATTTCTAACGCAACTACATCAGAATATTTTGTAGGATAGTCTGAATAATAAAATTTGTAAAAGTATTTTCGTCCTTCTTCTATTTTATCATCGGGGATGTTATCAAGTTTAAGTGCCTTAGGAGATTCTTCTTGAGTGTATTTAAGTGCTTCTGATACATCTTTACTTTTGGAGTAAGTGGATATAAAATTTTCTATGAATAAGTGCATGGATGAACCTCTATTGCCTGCAGCAATCATAATTGCATCTGCTTTTGCTTTACCTACTTGAGCAACGAAAGCATCCCATTCAGGATCGGGAATGCACTCTGCTAAAATAGTTGATACACTTGGAATTTTTATTTTATACACACATTCAGGAAGACCGTATGAGCCCTTCTGCCATTTTATATTTTCTTTATTAAATTCAAACATATTGTTTATATGAAAAATAAAACAAAAAGTTTTAATGAGTATATAAAATATATAAGTATGTTCATTATGAGAAAATTAAAATATCATAAATTTTATTTAATTTATAAAATTACAAATATATTTGATAACAAAAGTTATGTAGGTTTTCATTGCACTGATGATGAAAATGATAAATATTTTGGAAGTGGAAAATTACTTAAGTTTGCTATTAAAAAATATGGGAAAGAAAATTTCTATAAATCTATAATAGAATATGTACAACCAGATAATTGGCAAAAAAAAGAAATATTTTGGATAAAAGAATTAAAAACTCATATAAGTGAGGGCGGTTATAATTTAACGTATGGGGGTGATGGCATAATTCCAGCCCCAAATACAGGAAAAATTATGTCCGATATTACAAAACAAAAAATCCGCAATTCTTTAAGCTTAATTAATTCAGGAGAAAACAATCCAATGTTTGGAAAGCATCACTCTTGCGAATCTATTCAAAAAATTAAAGATAACTTAGATACTAAGGGAGATAAAAATCCGATGTTCGAACATGTATATACTGATGATACTCTTCAACTAATGTCTGAATCACAAAAAAATAGGACAAAAATTCAATGTCCTATTTGTAAAAAATTCTTCGATCCTGGCAATTTTGGTAAATGGCACGGAAATAAATGTAAGTTACAATAATTTTTTATTATTGTCAACTTGTTTAATAAGTAAATTGATAAATTTTTCTAATGACTTATCCGTTGGTTCTTCTGAGCTATATGCTGTTATATCTTTTATTCTTACATTAGAAAGATTTTCAAGAAATAAATCTTCTTCTCCTACATCTTCAAGAGTTGCGCATGCTATAACATCCTTTGTAGTTTTAAGATCGATAGCATCTTCAGTATTACTTAATTCAGGAGTATCTCCTTTAATTATTAAGTTTTTGTCAAAAATTATTGTGTTATTCATTTTTTAAAGTTTTAAATTATTTTACGTTGTTTAAATCAAACTGGAAAGCCATGTGATAAGTAGTGTAATCAAATGAAAGTGTATTACTACATAGGCTAAGATTGCAAGGATGATCAAGGATTTGATTATCCATTTAATTGAAAAAGTTTCGAATCTGAAACGATAAACCATTAAGTAAGATAATGTAGGAAGTCCTTTATCATCTTCAAATTGATTAAATTCGCAGTTTAAACATTCAGCAAATCCAAGTTCATCATCCAAATATCTGTGTAAAGGATTAAGAGATTCAACTACTTTTGTTTTTTGAACAGCTTCGGGTAATTGAGCATCTACTTCATCAAGAGATACAATTGTGTAAATATCATAAAGTTTTGTTCGTGATAATTTCCATTGATTGTATTTAGACTTCGGATCTGCTTCCTGTTCTTTTACAACTCGTTTCCAATCAAAGAAATTTTCAAAATCTCTATAGACTTTAACAATTCCCCAGTTTCTTGGTTTTAGCCAGTTAAACATACTTGTTTTTTTATTCTTCGTCTTCATTTCCAAAATAAGAATCCACTAAATCTGGATATTTTTTGTATAAAACTCCGGCTACATCTTTACGTGCTTTACGAAGTCTTGTTTTTACAGTTGAACAATTCCAACCCAAATCATTAGCAATAGTTTGAAGTTGTTTTTGATTAATCTCTCTTTCAATCATTACCGTTTTATATGGCTCATCTAATTGATGAATCGCAGAAATGGATGCGTCAAAAAGCTGTTGCGTAAGTTCTTCACCTGTTGGGCCCATACATTCAGTATTCATACTAAATACTGGGTTGTACATTTGAAGTAACTTTGAATGATTATTCATATACTTATCAAAAGATAAGTTTTTGTTTTTGTTTCGTAAAATTCCGAGTGCTTCATTCTTTGCAATAGCATAAACCCAAGTTGAAAAATTATATTTTGGATTATATTGTTCTATTTTTTCCCAAAGAACTATAAAAGTTTGTGCTACAACTTCTTGTGCTAAATCACCATCTTTTACATATTTGTATGCAAATGATGTGAGACCCGGTTTTAAACGGCTTAATAAAATTGAAAAAGTTTCGTTGTTTTTGTTTTCTATAAAATTTAATGCAATACTCTGTATACTTATAATTTTTTTGCTCATAAAATTAGGTTAGTTTAGATATGTGTAATCTGTGTGTAAATGTGAATAAAGAAATGACAGACTGATTAGTCTACCATAACTTGTGTTACGTAGTTTCCAACGTTTTTGAGAATTGATTCAACTCTCATATATGGGAACTGACCTATAGCATTTACAATCTGTGTAAGTGTATTATGATCTAATATATCAACATCAATTGCATTTACAAGTCCTGCAATTTGGTTGAATGGCAAATCACCAATAGCTTTTAAAAGTGCTTGTTTAAATTCTGGTCTAACTTTATATGTTGGAACATAAGCGTTAGTTTCAATTGCTTGTTTTGCATCTACTTTTGGAGCTTCTACAGGAGTTTCTGGTGCAGGAGTTTCTGGTGCAGGAGTTTCTGGTGCAGGAGTTTCTGGTGCAAGTGTAGGAACTTCTTCTGTTTTAACAACTTCAGGGGTAGTTTCTTCTGATTCAAGTGTCATAGTAATGATTATTTTAGTTTAATAAATTTATTTTGTACTTATTTTATATATCAAAGTTGAACTAAAGTTTTACTTTGTATAGTAAATATAATACATTTTATGTGTTATGGTTTGTTAAGAAAGTTAATTGTTTGTTATTTATGCTTCAACATATCCAACTGCTTTCAGGTGAGTCAATCGTGTTGCAACATCAGAAGCAATTATTTGACTCGAGTCGGTTATAATACCGCTTTTTGTTTTGTATGTCTTAACATATACGAACCACGGGTCTTCTTTGTCTTCTACAAAGACAATTGTCTGCGGTGAATGAGGTTTTGATAAAGTATAAAGAATTTTATTATCCATAAAATCTTTAATGTTTTCTGTGCTTTTTTCTTTAACGGTTTTTGCTCGATATTTGTTATACATTGGGTTTATTGAATAAAGTGTTATCAAGATATTTTTTATAGGTATCGAATAATGCTTCTGGTGATAATGTTTCCCAAAGCACTACTTTTGATCCTGGGACTGTAGTTGTATGAGCGCATTCAACAATTTGATAATTTTGATAACCTTTAAGTGCTAAATAGTTATCACGAACTCTTTCCTGAAATTCAATATCATTTTCATGAATATCTACCTTTCCTTGAAGATAATCACGATTTTCTGCTATTTTTCTTTCTTTTAATCTTTCTTTTATAAAGTCAATTGGAACATCAAAGAAAATATTCAAATCAGGATAAGGAAGTTCCAAAAATCCAAATTCAAATTCATCAATCCAATCTCTCATTATTTGAGATTGAGCTTCATTAAAATGTTTTGCTCCTTGAAAAGCCATGTTTGAAAATACATAGCGATCTAATAATACTACATCATTAGATAAAAGTTGTTTTTGAAGAGTGGGAAGATATAAAAATCTATCCATTGCATAAATATTAGCAACAAATATAGGATTGACATCATTAATACTTCCGTATTCTCCTCTTAAATAAGCTGAGATACAATTGCTAGCTTCATTATTTCCATAGATAGGGAAATGAATAAATTCATATTTAAGGCCATGTTCTTCAAAATATTTTTTAATCAGTTCAATTTGAGTAGATTTTCCACTCCCATCCAATCCTTCTAAAACTATTAATTTTGCGCCATCCATAATTCCTGATATTTATTTGTGAATATTAATTTTTTATCTTCTACCAATTGTTTTATTTCATTATGAGAAATAAGTTTTGTACATTCTGTTAATTTATATTTAAAGTTATGTTGTTTACAAAATTCTATGGCAGCTTCTTTTTTTCTTTTTACACTATCACTATTCCATAAATTTTTTGGCTTAATTTCAACTAAAAATTTATCATTAATAAAAAAATCAGGATGATAAGTTCGTTTATTTTCTTTATAATCGACATAATCAACTTTATACTTTTTATTTTCGCCTGATTCCCATTTTAAATTAAATCGTTCTATAACATATATCATATAAGAAAGTTCTTTTAAAGAACGAAAAAACCAACTTTTATACCAGCCTGACCAGCCATTTCCGGAGCCTTGAGGTGAAGGTTTTCCAAACATATGATTGTTTTCACCTGAAGAAGCTAATGATATTTTGTTTCGTATTTTTATAGATTTTTCTAATCCATAAATTTCTTCTAAAGTTTTTCCTTTTTGATGTAACGATGGATGATTTCCATGCCACGATCCATTAAAATTATGATTTTTTTCACCTGAAATACTTTTTGAGTGTTCAGCATTCATTTTAGACGCTAATTCATCACCATATAATTCTTCATAAGATTTTCCAGCCATTTTAGCGGCAGCACCTAATCCTGCGTTAATATACTGTTTGTCTCTTACACCAGATAAAGCTTGTTCATGTTGTTTGCAACCTCTGCATAAATCTTTTGAATATTTTTTTAATCCAGCTTTTTGATTACATAAAGCAGATTTCCATTCTTTTCCACAAACATCACACTTTACAATAATAGATTGATAATTCGTTGTTGTTAAAGTTTTAAGTTGTTTAATTTCCGACAAAATCATGTTTTATTTTATATATTCATGATTTTTTATTCAGTAGTGTCAAAACCTTCATTTAAGATTTATTGTTATAGAATAATTCCGATACAAATGACATAAGTAGATTGATTGCTATACCTATGCATGCAACTTTCCAAAAATTCCAATCAGTATTAAAAATAATTTTTGTACTGTAGCCAAATATTAATACTTTGTATACAGTATATAACGCCAAGAATATTGCAGACAAAGATTCGACTACAGAATTTTTTGGAATATTCTCTGTAGTCGAATTTTTGTTATTTTTAAAGTCATTTAAACGGTCGCCTAAAGATTCGTTTTTAATCATTTCTTTTTGGTTTTAAGGTCAATTTTTTTAACCTCGGGTTTATCTTTTTCTTCTTCTTTCTTTTCTTCTCCAGGAGTTTCGCTAGCTTCGTGTTCTTCTTTCTTTTCTTTTTCTTCTGATTCGCCTTCTTCGTGTTCCTGGTGTTCTTTATTCTTTATATCATCTTTTGGAGCATTAGTTTTCGGTTCCCCTACTTTTGCTTCGCCAGGTTTTCCTTCTTTCTTTGGAAGTTCTTTTTTCTGAGCATTGCCTTCGTCACCTGCGAATGATCCTTGTTCTTTTTTACCGTCTAAGGATGCAGGTTTTTTAGGATTTGGATTTTCAGCAGTTTTAACTTCTCCAAACATACCGGGTTTAAAATCTTTAACCGATTTAAGATCTGTTTGAAGATCATATCCTGGTTCGAATTTGGCACCACCCATGCTTATTTCAACTTTAACTTCTGTCTGTCCTTTTTGATATTCTCTTTTAAGCCAGTCATAAGACTTTTTATTTCCATCAGGAATAATTATGCCTTCGGCATCAGTTAAACCTTCTCCACCTGTCATCATAGGAGTTGATTCTTCATAAAGCTTGTCTAAATAGTCGTTGATGTTAAAATTACCTGCTTTCATAAGTATACTTTATTTTATATATCTTATATATTTTATATTAAAATGATTTTCGATTCTTTTTATTCGTCAAATGTTATGAATTCAAAATATTTATTCATGTTTTTTCGATCCGTTCTAAAAAAGTTAGTTTGATTAGCTTTCATGTTAGTTTCTGTATGAAGACGTTTTATCGTATATAAAACAACTTTTACATCTTTTAATTTATCTGAAGTTTTAACATAATATACTGTTGCAAGGTTTTCATCGTATTCCGCTTTTAATACTATGATGTATTGTTTTTTATCAATTGCCTGATAATCATGTGAAGCGCCAAATCCCATATTTGGTATAAAAATTTTTATAAGCTTATTGCCTCCATTCGTATCCATGACTTCAAATTCATGTTTAGCACGAAGTATACTTCCTAATCGTAAATTATCAATGTTTCCTGTGCCAATACCCATATCTGTTATAGGATCGCTTTCATCATTAAATTTTTCATGTAAATTTTCTTTAACTAATTTTGCTGTTTCTAAAGTATCATAAATTCTGTATTGACGATCTTTTTTACGCATTTCTATAAACTCTTTAATTTTGGCCTTTGTTCCTACAAATGTTCTATCAAATTCTTGATTATCCCAATTTCTAGTCCAAGCATAATCTATAGAATATATTTTTTTATCTATTCCTATTTTCATATCTTTAATAGGATCGCTTGCATCACTGAATTTTTCAAATACGAATTGAGCTCTCATTATGTTTTAAAGAATTTTTCATTAGGTTTTGGAAGTCTTGTTAATACCCATTTTTTATTATTTGGATTTTTATGACAATATGTGAGAAGTATTCCTTGAGGATATCTTTCTCCATGATTACCATTATTACTACCTATAAGACGAGTATTCCAATGACCACGTGTTCTTCTTGCTGATGTGTCATACATCAATTTAGTTTTAGGATTGTAATTTCTAACGGGTTCTTTTTTCCAAAATTTTTCAGGATTATGTCCTTCACATTCAGTCCAAATGAAAAACTGTATTTCTGTAAGTGACGCACCTTCTTCGCCTTTTTCTTCAATGAATTTTAGAATTTTCCAAGCTGCTCTATTCAATTGACTTTCAGGATACCCGATGTTCATATCTTTTATTGGATCTGTTACATCTGCAAACTTTTCATTAAGGCATTCGTTGACATATTTTGCTTTCATTCGCAATCATAGTTTTTCTATATATTCAGGCAATTGTTAGGCCGTTTCCCTTTCATTCTTTCACTTTTCTTTTTATTTTGTTGCGTTGTATGTTTTCTTCCTACATTTTTTCCAATCATTGATTTACTTCGTTTTTTTCTTGTTTCTTCAGATATAGGTGTATTTGAAAGTAATTCTCGAGCATATACGTAATCTCTTGAAGAAATTTTATCTCTTCCATGTTTATCAAATGTCATTCTATGAAATGCCAAAGTAATTTTTCTATTTCCTTTATAAATATAAGTCAATAATTTATGACATACATAGTGTTCTCGAGCAGTTAATAAAATTCGATTAAATCGGTCATTACTTCCGCCTAAGCATTTCGCAACAATATGATGATCTTCATAATAAACATACTTTGGATCGTTTTTCTTAAAACGCATTCTATTTTGAGATTTTGCGTTACTTATTATGTTATTATAGATTTTTTGATGATTCATTTGTGCATGCATTACTTCAATAAAAAAGCTGAGCATGTGCTCAGCTTTTAAAAGCCGGACATTGAGGCCGCCGGCAGTTTCCTGTAAATGAGTGCTTCTTAAGCAGCCATTTTCATTTCATAAACTGTATTGTCGTTTATTTACGTATCAAGTACTATCTTTACTACTTCCTTATCGCTGTCAAATCTAAGTCATCCCCTAAAAACCGTACTAACGCGACGGGTTAGCGCAATAAAAGTGATAGTGGAGATGCCGGTTTCCGCCACCGGGTCCAAACGATAGTCTCTCGCAAATAGCTTTTTGCAAAGCGCGTCCTTAATATCTTTTTCCTATTTTAATTATAGGTTCATTTCTTTTAAAAATCAATTCTTCTATTTGTTCAAAATTGATATAATCATTCTCATCGACTCGAATTAAACGATAATCATTTTTTAAACACCATTCTTCAAGTAATTTGTCTTTTACTTGTTTTAGTTCCAATTGTCCATTTATGTCTTTAAAATGCCAAATTCCATCATATTCAAAACAAACTTTTAAAATGTCTGAATACAAATCTCTTGTTAAACTTACATGATTAAATATCAGCCTTCCTCCTGTTTTCCAATGATATTGAGGATAAGTGATTTTAAAATAATCTACTATATTTCGTTCTGTTTTTGATGAGAATTTTTTATTTTTGCTTTGTTTTTCAAAATACGAATCATTATCATATTTTCCTTCTTTCCAGGCCTTTGCAACAGATTTGCTTGTTTGCGCTTTACTTTCTTCTGTTCTTTTTCGTAGTTTATTAGCGCAAGAAATGCTACAAATTTGCTTTGTTATAGGCTTATTTTCTCGGTGTCTTACAGTAAATTCTTTTCCACAAATTACACAATGAAGTTTTTCTTTAATGATTTTTCCTCCATTTAAATTTTCTTCTCTTTCGATAAATTTGGCTCGAGAAAGTTCTTTGGATTTCAAATTTTTATATGCGTATCCTAAATGTTTCCATCTGTGATGATTTGCTTTTGCTTGAAAAGTTTCAAATTCAATTCCACATTCTTCACATTTATACATATCTAAGGTTCGCAGTATATTTTTATTAGTACAATATAATACAAATTTGCTTAATTATACTATTTATTCTGTTAAATTTTTGTTAAATTATGCAGTTGGTGTTACAGGTGCAACTACTGTTAAAGCTGCTAAAGCTTTTTTCTCGGCTCTTCGACGTTTAATCTCAGAAATAAGAAGAATAACTCCCCATGCAATAAGAATAACTCCCACAAATTTACTTACTGTAAAGCAAATAAATACTGCTAAAGCTAAATAACTAAGTTGTGCACAATATGCATAACGCAAAAATTGTTTTACAGCTTTTACTATTTTATCAAAGATGGGTTTAAGTTTTGAACCATCCCACCAAATTTTAAGTTTTTTAAACATGTGTTTAATTTTATTTTTGTTTACGTTCTGGTAATAAAAGTGCTATTGCAATAAGTACAATGATCACTAATACTGGCCAAATTCCTTGTATTATTTCTAACATATTTTCTATTTTTTAATTGTTACAATCCTAAATCTGTTCCACCTGTGTCTCCACCTGTTTCACCACCAACTTCTCCACCACCTGCTTCACCACCCGGTTCTTCAGGTGCTCCGCCGCCTAAGTCCATTCCTGCACCGGCTCCAAAGTCCATTCCTCCACCGCCTCCGCCAAGGTCTCCGCCGCCAGCTCCTTCATCTCCTGTACCTTTAGTAGCATTTACACGTTTAACAGCATCTGCAATACGGGTAAGTTGTTCTCTTCTTTCTTTCTTATATCTTTCATTGATCTTGATATCTTCATCAGTAAAGTTCATGTATCTTTCAACCAAGAATTTAGGGTCAAAATACATACCTTCATTTGTGATATTTCCTTCACCATCAACTTCTGGCTGATGTACACCCATAAGGGTATTGACCATTTCAGCACCTTTGCCATCAATATCTCTTTTCTTAGCTTCTGTAAATAAGTTTTCTTCAACGAATTCAAGACTGATTGCACCTCTTAAAGATTTATCTTTAATGAATACAGGGTGTTTGAGACAGAACTGAATCCATGTAGGTTTCATTAAAATTTCTTGCATAATAGAACGAATTCTATTGATGAAATAATTGAAACGAATTTCTTCTCTTGCAATACCTTCGCCACCTGATGACCAATTTGCTCCACCACCGCCTTCATCTCCAGTTGATTGGAATCTGTCTTTTGGAATTTTAGTTTCGATAATGAATCTCTTCCAGAAATAATCAAGTGCCATAGTTCCTGATAAGTCATATCCTGCAGGTTGAATAGAATCTATAATTGTTTCTTGACCTTCTTTTGAAGGTATAATGTATTGTTTTGCGAATGAGAAGTTTGGTGTTCCGTTAATTGTAACTTCACCACTATGATAATCAATTGTGATATCCTCTTTGTACATACCACGTAATTCAGAAAGTCTTGTTCTTGCTTTTACTTCTGATTGTGTACCGATTGGAACTACAATTTTCATACGATATTGTGAGTTAACAACGTTCCAAATAATACGTGAATTTTCCATTGTACGTAACATATTGAATGCTCTTACAAGTCTTTCAACGTATGATAATCTTGATATGAAGTTTCCCCTAGCCCATGATATGTAAATTACGTTTCCATCAACTAATTCTCTTTGTCTTTCAGCATCACCTCTAAACTGAATCCATACTCGATATTCATTATCATTTTCATCTTTACGAATTTCTGGTTCAAGAGAGCAAGGATCAAGTTCTTTAAAACCTAAAATGTTTTTTGCATCTTCACTGTTTTCACCATCGTAAATAATTTCAAATGCCAAGAATCCATCAATAAGGAATTTTTTAGTGTAATGCCATCCATCATGGCCTTGATTAAATCCGAATGCATAATAAACTTTCTTATATGCTTCATTAAGGTCATCAACAATTTCTTTAGCTTTTTCAGCTTTAAGAACTGATTTAAGTTTTTGCGTATTAGGATAAGCAAAAAAGTTATTATCGTCCTGAACAATTGTTTCGTCTGCAATAACTTCGATAACGTGTTCTATTTCTCCATTCATAGCAAATCTACGAAGGAAATCTCTTCTTGTAGGATATTCTTTATCAAAGAAAGCAATAAATTCTTTTGCTCCAATGTCCATACCTGATGCCAACTGATGTTGACCATAAAGGCTATACATTGAATCTTCTTGTACTTCAGTAATACCAATTGATTTAGATTGCTTAATAATATTTTGATCCCATCGCATTCCGATAATTGACAAATAACGAATATTTCGTTGAATGTTATCTATAAAAGAACGAGGTCCTCTGTCTAAATTTCTAAGTCCGAATCCGGCCATTTTTGATAGTTATTTATTTTATATATTTAACGTGACATTTAGTTTTGTTTTATTGTCTACATTATAATGTTGTCCTCTTTTTGATTTAATCATATTTTCAATAAACATTTTATATTTTGAAGTTCCTTCAATTTCTCCATATTTTTCAATAAATCCTTGTAATCTTGATTTATCTTTTCTTTCTTTTAATTTACTTATATACGTATTATATAAAATTAATCCTTCAGTTTCTCCATATCTTTTTGAAAAATGATATAAATTATTTTTTCCTTCTGTACTGTGTTTGATTTTATCTATCGTTTTTTGTGTTACTATTTTTCCAATATGCGAAATACTTAAATTGTGTTTATGATCTTCAGAAAAACTTTGTCCTTTTTTTCCATTACTTATTTTTTTTCGTGTTTCTGTTGACATTTGTAAAGACGATAATAATTCTTTTGCGTATGCATAATCTCTAGATGAAACTATATTTCCATATCTTTTATTAAATGACATATAGAAGAATGCTTGAGCTATTTTTCTATTTTCTTTATAAATGTATGTTAGTAATTTATGACAAACAAAATGTTCTCTAGCAGTTAATAAAACTTTATTATTTTGATCTTCATTTACTCCAATACATTTAGGTAAAATATGATGATTTTCATAATAAATATAGCCTATTTGATTTTTCTTTATTCTAATTCTATTTTCAAATTTTGCTTTTTGAATTATAGTTTCGTAAACTTTTTGATGATTCATTTTTATTTATTAGCGTTTTTATTGTCCCAATATGTTCTGTGAATTTCAGCTATGTTAATTTTCTTAAATGATTGCTGAGCATCATAAAAAGGTATGTATTTCCATTCTTCATATTCAATCATTCTAAACTTTGCCAAATTTTGTAAGTGATATGATCGATAAGCATATTCAAAAAATGCTCCTTGTTGGTCATTAAATTGTTTAAAAAGTTGTGGGTTTTTACCTGTTAAAGAAATTATCATGTAATTTATGTTGACTGCCAATTTGTTATACTCTGTTTTCTCTTCTATTCTATCAAGAAATAATTTATAGTTATTAAAATATGCTTGTAAAAATTTCAATCTTTCTGAAGATGGCAACATCGTTAGATTCAATCCTTTCATTAAAGCTGTCATTGGATTAAATGAAGTACAAAAACAGATAGGTGTAAAATCGTGAAACTGAATAGTTTTTCCGGTTTTAAGATTTTGAAGTTCCTGTAAATTATTAGGACTTAAATTGATAAATGTGTAAATCATTCCTGGGACAGGTCTTCCAAAAGCTAATCTTTTAACAAGTGATTCTTGATCTGTAGATTCAATATCAATTAGTTTGTGATCACCCTTTAAATCATATTTCAAATACGTATTAAACAAACGATCATACGCGACATCACGAATGTTATCTATATGTTTTAATTTTTCATATGTATCTTTGGGTGAGTCCATTATGCATTATTTTGTTTGCAATTCTCTCCGTGATATTTTTTAAAATTTCCCGGATCAATTTCTCTATGACAGTGAGGACATAATTTTTTGATACGTTTAAGTGCCCCTTTTTCATAATTTTTAATTTGTTCTTTTGTACGATGTTTCCCAGATAATGATTTTGAAAGTTTTAACGTATATTCTTTCATTTTTTTATCAGCTTTTTCTTTTCCTAATGTGTTAAACCAATGATCATATACAGATATACCATGCATGCCATTTTTATTTCCCTTTCGAGAATTGCCCATTTTGTCTTTTGTTTCTTTTGATGCTGTTAACCCCGTATGAGCCTTACGTATTTTATTTTTTGATTCTTCTGAATGTTTAAAACAATTTTTAACACAAAGTCCGCCCGTAGGACTTATATTATAGCCTATAGGCACTAATGTGTTATATTTAACTATGTATTTTTCTTGTGCGTCAAATGCTTCTTTTTTTGTTTCAAAAAATTCTAGAATTTCCTTTTTAAAATTTTGTCTATCATATTTATTTAAAGCTCTAATAATATTTCCACTACCTAAATATGTATCATTTAAATCATCAGTAGAATGATCACCCACATATTGCTTTCCGTTTATTGAATTTGTAGTAATATAAACAAAATTAAATTTTTTCTCCATTTATATTTTAATTTATATATTCACAATTAATCGGAGAATTTTAGACGTTACCAGCCCAGAACCTTCCTATAAGCTTTTGAAGAGTGTCTTCTGTAAATACGTAAAATTTTGAATTGTTTTTTTCAGCCCAAGCATTCATAGCGGCATATTTGGCTTCATTTATTAAATATTCTTTTGCAAGTATGTTGAATCTTCTTTGTTCTTTTAAAGGAGCATTCATATTAGGTGGGATAGGTTTTTTTAATTTGCTTGAAGGTTTTATTTCTATAAACATTTTTTGTATTTCTCCTTCGCCTTTATCTACTTCAATCCAGAAATCTGTGTTGTAATATTTGACAGCCCAATTTTTAGGGTTGTTAGGATCCAAATTATTACGTTTGCATTCTTCTAATTTTGATACTCTGTCATAGTAAGGAATACGAATTGGTTCTGATGACCAACGAAGAATAGAAGGAGAAAAATCGCACCAACGACAAAAAGAATGTTCCCAAGACGAACGAAATATTACAAGACTTGATTCTCCTATATACTTTTTAGGATTTTGAATTTTATAATATCCCTGGCGCGTCTTTGCATCAGGTGCCATATTTGGTCCGTGCCAACGCTTATATGACTCGTTAAAGGCCATTTTATTTTATATATTGTAGATTTTATTTCCGCTTACCGATATTTTTTTACTCTTTGGCATATTTCCATAAAGTTTTCTCCACCCCTTTGCAAATCCGTTCTTAATTATTTGGGTGAAATATGCAAATGCATTTTGAGATTTATTTGGATCATAACCTCTCCAATACTGAAAACAATCCATAACTGCAAAAGCAATGCAATCTTCTCGATCCTCAGGATAAATGTAATTTAGTTTGGTAGAGAACTTCTTAGCCATTAACATAAACATATCTAATGCTTCTCTCGTTAATTCATTAGTTGCTTTACATTTTATAATTTCGTTTCTGAGATCACTATTCTTAACGTGGTGCGTCGCCATACAATTAAATTTTAATTAAAGTTTAATTTTATATAACAAAAACGCGACATAGTTTTATCGCGTTTTAAATATTTATCAATATAAGTATTATTTAGTTGCTTTATCTAATGCTGTTTTAACTTCTTTCTCTTGTATGCCTAAATCAACTTTTACCTGTGATTGAGTATTTTGTATATTTTTTTGACTTTGTATCAATTCGACATTGTCCTTTTTTAGTCCTGTTATATCTTTTTTGTAACTTGCATAAATCCCTGTTATAGTTCCAAATGTAAGTAATACAAATACCGCAATTCCTGTTAAAGTTAGTTTAGGATAACGAAAAGCCCAGAATACATCTTCAAGTTTTTTAGCATTATCTTCATCTGAAGTTTTTAATTTAGTAAGTTCTATTTGTATTCCGGCACGTTCTATTAATGATGCTGTAATCTGTTCATCATGTTTTTCAATTTTTACATCAATTTTATTAAAGCGGTCGTGCACATTTATGAATTGGGCGTTCATTAGTGTAGTTAATCCTCGGATTTGCTCTGATAAAACGTCGTTTGTCATCATAATAATGTCTTTTTTATTAAACTGCTAATGTTCTTATCATTGATTTTGGAGCACTTTGAAATTCTTGTTCTCCGGATGGTGTTTGTTTAATTATTTTGATTGCATCTGCATCGCCAATGGCGTTTGTATAATCTATTGCGTTTACGAGAATGTTTTCAATTACTTGTTCTGTTGCTTCATCAATTAAAACTCCAGGAACATAATTATCTTCATTTGCAAAATCATTAAGGTCTTCAAGTATTTTAACTTGTGATTTGGGCATAAATACTGCTTTTCCTTCTATCATAACTTTAACATTTTGATCTTCTTTTGCAGCTTCCCAAAGATTGTATTTCACATAACATTCATTCATTTTGATTGGAACATTGCCGTGATACACACCACATCTAACCCATTGTTCGAATAAAAGTTTTTGAGTCTTTTCATCAAATTTCATATGAGGAACAGTAATAAGTTCAGGTTTCTTGTCATATTCTTTAAGTTCTTTAGGATCAACTAAATATGTTGAGCCCTGAACCATTACAATCAATTTTCCTTCAATTTCGCCAGTAACAAATCCGCGTTCCTTGTTTAAGATAACTTTATCAAGGATTTGAACTTCTTCATTAAGAACAGGTAGACTTCTTGACGATACTATCTTTTGGAAAAGTTCATATGCCTCAACATCAAACATAGCTTTGTCGGCTAGTGATTCACATATTTTATCTAAATCTTGTTCTGATAGACTAATCATAATTATATCTTTTTATTTGATTGAGTTTTTGTTGCATCTTTTTTGGGTCTTTTCAAGAATACCTTTTTGATTTTTTTAGGTTCTTCAAGATCATCGGGGTTAGCATCTTTATTGAAGTTTGTTCTTTCAAGATTCTTTTCTGGAGGACCTGCTGCTTCTTTCTTTTCACCTGGTTTTTCTGATGGTTTTTCACCATTTTCTTCAGTATCTCCTTCTTTTCCAGCTGGTTCGTCTAATCCAAGATCTAATTCTGCAGTATCACTTGATCCGCTATCGCCTAAATCTAATCCTTCTCCGCCTTCTGCTGGTGCAGTACCACCGCCACCAACTCCTGCTTCAGGTTCTGCACCTGTATCACCACCGCCTTCAACACCTGCTTCTTCTTCACCTTGTGGGTTTTCTAATTCAGCTTCTGCATCTACTTTATCAGCGTATGCTTCAAGATCATCAGCACCTAAGTCAACTTTATCGCCATCTTCTGATGGTTCATCGCTTAACATTTCTGAATCGTCATCGTCAAATGTAACTGCTGAAGAAGCACCACCGGCACTACCTGGGGCGGTCATATTTGCCATGCCAACTTCTGTTCCAAAATCATCACCTTCAACATTACTATCGCCTTCTGCTCCACCTTCTTCTCCTTTAGCAGCCATTGCTCCTGTAGGAACAACTACTGTATAAGATTTACCTGATGAATCATCTTGAACTGTGATGTTTAAGTTTTCACTTACATCTGTAAATGATTCAACTTTATTAAGATAATTTTTGTAATCGTTTTTAATATCGTTAAGTTCTTCAACAAGGGCATTTACAACTTCTGTTGCAGCTTTACCTGTTTCATTTGAGAATTGTTCGATTTTTCCTTCTAACACGTGAATGTAATCTGTATATTCACGTTTTGTTGAATCAATTTCTGATAAAATTCTTTCTTTGTTTGGAAGAATTTCAGCAAATGTTTTTGATACATCAAATCTCATATGTTCCATCATAATCTTTTCGGCCTGAATAGGGTTGATATTACGATAGAAAGTTGATTTATTGTTAATAGGATCAAATGTTGTAATGAAAATGTTATCTCTTAATTTGAATACGTCAGCTGCATAATTAGTGTTTTCTTTAAGATAAACTCTTTTAACAAAATCAAGTTCTGCGATTTCGTCAAAGTTTTCTCTTAAAACTGCAAGTGTTTTGTAAAATTGTGTGTTTCCACCCCATTCTGCTATTGCTGCAGATTCGTTAATTTGATTTACAGTAAATATTCCGCCATTAACATAAGTTTCATTTTCTGTTAAAACTGCGTTGTCGTCTCCAATATATACTTTTATATCTTTACGTGAAACTTCGATATTTGGAAGATTGATTGTATCGCATAATGTAGTAAAAGCTTCATCAAGTCTGCCAACGTCTTCTTTTTTAAGTTTATTAACGTAATTATTCTTTTTAACATAATATGTTCCATGAACATTAAACAAAGCTTCGTTTTCTCCTAAGTAAAGAATAGGTGAGAAAAGTTTGTCTTCGATATCACATTCTGCGTTTGAATATTCTAATTGAAGTTGAGTGGCATCCAACATAAGTGCATTAAGAATATCATGAACGAAAGGATCATAACTGAATTTGATCAAAGTTTCTTTTAATGAACTCTTTGATTGTTCAGTTTTATCACTTAAATAATTATCAACAACATCTTCAATAAGTGGAATAAGGTAATTGCTGCGAGTTTCTTTCATTACCTCAATGATTTTTGTAATATCTATGTCATTTTTGTATTGTTTAACTTGACTAGCCAAAGCACTTAATTCTGTATCAACTGCACGTAATTGACTAAATCCAGACATAGCTGAAATGAAGGCTTCGTAAAGAAGTACTTCTGGAGTTGTTTCTAATTTATCACGAAAATCTTCAAGAACCATTTGAAGGGTTATGTCGAGTTTTGCTTCCTTTTCCATTAACGTGTTAACAGCTTTTCTAACACCTAAATGTTTAAGTGCATATACTCTTTTTTGGTTAACAAGCCATTTAGCGATTTCTTTATCGCTTGTATATTTTGTTAAACCTTCAAAGAGGTTTGTTAACGCAACTCGTTCAATTTCAAGTTGGGCATCAGGAGTAACTCCGTTATAAATTGCCGAACTAATAGCACTGATTGTTGACTCGCATAATGCTTTTACTTCTTGAACTTGTGTAGTTTCTTTTAATTGATTAATTTTCGTGATCATAGTTAATAATTATTTTGATATTAATAATTTTTTTTATATTTGCCCCTGGGCTTTCCTTTATGGGCTTTTCTTTGTTTATTCTTTGTTTCGTCTGATACTATATGATTCATTAAAGAATTACTTTGGTTTTTCTTTGTTTCTTCTGAATGTATTTTCCCTATATGAGATATACTCATTAAATGTTTTGTTTCTTCAGTTCTTGTTTTTCCAGTATTCTTTTTTACTCTTTTTTCTATTATTTCTTTGCTTTGTGTTAAACCTTTATTCCATGCAGGTATTCCTGCCATGTGAAAACTTAAATTTGTGTTAGGCAAATAACGATTATAGCCATTAGGAGCCAATGTGTTAAATTTTAAAATATACTCTGATTCACTATTAAGCATATCTTTTGCATTTTCATAATCACTTTGCAAAATTTCCTTTTTAAAATTTTCTTTTCCGTATTTTTCGTAATCTTTATTGAGATATTTACTTGATCCCCAATAAATGTCATCTTTTATTTTATCTCTGTAACATACTCTACTACCTATATACTGCTTGTTTGTTATTATGTTTGTTATGATATATACGTAATAAAAACATACAGTTCTAGCCCTCATACGTTATTTATTTTATTTATATATTTATTGTTTTTTCTAAATTTTTTCCCATCTTTATACTATCTTAACTTGACGGGTAACCCCAAATGCTTCTGTTGAACTTGTTTGTACTAATGGGTCATTATAATTTGCCACAGAATTGACTACATATATATCTATCGTTTTGTAATCTACTATTCCCGGAAATACAATCGAGCCAAAAGGAACAGCTATATTTTGTATTTTATTATCTTCTAAAGTAATGTTTATTGAAGCATCTCCTGAATACACTACTTGATTGGCTGTATTACGCATTTCCAATACGATATTAAATGAAGCATCAGCAGTAGGTGATAAGAAATAACCAGGATCAATAATTGTAAATGAAGATACATCTATTAAAGGCGGATTAGTAAGTGTTGGGAGTATACTTATTATCGGAGGACGATAAATACTTACACTTACACTAGGATCATCCGGCCAAATAATGACAGGATTTTTATAAGTTGTAAATGTTTGTGGGATATTCCAAATATAATATTCATTATTAGGAACTCCTCTTTCAATAACATTTTTTGTATCTTCTCCGGTATTTGACCAAAGAATATCGACTTTATTAATAATTGTGTTTTCATCTTTATATTCCCATTCTAATAATAATGGATAACCCTTTGGAACTGTTTCTCCTTGATAATCTGTAACAAGCGTAATAATGCCATCATTTCGAGTTACATTATTATCAATCAATCTATGACCAATTCCTACCATGTAGTCATTGTTATTTACTTCTGTGGTTGGATCGAATACAGGTTGATATGTTTCAACTTGTAAATCAAAGGTTATTTTGATTTTATTTTCAGGTTCAAACGAATAATTAATATTTTTTTCTAACGCAATATCTTCAGGAAAACCTACTGTTGAACCTACTCTCATCCCCTTGTAATAAACATAGAAGGTAATAGTTTTGTAGAAAAGTTCTCGTATCGCTTGTTCTATTTTTAATGCTGTGATTTGAGTATCTAACCAAAGTTCACAACTAAAATTAACATTTAACGGAATAGAATAAAGAAATGAACGCATTGTTTGAAGTTGTCCATTAACTTGTTTTAAGTAAGTTCCTTGTATATATCTTGAAGTTATTCTGGCTGAATCAATCGGAGAACCCATATAAGTAACTACTCCTCTTGGAATAACATCAAAGTTTCCATCGACAGGTCTAGGTGGAAGACACCAGCCATAAAAAGTATAAAAATCTTGCATAAATCTTTCATCACCAGACATATTATAAAACCAGGGAACTTTTACAGTTTCAATGTCTTCATTGCTCCATATTTGTTCATAAGTGATTTTATTGTTAAGAATATTTAAAATTCCAGCAATTATCGCTCTTGACAAGATATTTTCATTATTGTATTTTTGATGTAGTGCCATTTTTATTTTATTTATTCATTAAATTTTATTAGTATTCTTGAGTTCTTTTTTTAAAAAATCAGTCCATTCTCTTCTTGTTTGTTCATCTAAATCAGGATCACTTTCTATTTCCCAAATCCAGCCTTCCGGTCCGGACAACCATGACGCATCGCCTTCTTTAACTTTTTTATCAGCATAATTTTGAATAATTTTAAGTAAGCCAATGCGCATATCTCTTATAGGATCAGATTCTTCTGCAAAGGTTTCATTCATACGTAACTTAAAAATCCATCTATTTTGAATAGCCTTTTGTTTGTCAACATTATAAAATGCAGCTAATATATGAATAAGTGCTTGTTCTGATCCTGTAAAAATTAATCCGGCAATACCTGATTTATATTCATCTTTCATTTTATATGTTACGCCTGATTTTTTAAAGAAGTCTCCAACTTCGTTGCCTTCTATACTTTCAATATCATTTTTGTCGGGTTTGAATTTGGTCATTCCATATAATGGAATTGTTCGATATCCTGAGCCAATACCCATATCTTTAATAGCATCTGTATCTTCTTTGAATTTTTCATTTATCATATTGCCTTTATCGTCACACATCCATGATTGTAATTCAGGGTGAAGTTTTTTCAATGCCACGTGTACTTGTTCATAATTTACTACTTGAGGTTTGCTATTAACAGTTAAATACTTTTGAACATATTTTGCTAATCGATTCAGTTTTGATTCTAAATTTACTTTAAAATAGAGATAATAACTGCTATTAGTGTCATTTAAAATATTTTCTGGAAGATTTTTTATTTTAAGAATAGCTGATAACATTTCTGCGATAAACATATCCATTGCTTTTTGAGATTTAAAATCATGAGGACCATATAAACCAATTCCCATACTATGAACTGGGTCTCCTTCTTCTGAAAACTTTTCATTAACATGTGCATCAGCCATCACAATTGTTAATCGATTTAATTTTCTGGTCATTGCATCAACAGCAACACCTTTATCATTTTTAAAGCCTTTTACGTTAATCATATGTTCTATTTCATCAAAAAATTTATTCTTTGAGTATTCTTTACATATAATCGTATATACTGTATTCCCTAATGCATTTTTATCATATTCTACTGTTGTTTCATCACCAAACAAAACATAACGAATGTAATCAATGTAATCAACTCCACCGTGTACGTATTTAACTGGAAATAAATTCATTATCTCTTCTTTGAAGTGATTAGCTCCAATATTCATATCAGCTATAGCATCACCTTCTTCTGAGAATTTTTCATTTACAGATTCTTTTAGGTTTTTTATTTTCCAGTTAGGAACGATCTCAAGATATTTTTCGATAAACTCTTTATCTAATGACCATTGATGATAAACTAACTTATTTAAATGTTTTAATGATTTTCTTAAATCCATAAGATCATCGCAACTATAATAAAAAACACTGGTAATGTCTCCATCAAGATTTCTGAATATTTTATTAAGAATAACATATGAATTTTTAGGATGACTTTGGTTGATAGTTTTTTTAACTCGTACAATACTTCCTCGTTTTGCATCATCCCAATCGATATCGCCTATACCCATATCGTGAATTGGATCAGAATCAATTACAAATTTTTCATTTACATTTTTCTTTTCAAAATAAGGATTGACATCTAAGAAAAATTTAATTTCCAACATCTCTGCAACCTTTGTAAGAATTTTAAGTCTTATTTTAGGATCGTCATAGTCCTTCATTTTCATCTCAAGAGCAGTTATTTCTTCAAAAGATTTTTGAGGAGTTATACGTGGATGTTCAATTAAATTTTTAACAGTATGATACATTACTCTTACAAGAGGTACTGCGTATCCTTCGTATTCTTTTGAACATGTTTTTTTGTAATATAATCGATATAAGTCCATGCAACTTCCCGGCGGAATCGAATACAAAATCTTTTTTAAACGCTCAATACCACCAATATGCATATCTCTTATGGGATCGCCAACTTCTTCTGAAAATTTTTCGTTAAGGTCAGGATATTTCCACGATTTTAATTCAGGATGTTTTAATTTGAAAACATATGAAAAATCTAGCCAATCAAATATGTCTTTTCCGTCAACTCTAACGAAATCCTTTATATATTTTCTTAATGTATTAGCACAACGTCGTTGTTCGGCATAATCTTCTGCAAAAAATATGAAAATATTTTCTTCTGGATCATTTAAAATATTTTCAGGAATTTCATCTATATCAAGTATTGCTGTTAAATTTTCAACAATAAATTCATACATTTTATTCGGCGTATCAAAATCTTTATGCGCATACAATCCTATTTTCATATCCTTTATAGGATCCGATTCTTCTTTGAATTTCTCATTGACTGATTCATTTACATTTATATCAATGCCAAAATGTTTTTTAAGAGCATTAGCAATATCTTTCTGTATTTCATATTTAGATGGATAAAGCCCCTCTACCAAATCAACAATGCCATTAGCCTTTTTTTTACAAGCTCTTTCAAATGCAATTTGAGGAGAATTTCCTTTAATTAAATATTTTAAAATATCACATAAACAATACATTTTTTGCCAAACACATTTGTCGCGTCTATTGATAGGTTTTTTTCTATCATCAAAATAGTCATAATATACGCGAGATGGAGCTGCATCATTTATCTTTTTTGCATGTTCTTTCCATATTTTACGAGCGCCAATTCCCATATCCTTAATAGGATCAGATTGATCTGTGAATTTTTCGTAAAGATTTTCTTTGATGGGTTCCAAGAATTGATATTTGTTTTATTTATTCACTCAACGATTACGATTCGTTTCATAAATTCTGGAGGAAATGCTTTTCGATTATTGTGTATTAAATCAGCCATTGCCCCATCTAAAATGTAAGTGACTGCCCAGTCATCTTCGCTTCTTACACTTCTACCAGTTCCTTGCAAAATATTGATGATCGCTTTCCAGCGATACCATTCGGGATTTATTTTTAATTTCGTTGCTACAAATTTATCGCCTAAAGACAGATATGGAACTTTAGCAAATATTGCAAACCTACTCCAATCATCTTTTAAGTCTAAACCTTCCAATAATGACGGACCCATAAGTACTTTATTTTTATTTACTTTTAGCATTTCAAGCACTTGTCGTTTTTCTTCTGTCCCATTATAAACTAAAATTCTTCTTTTATTTTTATGTGAAAGTCCATTATGAATTTTTAATGCAAGATCATATGATGCTGTATGAATGATTCCACTTTCGCCTACATGATTTTCAAGTATCTTATCAATAGTTTCATAAAGCCATGGAAGATTACCCTCTATTTGATTATAAGTCATTCTTCTTTTGTTGTAAAAATAAATTGGAGACTTTGTAAAATCAAAATGCGAATCCATTTTAATGTACTTAGCAGTTTTTAAAGAAATACTTCTAAGATAATTTGAAGGGTCTGCAAATGTAGCCGACATTAACACTGTGAATCCTGTCCATTGATGAAAATATTTATGCATCATATATGATTCTTCCAAACAATTAAATGTCAATTCATCTTTGCCTGTAGGATTTTTTACAATATTTCGAGTTGAAGTTTTTTCAATAATGTCATTATAGTCATCAACTTTGCAATGTAAATCTTTAACCCAATCACATAAACGTAAAGCTTCCTTCCATTCTTTTGGAGGATCATCATGCGGATAATCAGTTTTAACTTTTTCTTTGAATTTCTCCCAAGTAACTCTATAATTGTGCTGGAGATTGTTTTTGATCTCTATTAGGATTTCATGTAAGTTATCTTGATTATCTGTCTTATATAAACTACCAATATCTTCTTTAATATCGCTTAAGTCTTTATAATGATCATGCAATTTATAAAGTTTAAAAAAATCTGTAAGTTTTTGCAACTTTTCAATTGTCTTGGGATCAAATCGAGGTGAATAATGATTTTGAACTATATCGAGAATTTTGTGGCCTTCATCACATATCGTAAAATCACGAGGTGGAAATGGAGTATCATCCATGCTTTGATTAACATAATTCATCATTATCAACCAATATGCATAATTCAATAAAGCAGTTTCAGATCCTGAAGCTTTATCTCTTGCTGAAAAATAAGGACAATGATGATAACATGGCATTCGTTTTGCGGGTTTATTTCTTATACGACAAGTTCCTAAAGAATTCTTTTCCATATTGTCTAAGCAAATATAGTTGTCAATTCCCTTAATGGAACCCCATCTAAAATTTCCTTTTGCAAAATCTTTTTCGTATTGTTCTTGGAGTGATAAATCTGATGCGAGAATAAATCCTTTCAATTCTTGTTGATTAAGAATCCATGCAACAGCCATGCCTATAATAGATTTTCCTGAACCTACCGGAGCATCTAATATAACTGTTTTAGTTTTATTATAATATGCCTTAATAATTTCGATTATTGCTTCTTTTTGTCCTTTACGCCAAACGAACTCATCGCCAAAAAATGTAGTGCGGAATTCTTCTATTTGTAACTCTAACTGTTCTATAGTCATCTTTATAGGTTATGTATAAAGATTGTATGATAAAAAAAGGCTTAAGTTTTACTTAAGCCTGTATTTTTTATGATGTGTTACTTTTTTATTTAGCCAATCTCGTAATTTAACATTTAATTTGTACAAATCCTCTTCATTGTGGATACGTGGATAAACAGTTTGTGTAATATGCGCTACTACGTTATCAAAATAATGATCAACAACTACACCCGATCTACTTGGACGACCAATACCCATATCTTTAATGGGATCAGATTCTTCTCTAAAATCTTCGTCAATATGTTCTTTTACAATATTCATTCAAATTCTTCATTTACAGTTTTTGCACGATCTCGTTTAACTCTTTCTGATTCAACCACCATATCGCGTAAAAAGATTTTTTTCATGCCACCATCTCGTAGTTTGAATAAAAATGCGTTACTTCCTATTTTAGCCATAGGAATTCCGTTAATAACTTTTGAAAGATCACCTTTTAGTCTAAAACGAACATTGGCGCGATTTGGTTCAAGCATTTTAACTTCATTGCTTAAAGCTTTGAATAACTTATCATCAAAAACATCTTCTTCAATTTCAATTGTATCGACATTAGCCATATCTGATACATCAACATCTAATTCATCCGGATCTATTTCTTCTTCATCTTCAGGAGCATCCCATACGTCTGGCGCATCAATACCGCGTTCTTTCTTAAGTGGTCTTTTAACTTTTTTTGGTCTACCACGTTTTGCAAATTCATATAAAGTTTCTTCTATCATAGCTATCTTTTTCATATTTATCTTTTATTTATTTAAAATTCTTTAATTTAGTCATTGTGGCTGCATACGTATTTGAACCAGCATTCATTGAATTTGCTAAATAAACTGTGCTTCCATCTACTAACATACATTGTCCCTGACCATCATGATCCCAAGCCCATACATATAATCCATATACACTATTATATTGAAGAGGATTTATTAAAACCGGTCCCTTTGTATCTAAAGACCATATTTCTGTATTTAGATCAAAATCAAGTAATAAATGTTCTCTGTTAACTCCTCCAAGACCATGAGAATAAACTCCTGTTACTCCTTGACCTCCCATTAATCCAAATACCTTTCCATTAACTTGATGTATTGTTGGGCTATCTATTGGACCTCCCGTATTTCCCCAGTTAACACCGGCCGGAGTTGTAGAAGGTATGTTCACCTGATAATCTGTATAAGGACCTTCAAGATTAGTTGATTTAGCCACTCTAACATTCCTATTAGGAACACCTGTAGATATATCCATCCACATCAAATGATAATAACTTCCTATTTTTACAACTGAACCCGAATATGCATTTGTTTTTAATGTAGCTCCTATTGTTAAACTAGAAGCATTTTGATCAAAATATATCATTTTTATTTCGGCAACAGAAGTAGAAGCATTAGTCATTGAGATATTAACATAATAACTACTATCAATTTGCCCTATATCACCGACAGCAATAACACTTGTGGCATTAAATAAATTTCTTGACCACCAAACACCTCCGCTATTTTGGACGGTCCATGTTGACATGTCTGTAGATGTTGCTAATCCTATCTGGTTATTACTAAATGGTGTAGACGATAATCCATAAAATAACCATTTGAATGTAGATCCTACTTTGAATATTGGTCCTCCACCTGTATACATATCTCCCCATCCAGTTAAATTAGTAGGGTCAATGGTACCTTTTGTTGTTTGATCACCGCAAAATTCGTAATTAGTAAATGGATTAAGTAAAGCAATATTGGTTCCTATTGCAAAATATGTTGAATTATCTTGAAGAGTAATTGTTGAATTTGAATAATTAATAGATGAACAACGAGAAACTTTTTCCGATGCCTGATAAGTTCCTGATGTTATCATAGCAACCAAGAAGAAGGATCATTAAATTCTGAATAATTCGGTAAATTAGGAACTGTAAGAATCATTCCTGTAGGTCCAGAAATATTGGTTATAGTTAAATTTGATGATCCTGCATCTCCAACAATGTTATTCATTTCTAGATTTCTAATAACACTTAATTTAAAATCTAATGATAACGGAACAACGCTGGGTGCGTATGTTCCGTATTTGCTGTTGTACACAACCATTTTGCCATTATATAATGCATATGACATATTAAGTGTATTTTACTTGTTTTCTTTCTCGAGAATTTTGATTATGTATTGCACCAAATTTATCTGACCAATACCCTTGTTCAGCACAATGTTTACAAACCCCGTTTTCAAATTCACCAGGGTGGGTAGGTCTTCCACAAGCTTCACATTCAAGTTCTTCGTGTGAAATATCTGGAGATGGTTTATCACTGTCTTCATATTGAAGTCTTGTATCATTGTATAAACCTGTTACAGGTTGATTTCTGGCATTATTTGTAAAAGGCAAGACATGAACGCCTTCACTAATTTTTGAAATGATATAAGATTCCGGAACTCTGAGACCATTAATCTGATAATCAATTCTTCCCATAAATCCTCTTTGACGTTTGGAAATTCTTCCTATTTGATCTTTTCCTCTTTCAACTTTTGATGTTGCAGACATTTCAGATGCTTTATGCCAAGTTTGATATTTAACTTTATCACCTTTTTTGTATTTAGGTTTAGGATGACTTTTGTCATCATCAGCAGCATCTCCAATATAATTTGGATTCTCTAACGGATACTTTTGAGAAATAGGTTTGTTACCATCATTTCTAAAAGGCATTTGCATATTTTCATGTACTAATTTAGCTCGCATCTTTTATAGTTAATTTTTCATCTCCAAGAATATTGTAATAATTTCCGTCTTCATTTACTACACTTACTGAACTTTCAAATCCATTTCTTTCTTTTGTATTTACTATTTTTTTAACTTTGATAGTCATATTATCCCAACTACCTCTTCGTCCTTTCCATGGACTTAATCTTCCAGTAATTGTTTTTCCAACTAAAGAATCATTTAAAAGTTTTATCCATTCGTTTGCTGCTCTATCTTGGATTTCTGCATGCACATCATTAAGTTTTACACCACCAATTCCCATATCTCTTATAGGATCAGAATCTTCTGTAAACTTTGATAATTGTTCATTAATGGTTTTAGCTCGCATTGAACAGTCTTTGTTTTATATATCCCAAGCAAAAAGGAGAATGTTTATCCTCCTTCTAATTTTTCGACCGTTAAATCACTAAATCCTGCGTTCTTATTGATTTCTATTTTAAAATCAAAGAATTCAATGGGTAAAGGACTAAAGTTAATAACGAATATATTCATATTCATCTCTTTGGTTATTTTTTGAAGTAATCCAATGATGTCATAAATTCCATCACCATCAATAGAAGAAAGTACTTCATCCAACATAAATATGTTAAGTCCAGGGTACTTACGTTTTAACATTCTTATGATAGAGATAAGAACTGCTAAGTCCACTCTTTTCTTTTCGCCTGTGCTTAAAGTATCTACACTGATGTTTATTCCTAAGTGATACATATCAGGTTCGAACTCTGAATTGAATGTTAAACTGTAAGGAAAGTGAAGTTCATGTAACGTGAATTCAATCTCTTTATTGAGCGTAGGTAAATAACTTTCAAGAATTTTCTTCTTTACTCCCGCATCTGAATATAATTGTTCAAGAATCGCAAGGTATTTGAATTCATCATCAAATTTAACTTTCTCATCATTTCTCGATGTTAATGTAGTTGTGTTTTCTGATATGATATTTTGTATACTTAAAAATTCTTGTGGTTTGTCAATCTTCAATCTGTTTAACTCTGATTCAATTGTACGATAAGTTGTTTGAACATTTATGATAAAATTATTAATAGTGTTTAATCCTGTGTTTAATTTTTGAAGCGCTGTTGAGTATTTCGCTTCGTCTCCTTTTAACATTTCCAGTTGATCATTTTGATTTTTTATGTCTTCTTGTAATTGACCCTTGATTAAATCAAATCTTGTATCATTAAAAGGAGTAGCGCATGTCGGACATTGATCGTGATTAAATAAATCGATTTGATCATTTAAATGTTGAATCGTATGAAGAATTTTCATTTTTTGTTTCACAAATAAATTCTGTGATTTAAGTATTTCCTCTTTTTTATTATCCCATTCAACTTTCTTATCATACCCTTCTTGGAGTTTTGGTTTGTATTCTTCCAACTTCTTAGTTAAATCGAGTATCTTAATTGTATTATCTTCATTAACTTTTTCTTGTAATTTTTGAAGTTCGTTAACAGCAACATCAATGTTGTTTTTAAGAGATATAATTTCACGATCAAATAAGTCCATATTCATTTTAACATCACGTAAATCTCGTCTTACGAGTTCGTTCATTTTGTTAATGATTTCCATAGCGAACAATTTATCGATGATGATTCTCTTATCATGTGGTGTCATCGATATAAATGATTTAAAATCATTAATACTTAATGATATGATGTTCGAGAAGATATGATAGGGTAGTCCAGTGACTTCGAGGTCGATATATGTTTGGTAATCTGTGATTCCCGCTTTTCCGATGTCATTATCGCTTGTACATTCTTCATCTTCGCCGTGCTTGTTAACGATTAAAGATGAAGGCGAAAAATTACGTTCTATAGTTACAAACGTATCGGGGGCAGTCTGATCTACTAATTTGAGATAACCGTGTTTATTGAGACGATTTGATATCTCATCTTTTTTGAATTTATCAAGTCTTCCATAATATCCTATTTTTGGTAAATTAACAAACCAACTTTTTCCTGCGCCATTACGCCCCAATACCATCCATAATCCCCCTTCTGGTGGAAGATCTAAATGTTGTAATTTATTTCCAAAAGGCCCAATATTTCTCCATTCTATAGATAAAGTTTGCATAATTATAATTTTATTATTATAATCATTAAAACTATTAAAGTTTTGTTAAATATAAAATTAAAGATATAATAAATGATTAATTTTGTATACATTACAACTAATTTAATTAATGGTAAACAATATATTGGTGACCATTCTACTAATAATTTAGAAGATGGATATTTTGGTAGTGGAGATTTAATACTTTTAGCAATTAAAAAATACGGAAAAGATAATTTTAAAAAAGAAATCTTGGAAGAATTTAATGCAAAACAAGATGCATTTAATGCTCAAGAAAAATACATTAATCAATTTAACACATTGGTTCCAAATGGATATAATTTAAGTCCTAAAGGAGGCGCTAATTGTTCTGGAGGCTTAAGTAAAGAAAGTATAGAAAAATTAAAGAAAACTTTAAGTAATAGTTTAAAAGGAAAACCCCACTCAGATAAATGGAATGAAAATGTAAGTAAATCAAAAAAAGGAAAATCCTTTTCAAAAGATCATAAACAACACTTAAGCGATTCTCATAAAGGAAAAATTCCATGGATAAAAGATAAGCATCATTCTCAAGAAACAAAAGATAAAATTTCTCAAAAGGGTATAGGAAGAAAACACTCAGAAGAAACAATTGAAAAATTTAAGAAACGAATTCCTTGGAATAAAGGATTAAAATTAAACAAAGAAAAAAGCCACTATTGCTAATGGCTTTAATTGTTCGAAATTAATTTCTTCCATAATATTTAACTATTTAAAACTTTATTAATCCACGCTTCAGCAATTTGATCACCAAATTGTAGGTTGCACATATCTTTTATATTATCATAAGGGATAAAAGATCTTTTGTTTTCTATTTCTACTAAAACTCCTAAATAATCTAAGTTGTCACCTAACATTACTTGCATAGGAACTTTATCCGAAACTTCTCTATCAACAATAGTTACTTTTGTTCCTCCATTTACATTACGCATTTTGTATAAAGCAATCTGGAGAACATTATCGTCAATTTCAAAGGATAACATTATTGCTTCTTTTTATATTTTTCCATGTCCTTAAACATTGTTCCGCCTTTTTTACATACGAAATATTCATCAACTATCCACGAAGAATACCCTGGACCGTTTATTCCATTATCTTTTCGTTTTTCAATGTGATCCTTTGATGTTGATTTACATGAAGGGCATTTAATTTTTGCAATTCGATCTTTTTCAGTTTTTCGTTCTGCCTCAACTTCAGCTTTACGTTTCGCCACTGCCTTTTCGTAACCTCCTGTCTGTAAAAAATCTTCTATAGCTTTAAGATCTACCGCCAATTTTTTAGGATCTGCTTTTTTCATCTTAGTATTTTAATATTGAAAATAACTCTTCAGACATTGCGTCTAAAGATTGTAAAACAATTTGATCGGGTTTTGCCAATTGAGTTTGAATGATTACATCCTGTTTTATTTCATATGCTGGATCAACACCCACAATCATAGGACGTTGGTTCGAATTTCCCCACATTCCAAGTTCGTAAAGAACGATAGGATTGAGTGAACCTTGAGCGAACCAAAATAAAACAATATCGGCATCTCTTAAATGATTGAATTCCCAAGTTATTTGAGCTTCAGACGCATTTGGATTTTCAATGGGAAAATTCTTTCTACGTGGATTGTAGATTGTAAGATTAGGAATTTCTTTTATATCCTCTATTAACACTGATTGCCAATCCGGACAATTTGTAATTCCTCCTCCCAAAAACAATTTAACGTTTTTGTTATTTTCTAATGAATAGATTTCATTAATTGCTTCAATTATTAGCGCCATTATTTTTAGTTTTTGATGAAGATAACTTTGGGAATATCTTCTTTTCCTTTTTTTGTTTTAATTTTTTATTACATTTGATTACAGTTCGAGCTTTTGCCATCAATGTTTCAATAGGTTGTTTTTCATATCCGAATCTTGCATCACCTTCCATTAAAATGTATAAGTCTTCTCCTATTTGATCTGCAATATTCTTTAGATCATCAAATGCTAGTGTAACATTTAAATCACCATACCAAATTTTGCCTACTGAAGGTGCAATTACATTGGCGTTAAATATGATTAAATCACCTTCATGTTCTTTACAATATGTGCTTTTTGAAGCCCCTATCATTCTGCCAAGAGTGAGTCCATTAGTCGCAAATACTACATAATAATGCGGATCGGTTTCGAATTCGGATTCTGCTTCTTCGTATGGTGGTATGTATTCTTTTCCGGCCATTAGTCTATGTCCTCCTTAGATGCTTTTTCATAATATCTTCTGTTCATTAATTTCAATTTCACTATAATTTCTATTTGATGCCCGAGATCATCTATACTCATTTCTAAAAGTGTTAAAATATCTCGAATATCAACTCCATCTAAGATGTTCGTTAAATCATCATCTATTTTCTTTCTTTCATTTGCAGTTTCAATCTTTTTGTATTTGCAGTCCTTTAGTATATCTATAAATTTTGTAAGATTAAATAAGTGCACATATTTATCAGGAACAATAATATCAGTATAATTGTTCTCTAATAATTTTATGGTTTCTCTTAAAGAAAGTTCTAAGATTGCGTCTAAAGTTACTCTTTGAAAAGCAGGTGAGAAATTGTTAATTTTAAAATCATATGAATCAATAGATGGGTCAAATATGTATACACCCTTTTCATTTCCAATATCACTTCTTTTTGTATGATATGGAGAACCTATGTAGATAAAATTTCCTATTTCCTGTCTTTTATGAATGTGTCCTGAGAATAACTTTTTGATACTTCTGAATTTTAAAAAGTTTGTTCCTGAAGTTCTAATTTCACGCCCGTTATCATATTTAAATCCATTAATATCTGAGTGCGTAAATACATAATCAAACTTATTAGTACGAACATAATTTTCTTCTGTTTCTCTATTTCCAATCCAAGGAAGAATAAGTATTTTTGAATCACCATTTGTAAGAATCAAAGGCTTTTCATATACAAACACATTAGGAATGTATTTAAATGCTACAATTGAGTTAACATCAGTATCATACTTTTTATATATGTCGTGATTTCCTGTTAGAAAATGCACAGGAAGAATTTCTGAAAGTTCAAGAACAATGTCTATCGAGCTATTCATAACATAAATATCTAGCAATTGTCTATTGTCAAACCAGTCTCCAAGAATAAAAAGTATATCTCCGTTTCTAACGTGTTTTTTAAGATATGGAATGTAAAACTTTCTAAAAAATTGTACTTGATTTTGAAGCCATTCAAGAGCATTTGCTCTTACTCCAAAGTGTAAATCTGATAATAAAAATATGCGTTTATATTGTATGTCTTGAGTTTCAACTTTGTATTGTTTTAAGTCGGGCATATTAGTTTTGTTATTTTATGCTAAAACAGTCTCTTTGTTTTTATTCGTTTTGACAATCCGTATTTTTGGTTTAATTCTCTTAGTAAACCTTCTTTGTCCAAAACTCCAACTTCTGAATATAGCTGGTCATAATTAACTTGGAAAAATTCAGCAAACGCTATAAATATTTCCATGTTTGTATACTTTTTTTGTTCTAATAATTTTTGTTTGAAATAATAATACATTTTGATACGATCATTCCCATCTGCTCTTTTTGGCTTCTTATATTTTTCAAAATAAGGTGAAGCTTCAAAGATTGCATACATTTCGTCATCTAACATTTTTAACGTTCGATTTTCGATAATGTTTTCTCCTAATTGGTCTTCATATAAAGCTAAGACACTATCATGAACTTTCATTACGCCACCAAAGTCTTCGTATGTTTGTTCACCTTGATTGTAAGAATTGTTAATGATCTTATCTTCTTTATGTTCAGCCGGGTCTTTTTTAAAATTCATTTTTTAAGTTATTTAAAATAAGTTATTTCCTGTTATATTTGTGAATTCTGTAGTTAAATTTAAATCTCTTTCTTCCCCAAGTGGTTGTTCCAATATGGAAGTGTTTTTATTAATTGCTGTATGTATATCTATAGTAGTTGATTTTCCGAACTGTCCTCTTGGATTTTTATGTCCTGCCATTATTTGATTGATGAAGAATTCCATGTCCTGAATAGGTGAATTTCGATCTTCTTCAATTCTTGCATATTTCCAATCTATTGTATATCGTTTTCGAGTATTTTCATATCCTGCAACTCTATTGGCCAAACACTTTAAGTAATATTCGCCTCTTGCTTTCATTTCAGCATTTGTTACAATACCGAATAAAATATCAACAGTATGTAATAAACCAGCAGATTCTGCAATTGAACCAAGTCCTAAGTCATTAGCTTCCCATCCACTTCTATTCGTTTGTGTTACTGAAATAATAGCCCAGTTATTTTGCTGACCCATTGCTCTAATATCCTCAGAAATTTGTTTGATTTTTATGTAAGTGTTTTCACTATTAGGATTTCTCCAATTCTTCATAATGTTGATATAATCGATAAAGATGTTATCGAATTTATATCCTAAAATTTCCTGTGCTTTTAACAAATAAGCTGTCATATCATTTGCAGATGCAGTTGAAGAAGGAAATTCTTTAACATGTAATTCACCTAAAGGCTTTAAAGCATGTTGTCTTAAATGCGTAAGTTTTTGTTTAACTAAAGGTTGATCTTTAACAAATTCATCATATTCATCTAATGGAACATTTAACATATTTGCTCCAATTCTCATATTCACAAGTTCTTCTTGCAATTCTAATGTGATATAAGCTGTGTTATGTCCTTGCATTACCGATTTTGCTGCCATATTACACATCCACATTGATTTACCAGATTTTGGCATACCAAAGAGAACCATAAGTGATCCTTTCCAATAACCACCTTTAGTACACAAGTCAATATATTCATAACCTGTAGATGTACGAGCTAATCTCGTTTGTAAGTGAGAAGTGGGATCGAAGAAATTCTTTCCTAAATCAAAAGTAAAATCAACAACTGTTTCGCTAGATAACATATGCCTTACTTTTTCAACTACTTCACTGGCATTTTCGGCACTTACTTTTGTAGTTTTCATATAGGCGATCGCTTTTCGCATAACCATATCCAAGTTTCGAACTTGAATCCACGGGCCTACATTATTATCTAACCATTCATTACCATATTGCGTTAGAAGTTGTTTCGAATTATAAAGACCATCAACCATATCAATGTTAAACTTTTCACTTAATCCTTTCATTTGAATTAACTGAATCATTTGATCTTTTGAAGGAGGCTCTTTATATTGTAGAGAATACTCTTTAGCTATCTCGAATATTTCTCTAATGTTCTGATTTGTGAAAAAATCAGGTTTTGCAGTATTGAGAAATATTGCGTTGTCTAAGATGTAATGATAGAAGATTTGTTCCTGATACGCCGATATCATATGAATATATATTATATTAGTTTACTTTTATATGATGAAAAAAATAAATAGATTTCGAATGAACTTTAAAAAACTGTTAAATTATGAAATGCCAAGAATGTAATAAAGAAGTAAAAAATTTAAAAGCTTTATCCACCCATATTCAATTTAAACACGGAAATAATAAAAAGGAATATTATGACAAATGGTTAAAAACGAGTAAAGAAGGATTTTGCAAAATGTGTGGAAAACCAACCGAATTTTATATTCTAAATTATGGATATAAAGTATATTGTTCTAATAAATGTATGAGCGACGATTATGTTAAAGAAAAAACTCTGCATAATCCGATGCATACTAATTCTGCTAAATTAAATCAACGAAATACAAATTTAAAACGATATAATGTAACACAAAATACAAAACGACCTGAAATTAAGCAGCAAATAATTGATACAAATAAAAAATTATATGGTGTTAACAATGTTTCTCAAGATCCAACTATAAAAGCAAAAGCTTTAAAATCAAGAGAGGATACGAATATGAAAAATCATGGTGTTAAAAGTAGTTTTTCTGTTCCGTACGTTCGAACTAAAATTAAAAGAGCACTTATGTTAAATCATGGAGTTGAAAATCCTATGCAAAATCAAGAAATATTTAACAAATCGCAAAAAACTCGTTTTCTTTTACATAAATTTAAAAATAAAGATTTATATTATCAAGGTTCATATGAATTACATTTTTTAGAAACATTTTTTGATAAATTTCCAGATATTACTAGAGGCCCTTCTATTAAATATGTGTTTAATAATAAAATTAAAATACATCATCCAGATTTTTATATTCCAAGTTTAAATTTGATTATTGAAATTAAAAATTCATATTTATATAAAAAATATTATGATTCTATTAAAGCTAAAGAAAAAGGCGCTCTAAAAGTCGGATATAAATACATAATTATTGTAGAAAAAAATTATGATAAATTTTTAGATTCAATTAATTGAGTTAATGCTTTTTCTAATAGTATTGCTTTTCTGCCCTGTTTCCACGCTATATTAATAATCATATCAATATCTACATCACCATTATTAAATTGTTTCCTGATATGTTCTTTCCAATGTTCACCGAATTGTGCAGTAACAAATGGTTTCTCGGCTTTTTTATCTATTTCTTCAATAAGTTCTTCAGTATTCATTTTTATAAGTGTTTTATTTGTTATATTCATTTTTCCCATAAATGTTTACTTACTTTGTAACTCGAATATTTTCCTTTTTCTAAATATCCTAACTTAACCAATTCGTCAAGATCATCAGATAAAAAAGATGATAGTCTTACACGAGTTTTCATAAAAGCTTCATGTGTTTTGAATTCATCGTCATATCTTCTTTCAGAATCTAAAAAGGAAACGATTTCAAATAAGAGGTCTATAAGTGTTGGATTTTCAATTATCCCAATAAGATTTTTGATTTTTACAACATTGTGATTTACGGGCTTCATGTTTAAGTGGTTTAGATTTATAATGAAAAAAAGGTCTATAGTTTTGCTACAGACCTTTAATAAAATGTTAAAAAATGATTATATCTCGTAGGGAGTAGGTTCTTCACTAAATTCTCCAAAATCTTCAACACCATTATCATCACCAATGTTAATATCTCCCATTTCAGCGTCATCCATAAGATCACCTGTAACTTCAGCTAAATCTTCAAGAGATTCGATACTTGGAAGCATAAAAGTCTTCTTGATAATATTATCATCTAACAAATGAAGAACTTCTTCAGTAAATACTTTTGGTGTATATAGTTCAGCTATAGGAACTTCTCCGTGTAAATGTTCACAAACTAATTTACGAGCAGTATCTTTAGATTGAGCATATCGAGTTCCATCATCTCCAATTTTTAATCCTTCTTGGGGAATTAAAAAATCACGGCATTTCTTTTGTTCTGCCGCAGGAAGTTTATTGAATTCTTTTGGAGTTATCATATTTCCTCTTACTATTCCGCATGTGTCCCAATTTACGAATTTTTCAAGTCCTACGTAAGGATTTGGTTTTTTGTAGAATGGAATATGAATTTGAACTTTAATAGGACGTGCAAATCTTTGTTTGAAAGGATGAACTGTAACAACAATACCAACTTTAGTGTATTTGTCAAGTCCTTGATTTTTTACATGTTCTTCTGAATCTTTATCAGAAAGTTTGGATTTTGAAAGAACAAAAATAATTGATGAATTGTATTTTGTACCACCTCCACCAGAAATTTCATCGCCAGGTCTAAATCCGCCAATAGCTGCATATACGTGATTGCATATAATAAATGGAATGCCATTCTTAGCAAAATCAGTTCCGATAACTCTAAACATTCTACGAATAGATTGTTGTTTAGTCATATCACGCTTTCCAGAACCTGCCGTTGTGTCTTCTTTTTCTTTCGTTGAAGATAAATTTCCAAGAGAATCAAGAACTACCATAATTTTTGGAGGAGTTTTTCCCTGTCCTCTTATAGTTGCAATTGTTTCATTTAACTTAGCAGCTAAAGTAGCAAATTCTTCAATTGTGTTAACATTTTCAATACGAAATTTTGTGGTGTCAATTCCAAGACGTTTAACAAAGTCAACGTCAATTGAACCTTCTGAATCATAATAGATCGGAAAATAATCCATTGCTTGCGCACTTCTAACAATAGAACACGCAAGATATGTTTTTCCTGTTCCTTCTTGTCCTGCAAACATTAATGATCTTCGATTCGGCATACCACCAAATAATGATCCGCTTAGTGCAGCGTTAAGAATGTACGAACCTGTGGGAATCCACTCATCGATTTTTGCATAAATACTATCCTCTATGATTGCTCCGTCTGGGGAGAATTTGCTCAACATATCATTGAGTTCACTGAATGAGGATTTTTGAGACTTTTCTGTAGATACTCGTTTGGCCATAATTTAATATTTTCTTTATTATTCTATTAAATTATAGCCAAAAAGTTTTAACAATGTGTATAATAATTTGACAATTATGCCATACCTGTATTCTTTAATTTTTGTGCCATTTTGTAAGGTTGATCTTGACTATAATCAGTTTTGATAGCATCGTAAGCTTGTACAAGTTGTTGTAATCCTGAAATATTTATGCCAGCAACTAATTTTTTTCCAATTTCTTCTTTACTAATATTGAATGAATATCCTCTTTTTATATCTGCGATAACATTTTCTAATGCTTTATCAAGAGTAGCACCCATTTGTGTTTTTATTTTATCAATTTCTATTACAAGTTTTTTATCTAATACAGGTTTTTTCAAATCGCCATATTTTTTAGCTCTTGCTTTTTGTGCAACTGAAGGAATTGGATCACCCCATTGTGGTTTGTTTGTTTGTAACGGGTCTACTTTTTGTCTTTCTGTACCTCTTTGTAATGATAATTCCTGACGTTCTGCATCTTTTGAAATAGCTTCGACCGTTAAATCTTCAAAATCTTGATTCTGCATCATTTTATCGATAATATCAATGATTTGATTCATATCGAAAAAATCATTAGTAACTGATCTACGTCTTCTTCTCCCTGCATAAAATTGTTCACCTTTAGCTTCAAATTTTCCTTTTCCGGGTGTAACTTCAAAAATACGAAATTTATTTCTTTTATCGTCATGAGGCGCAATCATAAAAATTGGTTCGCCATCTTTTTTTCCAATAACAGCTATATTAGTTGCATCTTTTAAAGCTTTCTTTATCGTGTTAGGATCGAATTTCTTTAATGGGGTGATTGTACTATTTTCTCCGGCATAATCATAACCATATCCATGTCCTTTGCCATAGCGATATGCTAAATATGTAATCCAGTGTTTTGGCAAACCCTTAAATACCGTGGCTTCATTAATATTTTGAATATTCATTTATATGAATTATTTTACGAATTGACGAAATGGAAATTTAACATAATATGTGCCATAGTTTTTGTATAAACTTACACCATTATTTCTTGCAGTTGTTGCTATTCTTGACATTGTACTACCCAAATATCTTTTATTATAGCCGGTAACATTCTCGGGTCCTCCTGAAGTATAGCCACTATAACTTGCTCCTTCAACATGAGGAATATCAACGAATAAACCTTCATTACTCTCATAAGGATATGGCGACATAGTACTTATACGTACATCCATTCCAAAAACTCTTTTCATATGTTTAACAAACTTTTCTGCGAAAGGCATTACAATTGCTCTTTTTCTATCGAGTTCGGCTTCGTATTTTGCTTTATCATCAGCAACTTTTTCTTTTTTAACGCTGCCGGCTTCTTCATGTCCTAACGATACTGCTTTTTCAAGAAATATCTGAGCAACTCTTGAATCTTTACCTGCAATTTGTGCAGCAGCTAAATAACGACGATAGGCTTTTTCTTTATCTTTGATTAACTTACACATCGTTTCAGCTAGATCAGTAGCAGAAACATGTCTTTTCTGTTGAGCTTTTGTAAAAATATCATTAACTCTTTGGATATCTTTAGCATCAGGTTTTTGTCCAATACCTAAATCATGAATAGGATCTGAATCTTCTACAAATTTTTCATACAATTGTTCTCTTACTAATTTCACAATCTTGAATTATTTTATACCAGCAAGTTCGCCAGCTCTTTTAAGAAATACTCTTGTTACGTCCCAATGCTCGCCTCCAATCTTGGCAGCTGCAACATAACGTCTATATGCTTTTTTAGGGTCTTGAATTAATTTGCCCATGGTGGTTGCTAGTGAAATTTCTTTTTTAGAATTTCCTCCGGCTTTTGAAACAATAGCTTCGACACGCATTCTATCTTTTGGTTCAGGACTGACCCATCGATATTTTTTTTGTAATTCGTCTCTGTATTTTGGTAATAGGCCGATGCCTAAATCCATGATAGGATCACTTTCTTCTGAAAACTTTTCGTATAACGATTCTTTTACAAGTTTCACTTCATTGACATTATTTTAGATTGACTAATAGTCGCTTTAATCTCCAAAAGATTCGCTTTTCAGCGTCTTCTTTTGTTAAAAATCCAGCCCAATCTATTTCGTCTTTTTGTAACTTGTCTTTGTCAATTTGTATTTGCTCGTTTAAAATTATGATATAAAAATAAACTTTTTTGTATATGTTGCCTTTTGGATCTGTATAACTTATATATCCTTCTGTAGTAGGATCAATTTGGTCAGCAGAAAATTCGATTCCTATTTCTTCTTTTGTTTCTCTTAAAGCTGCGGTAATTTTGTCTTCACCTTCTTCGATGTGGCCTTTTGGAATACTGTACGTATCATACCACTTTTGTCCTTTAGGATGTTCTAAAAGAATTTTATTGTCATAGATAATGACTAAACCTGCAGACTCAACCATGTTAAAAAGTAGCAATCCAAACTTTATTAAAGTCAGCCCAATCATAAAGTTGTTGCCAAACAAAATCAAATTCATCTTCATCAGTTGTGCCTTCAAGATCATTTAGCATATCTTCATAATCCATAGCTTCATCTTCATCAACTTTTTCTGTAACTTCGTCTTGTTTTGCTTTTAAAGCAGGAATTAATTCTGAAATAAAGCTTTCAAAATCATTATCGTCTTCATATTTTTGCCAAATTTCAGACACATCAATTTTAAATTTCCAATTTGCCATAATAAAGTTTTATTTTATTTATTCAACATCGATTTCTGAATTGTTGTTTTCTGCAACCAATTCTCTTTCAGACATGATTAAACAAACTTCATACAGATTTATTGGACGACACCATCCAAAAACTCCACACGCAACATTTCTATTATCAATACCGCAGTCCCACGCCAAACCTGGAGCTTGGAATCTTCCGTGTACGTGGCCGTACAAATGCCATGAACCGTGAATCTTTCTATTCCATGATGCCATTGGATAATGACATAACACAATGTGAATATTCAGAGTTCCACGTGAAAATGTGAAGTCCTTTATTTGAGTTATTTCATTGAAGTTACCAAGATGGGATATATTTTTGTCGTGATTTCCAAGAATGAGGTGTTTATTTCCATTCATACGAGCAATCCACTTTTCAGCATCTTTTCTTTTACCTAAAGATATATCGCCGATAATATAAACTTCATCTTTCTTTTCTACGTATTTATTGAAAACTTCTTTAAGAAGCCATTCGTCGTGTTCTTCACGGGTAGTAGGTCTATTACATATGTCCACCATCTTTGGGTGTTGTGCATGCAAATCAGCAGTAAACCAAATATGCTGCATTTCTTTTATTAGATTGTCATCTAATTTGTCTAAAATATCTTTTTGTATGTTCATATTCATTTTAAGTTTGTTAAATATAACAATAAAATCCGACAAATAAAAATTTTGTCGGACTTATTTTAAATTATTTTTTTAAGTAATTTCCTCGCGTCAGCTCGTTTTTTCTTTTTCTTTTTCTCAACTCTTACTGATACGTATGAACCTATCCACGCTCCCACACACATAGGCAACAAATACCATAAATTATGTACATATTCAAATGTTGCCAATCCTGTTAAAAATATTAATGCTGCACTAAAATTTGCTGTATTGACCGCATGTAATCTATTAAGCGAAAATACATAATTTGAATATATTGCATCCAAAGCAATATATAACACAAATAGTCCTAAACACACCCAAGGGTTAAGTAACAGTAAAGAAGCATAAATATCATTTAAATATTTCAGAATCATCGTATTATTGTTTCGTCTTTTATGATCCTACCTTTTCATCTGTTCCATACCACACAAATTCATCAACAGGCAAATGTTTGTTACAGCCACAACAGAATGTTGCTCCGTAAAATTTCGGATCTCTCGCGTATGTTTCTGATAAATCATTACCCATTGTTGTTCGTGTTCCACAACCACCAAGCAATTTGCCCGATTTCCAAGCATTTAATTCTTTTTGCGTAACATAAGCTCCTCCAGTATATTTTCCGTTTTCATCTACTAAAACAGTCATTATAGCAACATATTCATCTCTATCAGGATATTCTTTTTTCATTTCTACTCTTTCTTCTTTATCGAGCATTCGATGTATTTCTTTCCAATTTGGTTTTCTACCAACGTGAACATAAGAATTTCTTACAGGACGAACAAATCCCTTTGATCTTTCTTCTTCTGAAAGAACTAAATAAATTTCATGTTGTCCTGTCTCATTTTTTTGACCTTCTTTTAATTTGGGGTCTTTGGGGTCTGTTGTTAAACTCATAATATTTTAAAATAAAGATTTTGCGTAAATTAAATTTCCTGGAACTGGATTGAATCCTATTGATGTTAAAATTCGATTGAAAGGTTCCACAATAGTTTTTTCAAACTGTAAGTCATAATCAACAGTTGGAGCAAATTCGTATGGGAAGTTTCCTGGAAGAAAGCCAAATACTTCATTTCCATCTTTTGTATAATAGTACTTAACCTTATCTCCCGTTTTAATCAAATTGTATTTTGTTTTCCATTTTGGACTATTAAGAATAATGTGATTGTAAACAGCCGATGCCCTTACGTTTTGACCACATTTTTCTGCAAGTCTTATTTGTTTTTTATCTTCCAAACAATACTTTTCATAATCACCCAATGATTGTGTTTTTGCGACATCATCAGGATTTTGAAGAACATATTGCTTTTTATATTCTTTTAACTTCTTAACTACTTCTGCATATTGAATATTCTTTCCCTTTTCACAAGCCATTTTTATCATTTCTTTCAAAACTTTTCTTGCAAATTTTGGGGTTGAACCTTGAACAATTTCAACACCTACAAATTTAATTTTTGCTTGAGGTTCAATATAAACACCCGGTTCTTTCCAAGCTAAATCAAGAATATATTTCTTTTTAGCAACCATGATTGCAGAATATGATATTTTTTCCAATTCCAAATTCTGTATATTTTTGGTGTTATATTTTAATGCATATTCTTCGAATTTTTTATCAAGATAAGCATTCAATCTTAATTCTTTAATTTTCAAAATAAAATCAACTTTGCTTTCTTTATAATCACACGATTTTAATACGGGATCAAATGTAACATAACATGAATCTGTGTCCATATAAATTGTTAAAGTTTTTTCAGTTATTTTGTTTGCGTGTGTTATTCCAAGTGCTTCATGAAGTTTCTTATCTTTATGCCAAAATTCAAAGAAATATTCATCAATAGCTCTACTTGCGTATTTTGCCACATCTTGGCCTTGTAACGTAACTGCTTCAGCTACATTGACATTATAACATTCAAAATATGCAGAACCTGTAGCCCCATAAACTGAGTTTATAAACACCTTAAGAGACTGCTCGAGACCATGATATTCTTCTTTTAAATTATTTAATTTTTGAATCTCTTCTTCCAATTCTTCTATACTACAATTATAAGGATCTATAGTTGTTAATTTAAATTCCATAATATATTTTATTTTTATATACACAAAAATTAATCAAGTTTTAAATTTTGTTAATTATTTTAAATTAATGAAAAACTTTGTTCGTTGTTAGATATATAAAATAAAAACAATGAACAAACAAAATGTAATAAGCGCTATCACTAAACATTTAAAAATTAATAATAAAATAATGGGCTTTAAATCTAAGAAAAATATTATTTTTATAAATTGGATAAATGATTATTTTAAAAATTCAGAAATAGCAACATCTAGTTTTTTAGAAAAAGTGTGGGTAATAACACACAACGATAATATAGAACATTGCGCTACTTGTGGAATTAAATCTGTTTTCGGAAATTTTAATGTTGGTTATCGAAGTAAACATTGTAAAAAATGTGCATCTCCTGAGGGATATAGAAGATTAGCACAAAAAAGAAAAGAAGAATCTCCGGAAATAATAGTTACAAAAAATTGTAAAGAGTGTGATATAATTTTTTCATATAAAACGCACAAATTAAATAACACAATAAATAAAGAATTTTGCTCTAAATCTTGTGCGGGCATTTACAATCAGAATAATATGTCCGTAGAAACTATAAAAAATAAAAATGAGAAAACAAATAAAACCAATGTAGAAAAATATAAAGACCCGTGGGTAGTTAATTCAAAATATACACGAAATATAACAAAAGAAAAATTAGGTGTAGAATATCCATTTCAAGATCCAAAAATTATAAAAAAATGCAAAGATACATTATATGAAAATACCGGATATACAAATCCTCTCAAAAATCCTAAAACTCTTAAAAAGATGCTAAATACAAAAATAGAACGTTATGGAGATTTATTAATTCCTATGGCCAAATATAAAGATTTTAAAATGCCTTCAGGGAAAGTTGTTAAAGTTCAAGGAAATGAAAGCTACGGATTGAATATTCTTCTTGAAAAATATAATGAAACTGATATATTTGTTGGAAGAAAAAATATAGAAAACGAAATAGGACAAATACATTATATTGGAAAAGATCACAGACAACACATATACTATCCTGATATTTACATTAAATCACAAAATAAAATATTTGAAGTTAAATCTAATTTCACATATAAAATTCATAAAGAAACTAATGAATTGAAAAAACAAGCCGTTTTAGAAAAAAATATAGAATTTGAATTTATGATAATCAATTAATTTATGTGATACTTTTCGCCCCACAATAATAAATATGTAAAGCCTTTATCATCTTCAAAAATTAATTTTTCACGAATATCATCATTAGAAGTATATCGAGTAATTATAAATATGTAATCTCTACCGTCGGCATCAAATGCGCCATATTCTGAACGACGTCTTTTAAACTTTCCAGATATTGTTTTGTAAATTAGCGAACTTAAAAATTCACGTACTTTATTATCATACTGATTTTCAATTTTCAAATCTTGAATATACTTCAAAATATCTATTTTTCCAATACCCATATCAGTGATAGGATCACTATCTTCTGTGAAGCCCATTCTTTCATCAATATGTTCTCTAACTAATTTCATTAAAAACCTCTTTCTTCAACTATAAATCTATAATCGAATTTCTTTTTAGATACTATCATGCGTCCATTGGTGCCTCCATAGAGTGTCGTATTTCCATGAGTTTTAAAATAGTCACGGGATATATCCATTTGTTCTTTGTTGTTATATTTTTTAAAACGTAAATCTTTATAATTTGTGCCATATCGTATAACATTGTATATGACAATATATGACTCTGGATAAAGTTTTAATCCTGAGTGCCACGATGTAAATTGGCCTGATTGATTTTTAGTTACTGCAAAACCCATTCTTTTGGCTTTAAGTACTGCACCGGGTTTGAGAGTTTCATATGAGAACCCGCCAATACCCATATCAGAAATGGGATCAGAATCTGCATCAGTAAAAGCTTCATCTAATCCAGGCCAACCACCATTTGGAGGTACATCATCTAAAGCATCTTCAGGTAATTCGTTAAAAATTTTCATCCAATCAAACGCAGGATATTTTTTATGGAATCTACGAATTATTTGTTCATATTCATATTGAATATCATCTTCAGTTTTTGCAGCTCTTTTTAATTGTTTAATAAATTTAGACATAAGTCCTATTCCTAAATCTTGAATAGGATCAGATTCAGCTTTAAATTTCTCGTATAATTGTTCTCTAACTAATTTCATTCTTCAATGAATATTTTTTTATCATCGTAAGGAATAGTGTAAGAAGCTTTTTCTTCAGTATCAAAAACACTTAATCCGTGTGAATCTTCATCAAATTCATTTATTTTACCAACATATATTGTGTATTTTCCCCAACCTTTTCCAGTTTTAATTGAATCGTTTTTAACCACAAGCATCTGATTAAATTCGCCTGTTATATGTTTATTTAAGAGTGCATCTTTAAAAGTTTTAATGAAATTTTCACGATATTCTTTTTTTAATCGCGAACGTGTTCTTCCCGCATTAAAACCGCCGATTCCCATATCGTGAACGGGATCGCCTTCTTCACTAAATTTTTCGTATAAATATTCTCTTACTTTTTTCATTAGTCATCTATTTGATTATCTAATCCCGCTTTTCCACTTTTCATAGCTTCTTCAGGTGTATTCCATTTATATGGCCCATCTCCCATATAAGGTTCTCCAGTATCTGGAATTGCAATATAAAATGTTTTAACTATCGTTCCCTGTTTATCTCTTAATACTCCTAAAGCATTTACTTGTACAATTTTAAGATGAAGACTTCGATATTCAATTATGTCAATTATTTTTTCTTTAACCGGAAATTCATAAGCGCGCACACTCCAATCCCATTCATATTGTTTGTCCAATTTAGCCATTTGAGCATCATGTCCAATCTCCATATCTTTTATAGGATCTGAATCTTCGGTAAAGCCTAATGCTTCATATATAAATTGTGCTCTCATTACTTTATAAGATAATTTTCTTCAGGCAATACCCTGTAAATGTTAAATACTGCATCTCGTGAAGATGTTGCCTCGGCCTTTTTATCAAAAAAATATAATTCGGCTCCATTTAAATAGCTGTTATAATCATTTATAGTAAAAGTTATTCTATTAGTTTTTTTAAATGGCTTTTCTCTTACTGCTTTAACTTGTTCAAATATTCCAGAAATGATTTTTCCTTTTAATGAATTTAAAAAAACTTGCCATTTATCACGTTTCTTTCCAAAATCTTTAATTTTATCATTTTGTATAGTTTTAAGAGCTTCTGTTTTAAAATTTACATTGCTTCCAATACTCATATCATGAACAGGGTCACTTACTTCATCAAACTTTTCAAATACAAATTGTGCTTTCATTTCGGTATTTTGTATATTTTATTTTTATACATTACTCTTAATCCACGCATTTTATTCTCATCCAAAATATCTGCATCTCCCTTAGGAACAAAAATCATAGAAGCATTTGCATATCTATTGAATTTCACTAGAACAGTTTTTACTTGTCCTTCAGTTAAAGAATGCGTTAGACTTCCTGATTGATTTTCTTGTTCTATACTTTGCAATGCTATGTCATATCCTATTCCCATATCATGTATCGGGTCTGATTTTTCAGTAAACTTTTCATTAAGTTGTGGATAAAAATTATCCGGTTGCAACTCTTCTGCTAAGTTTTCTATTTCAGTTATCCTTTGAACTTCAATATTTACTTGAATGCTTTTATCTGTTCTTCTCGTTCCTTGATTAACACGAATTTGAATAACAACACTATAAAGAATTTCTGCAGTAACAATATAATATTTTATTTCAAGTCCGGCGTTGTTATTTCCATCTTTTATGAAAATCTTTCCATCATAATCTTCATACGCTTTATTGTATAAACTTACACCACCGTTTTGTGGAAATTTATGAATCTTAACTTTATTAGGATCGCCATCTTTATTCCCTTGAAATTTAAAGAATGCTGGATTTTGTCCTAAGCTCAAACTATACGCGGCCAAACTGATAAACATGTTATCTTCAGCAACTTTTTCTAAAAGATAATTTAACATCTTTAAAGATCCGTATTTTGCTTTTGCCGCTGTAGAATCACTAAATCCTTCAACTGTTCCTTCAAGTCGATAATTAAATGAATCGGCTTCTTTTAATTTTGATATATTTGTAGGAATTTTATTTCTTTGATTAATGATTTCGGTCATGAATCGTTCGGGAGTCCACGTTTGTTCTTCTTTTGTTAAATTATAACGATCAGACACTGTCTCGTGTTTTGAAATATAACTCTTTCCTTTTCCACCTTGAGCAGTTTGTTCTTTTAATGAAATGGCTAATGCCAAAATATTTTGGTTTTCAGTTTCTAAATCATCTGCAAAAATATTATTGTAATCGCCGAGTTTAAGTTGTTCAGTTTCTTTTTGTGCGGCTTCGGTCCAACGATCAAGAATTTCTTGTTTTTTGCCCGGTTTAACAAGCATCATATCCATTGGATTCCATTTGTCTACTGCATTAGCAGCAAATCCGATTCCTTTAGCAGCTTCTTTTTTAATATCAGTAAAGAATTTATCACGATATATTTCCCAATCTGAAAAATTTGTTTCTTTTAATTTCTTTCCAATTGACATTGCATTAAAAATACTGTTTACGAAAAGTAAATTGTATTTGTCGCCTTCTTGTGTTAAAGTTCTAAGAATATAATCAGTATCCTTTTCATCCATGCCTTTAATGCGATTATCAGTTATATCTTTAACAATTTTTTCAATCGTATTAAAATAATTGGCTTTCTTCTCTTCTTCTTTGCCGATTTTCTTAAATGGTTCATATTCTTCTTCTGTTTGGAAGAAATAAACAACCAAACCTTCTTTAAAAACTGTAGGAGTTTGCGTCATTTGACCACCTGAAGAAACACCGGAATATTTTACTCCGTATTTATTTCCATCTAATGTGTAAAGCAAACCTGGGAATTTTCCTGATACAGCTCCTGGCTGTCCGGGATAGACGAGTCTCATTGAACTTTTATCAAGGTCTAAATTAAATTCATCTGATACCTCAGTAAAGTCTTTTACGAATTGATCATCGGAAGTTTTTGCAATATTTTCAATACGTTTTCCTGTGCTATATTTGTATTTTGCAGGATATTTTTTTGCCACTTCTCTTAATAAAAATGTATTTCCGGTTCCTTTGGTATATAATTTGGAATCAACTTCATTTAATGATGGGTAAAATGGTTCATGAACGCTTTCATCACCAAGAGTTGCCATCTGCCATTGACGTTTTGATTTATATTTAGGACTTTTTGAACCAAAACCATACGGCACTTCTTTTTTGCCTGCGCCTGGAGGAATTAAGTGTTTGATTTGTAATTCTTCTGGATGTCTTTCATATTTTTTATTATATTCATCAGGAGTAACAAATTTTTGAGTTTTTGCATCCGGGTGCCAATCTCCCCAAACTGGAAATATTGCATAATAATCATCATTAACTGGTCTTGTGGGATATTTTTTAAGTTTTTTGAAATTTTTAGAAGGAACTTCTATTTTCCATTCACCATCGAAAAAGTCAACTTTTACTTCATCTTCTTGAAGTTTAATATTTAAATCTTGTAATACTTTTTTAAGCTTTTCTTTATTCTCGGGGAAATGCCAAAACGTTACGATTTTAAAATCAAAGAAAAGTCTTCCCGCATATTGACCACGACCATCACCATAATATTCTTCTGGATAATCATCAAGATATTTCATATCATCGTGTGTTGTTTGACGCTCACCGATAAGTAATTTTTCATTGTAATAAGAAAAAGGCATCGTGTTCGTATCATCCCAGTCTATTGCACGATTCTTCTTTGGATCATATATTGAGTTTGGATTTTCGAATAATCGTGGGTATAATGACATATCGATACTTTATTTTATATATTTAAGACAGGATAAACAAAAAAGCTCGATCATTTTAGTAATCGAGCTTTTAAGTAGTAGAATTGTATTGTTAATCTTTATCTTCTGCTTTTGATATAACTGTTGTGGTCTCGCTATCTTTTGAGATAAATACGAGTCTATCTTCTCCAAGATTGACATCATAATTTTCTACATCTAATGTTGAGAATTGATCTTTAAAAATACTTAATTCAGCTGTTGTAAGTTGTTTTTCTGCAATTACTCTTTCATATGCTTTTCCTGATACAATAACTTCACCTTCTTTAAATGCTATTTGCATAAATCTATGGTCGTTATCCAAGCCATTAAGTGAATTGATATTTTCAAGAACTGCTTTCGGTAATTCGAAACTTCCAATTGTTTGAATTGTTGCGATACTATCTACAAACAATTGATCGGGAATATATTTGAAAATATTTAATGAAGTACAATCAACATTCATTTTCAAATTCTTATTTTTCAAAAGAATCTTTTCACCTGCATATTGAGTGTCTGCCTCGTTTATCATTTCCTGATATTCGATCGTTATTGTGAATTCGACATCATTAAACTGATCCATAATTTTAATCAATCTTGGAATGTTGAATATACCAACTTTTACTCTTTTCGGATCTTTAGTTACTGTTGCTGCTAATCCTGCTTCATCAAATTTAATTGAACTCATTTTTACTACAGAACGTTCTTCGTTATATGTCTTTGCGATGAACATTGATTTCTGTTGATCGATCTCTAAGAGTAATGAGTTGTCAATCGTAGAAAATCTTTTGAGCCATCCTGTAAATGCTTTTACGTTTTTTGCTGTAAATTCTACTGTTTTTTTCGTAGCCATGGTGTTAAAAATTATAATTTATGTTTGTACAAGTATTATACATCTCAAAAGGAGGAAAGTTTTAAGCTTTCACTCCTTTATTATATTTTTAACAAAGTTTTAATTATTTGTGTTTTTCTCGGTCATTGTTAGGTTCTTCCCAATCTACTTCATTTAAAGCTTCATTAATTACTTCTTGAAGTTCATCAAATTCAAATCCTACAACTGCCGCTTCATAAAATAATTCTGTCAATTCCATTACTAAACCTTTGCGATCTTTTGCATCATATGATGATCCGCCATCTTCTTTATCACCTTCAAACCAATCTAAATCTGATTCGTTAAGTTTTTCTTTTACAAATTTACCTTTCATGTTTTCTTGATTATTTTCTTTTTAAGATTTATTTATTTATTCATCATCTTCTTCAGAATTTTCATCATTTTCATCGTAAACATCTTGGCCATCCCAAATTGTAACATCATCTATTACTTCAATATCATCTGTTTCGAATAAGTTAACTACATTAGTTTTATGTCCGACTCCTCTAACAATAGTTGGGTCTGTATAAGCGTTATATGATTTTTCAGCTACCTTTAACTCTACTTCTTTATCCTTAAGTTTCTTTATTAACTCTTTTATTTCAATTTTAGTTGAAATTAACTCATCAGTAGTAAATTTTCGAGCTGTCATTCTCTCTAATCTTTCTTGAATTTCTTTCTCATAAGTCTTTAACCATGTGTCAATTTCAGCATTTGATCTTTTCTTAGCGAGTATAAAAGCGATAAACAATTCCTTTGCATAATTAAATGTAAGATCAAATTGAAGTTTATCACGTTCGTATAAAGTATTTTTATGTTTAAGTCTTACAACTTGCCATTTATAATCTTCAAGATATTGTTCAATTGAATCATAAGTTAGTACTGTGCCGTCTTTTACAAATACAAGATTTTCTGTAACTATAATCGAAAAGGCTTTATGAACAAATTTTTGAATATCTTCCCAATCTTTGTCACTGCGTCCTTTATAAATGATATCGATATTTACATTAACTTTTGAATTATCTTCAATACGAATAACTCCTTCGTATTTGTTAAAAAGATAATCAAATTTCTTTATTACAGATTCATATTTAAGAATTGGTGGAATTTCACGTATTAGCAATTTCTTCCCTTCAACCGCAACTTTTGAAGAAATTATCCACGATTTATCAATGTTTTTGTACTTTTCAATAGTTCCAGTGAATCCTTCAAAATAAGGTTTTGCAGATTTACGAGTTCCAGCCAAAAAGTCTTTGATATCACTTAATTTACGTGGAAGTATTGTAGTTTTATAACCTACAGCGATACCAACAATGGGTGAAACAAGTCCTAATGGAATGTCTAACCACAATGGATCGTACGGCCCTTCCGGTTCTCTCGTAGTAAGGTAATTGTATTTGCCTAAGATACCATTGGTAGCAGAAGATAAACGCACCGAAGTGTATCGTGCTGCTGCAGGGGAGGGACTTACTTCTGTACCAAAAAATCCATCTCCTTCAAGAATGCACATAGCATTTCCAAAAGGACGAGTCAATTTATTGATAGCTTTTTCAAGAGATGCATCACCGTGGTGATAACCATCCGAAATAACTTTCCCTACTATAGTTAAAGTCTTTACATAATTTGTAGGAGTATTTTTGACGATATAGCGTTGAACTGGAGTCAACGCATCATAAAAGTTTGGAATCCCTCGAGATTCAAGAACATACACAGCATAATCTCGGTATTTTGAATCAATAAACTTTGAGATTGGAAGTCGAATGATCTTTTCTTTACGTTTGGGTTTCGTTAAATCTTTTGATTTACGCATATAACGCTTTTATTTTTGTTTTGGAAAAAGTGATGCATCAGCAAAACGAGAAAATCTATCTTTTGGTTCAGGCTGAGGTTCGCTTACTGAAATACTGAAATAAACTTCTTTCTTTTTATTGCCATCTGTAAGTGTTGCAAATTCTTCTTTTCGACCTGAATTAGGATTGCCTGACGCAAGTTGTGAACTAAGAGATTGAATCAATTCAATAGCCTCTTTGTTATTGAGTCTTACCATAAATCCGGGTGTTCCATCTTTAATCTTACTAAAATCAAATATTTCCATGTTATTTTTGTTTAAGACAATTTTTTATAGTGTTGTTTGTATAAAATGCACATCCGGTTTTAAAATAGAGTCCGCATTCATCACATATTTTTTGACGATCTTTTTTACCCCTTTTAACTTGTTTGGTTTCATCATAAGAAAAATCTTCGTTCCAATGTGATAATGGGCCTATATTGTCATTATCATCTTCTAACCAATGATCAAACCAACCCATCTTATTTCCAAATATATTCGATTAACATTTCTAGTAGCACTAGTCCTACCGTACCGACAATTATGCCAAAAACAATCCATTTGGTTTTATCAAGTTCAGGTTTAACTTCACTATATGATTTTTTCATTATGCTAATTTTTTGCCTCTTAATAATTCTCTTAAAAAAAGATTTTTTTCGCCTCCTAAAAATTTAACCCATTCAGGGTACCATTCAGGAAACATTATTTTAAGTTCTTCAGATGTTTTTCCTTTAAGCATTATGTAGTTTTGAGCTGGCATTTGTTCTGCAGCATCAACTGTCATTTTAACTTCAACGATAAAATCAAAAAAGTTAGGATAATTTTTGTAATCCCATACTCTTTCATCTGCAAGAAAACATACTGCAGTAAGAGCATCATTGAGATCGGGTTCATAAAAACTTGATATGTCAATGTTATTTTTTTGTAAATTTTCCTGAATTTGATTCAATGTTCCAAACGGAAGCATGATCTCTTCATCAATTTTTGAATTTGTCGTTCCACCATTAAGAACTACCCAAGTCTTATCATCATCCATAAAGTGTATAAGTTCAGGACGAAGTTGGTGCGTGTACACATATTCCATGCCTGCGTGGCCTGCCTGTATCGCCTGTTGAATAGGTGAAATATTGTAGGGTACAAAAAAGTACATCCTATAAGCTAATCTTTTTTCTTCCATAGTACTAATATAATCAATTTTTCTGACAAATAAAAATATTTGACCATTTATTTTATGTCACGTCTAACTTTCATCAAAACCTTCCCAAGAAGATTAAGGCCATTCCAGTTCTTTTCGTCCAATATTCGATCATCGTCCCATTTTATTTTAACACCCCAAATTGGGTCAAAAGGAGTTCCTTCAACAAGAATTTTATTGCCAGTTTCCAGAAGTTGTTTTTTAAGTTTTGAACTTGATTCAAATTTAGCTCGTATAGCAATATACATAGAATTTTCACGATATTTTGACCATTCTTCTTCATTGTAATTCTTAACAGTTCTTCCTAAATCTTTTGCTGTTTTAGGATCACCACCGTATTGAACAATATTCAGAGCTGAATTCTCATCTTTAAAATGTTTTGCTTTTAAGTACATGAACAATTGTTCCGAATTTGTAAATATATGACCTTCATAAGGAATAGTCATGTCATTGGGAATCCAGTTCGATAGGTATGATCCCCAAAAATAAATGTGTGTATCAGTTATTCTCATTTTTTTCTAATTTTTCTAATTGTTCTTTAAAAGAATGATATTGTTGGCAAAGTTGATGTGATGCATAAGCATTTCCTGCTTCAGCCATACATTCCCATGTTTCTTCAGTTTCTTTCATTGCTGCTTTTAATTCTTCTGTATTCATAATAGTGTTAATTTTCCGGTTATCGTGTCTATTTTTTCTGATGCGCAAGGTCCGATAGCGCATGCCGTTATTGTTATTTCTCCACCAAATTCAGTAAGTCCTTTATCCTCAATAAGAGAACATGGAAGACCGGCAGCTTTTGCAGTTTGATAAATGTTAACCAATTCGGCAAGTGAATCAACACCAACTACGATTTTCTTGAACATTCCAGTCATCCATTCATACATTTCATCACCATTATCTCCAAGAGGAAGAGTTATTTTTAATTCTTTCTGTTTATAATTCAGTTCAATAGGACTGGCGTTTTCAATTGGTTTGTTCAAATAATTTGGGTACATATAATTGAATATGACTGCCATAGAAGCGTGACTTCCTTGAGCCACCATTTTGCCTTTTCTCATATTTAAATCCTTTCGGAGTATTATGACTTGTTTTACGTCTTTATTCATTAAAATAAGGGTTTTATATTTTTCTTTTGTTGTAATTGTAATAACTTTTCATCTTTATAATTCCATTCAGGAACTTCAATGCCAATACTTTCTTGAATCCATTTGGCCACGATACGTCGGTGACAAAATTCTCCTGGGTCTTCCCAACATAGCAATACATTCTTATTAAACATACTTAGAATTGTTTGTGGGTCTAATTTTCCAAGAGTATTTTCTCTATAAAGTTTTTCATATTCCTTTTGAGTCAATTGACCATTTTTAATTGCAAAAAAGATATCCCTTTCGGGTTCAAGTGCTGGAAATCTTAGACCTGACCAATCAATTGGAGGATATAAACAAATGGCCACTCCCATTTCTCCTGTGTAATATTTAAAGCAACTTGTCTTCATCAAAAGGTACTCCTGCAAGTTTCCATTTCATATCTTTGGCTCTTTCATTTTTCTCTAAACAATCCCAACAACATGTATAAACCCAACCACGAGTTCTTCCTACGTTATTTGTTGTTCCACAAGTTTCACATGTTCTATAAGAAAGAGATTGAGCGTAATCAACCATGCCTTCAATAACTTTATCGCCGCCACTGTAATAGAAACAAAGCCCGCCAAATTTTTCTTTAATCTGATTTACAGATACTGTGATAGGAGTTTGTTTTTTTCTTGGGGCTTTATTGTAAAGCCATTCAGCAAAAGCAAAAAGTTTTTTCTTTTTGTAGTGTTTTCTGCGAAGATATGCCTGTAATTTCCACATCCACTTATATTGAAATTCATTGTCTCGATTACGATTTTCATTTTCAAGGTGCCATTTAATATTAGCCATGAGTGTATCAAGAATAAGATACCAACCATTTCCTACTTCCATTCCGAACTGTATTGGTTCTACAATTTCTTTTTGTTTCGCTAAGTCTTTAACTTCTTCTATCATTGGTTTTTCTCCAATGTAAATTTTTTGCTTAGTGTGTGAAAAAAATTCTGGGTATTTATTTAATAATTTTCTTTGTAGATTTGTGTCCATATTTATAAGTTTTTAATTAAGTTCAATGTAATTTTTATCAACTATCATAATATAATTAAATCCGGCAGTGATAGTAGCTTTTTTCTTTTCTTCTATTTGATTTATTCCTTGTAATTCAATTATCCAACTACTTTTTATTTCAACTATAAGATTTAATGATGGTATGAAAAAATCTGAATAATAAACTTTATGCTTATCACCAACAACATATTTAATTGAAAGTCCTCTTTGTATGTCTGGATATTTATCATAATATTTTTCTAGAAAATCAAATTCAAATGTTCCCTGATACCAAATATTAGTATCTCTAAATTTTTTTATTTTATATCCAGATTTTTGAGCTTTTTCAAAAATTTCTTTATTTTGTATTGGATTTTTAACATTGTAGTTTTTGAAGCAAGTTTCTTCTTTCTTCTTTTTTATTTCATTAGATTGTGATATATTTTCTACACCATAATTTTTTAATAACGTGCCTTTTATTTTTTCCTTTATTTCTTCAGATTGCCACGGATTATCTACACCATAATGTTCTTTAAGTGTTTTTTTACAAGTTTCTTGATTCCAGCCATTAGGAACACATTTTAAAGAACAATATTGATTAGGCACACCTCTTGTAAATTTTACAGGCTTTCCGCAAGTTTTACATATTGGATTTCCATATTGTATAATGTAATTTTTCTCTCTCCATTTTGGGCCTTTATGCCCTACAGCAAAATCATGAAAAATATTATCTCGATATTCCGGTATTTCGTTGCAATATCCGCATTTACATATAGGCTTAATTCCGTTTAAAATATACTCTATATGATAGTCCAGTGGAGATAAATTATGACATTGTTTTAGATGATTATTAAATTTTCTTAAATCTAAAAATTCTTCATTACAAACTTTACATTCATTAGAATTCATTTTTATTTTATATATCCTATCTAATTCAAAATTGTAATGAATGCGGTGTTAAATTTTTGTTAATGTTTTATTCAATACCCGCATGTAAGTGTTTCATTGATTTTTGTTTCTTTTCAAAAACATCTTCTATAGGAGTAGAAACATAATGTGAATCTTTTATATGTGAATATGGCTCTACATCTTCAATCTTTAACATAAAATTTCCATTCTTATCCCACCCACCGAAAGTTCCTATACTATAAAAATTAAATGGCATTTGTACATAAAATTTCTTATTATATGTTTCAGATTTTTCGTATAATTCAACAATACGTTTAGCATCAAAATATTCCTTAAATGTTGGCGAAATTTTGTTAATTTGTTTAATTATTTTTTTATTCATAATATTTTAATTTCCGAAGCCTATTCGTTTTGTTTTTTTGGCATTTGAATTATTATCTGATCCGTAGTAATAAATATCTGCAAGAGACATCGGTTCTTTTACTTCTATTTCTCCGTTACCCAATTTAGCTAATAAGTTATGTGATTTAATAACGGAAAGTTTTTCAAAATTATAGTTCATTAAAAGTCTTCCTTTACGAGTAAGAGCTTCATCGATATTCTTTTCTTTTGTATTGAAAGTTGCTACAATAGAGATATTCAAACAATCTGAAAGCAATCCATCAGTTAAGTTAAGAACATTTGATACTGCGCTACTTCTTCCACCATTTCCTCGTTTTTCAAGAACAGGTTCTGCATCTTCTATTATAAGAATTGAATCATTATTCTTCATTAAAAATGGAATGAAAGCTGGATCAGTAATTGAATCCACCATGTCTGGAGATATAAAAATGATGTTCTTTTTAAGTTTTGAAGTAAGATAACGAATATAAGTTGTTTTGCCTGTTCCTGTTTCACCTGGCAAAATAACGAGATTTGTTTTATTCTTACTATTTAGTCCTTCGAGTATTCGCCCTGAAATTTCAGCGAATCCGTCATTATAATTTTCTTCCAGATCAACTTTTACTTTTTTAACGTTAAAGCCCATTTTATCATATCCATGATTTGTCTTATAAACAATATAGATTTTATTTTTAGGAACTTTAGGACGTTTGCTATTTTTAAGCAATCCAAAAAGTGTATATAAGAATGAATTGGGATCGTGATCGTCTTTAGGATCGTAATAAATAATACCTTTATCAGTTCCATCAACATACATCCACGTTTTCTCCGAGAATCCTATGAGCAATGATGTCACAACAGATTCGGTACTATTTTGGAATGAGGTTTTGATATATGCTGTTGTGGGAATTTCATAATATTTGAACATATTTTTAATAAACAAATTAACATCAAATTGTTCAAATCTATATGTGTACGGATGAATCTTGTTATGTTTTTGGTAACAATAAACGTAATAGTTTAATTCTGAATATGCATCAACATAAGCTGCCTGACTATCTTCAGGGCATATTAAGGGATGTATATTAAAAAAGGGAATCTCTTTAACATCGGCAAATTTAAGCACTGGAATTTTTGAAATATCAAGCGCTACATTTTTCCAATCTTGTTCATCTTCGATTATATTGCCCTCATCATCGTATTCATCATATTTTTCTAAGTTCATATCGTTTGATTGTTCGTTAATTTATCTTAAAATATCAGGAGTTACATCAATACAATTATATCCCGGAATACGTATGTCTCCTTTTTTTATTTGCCCTCTAGCCATACTTTGCGTTTTTTAGCTGAATCACCAAACGCAATGTCTAAAAATTTACTGGCACTTCTATCGTTTATAATTGAAAAAAGCGTTTTGTTTTCCATTACGTATTGCCAATCTTTTAATGAAAGTGATCCAAGTCCTTTCAAGTATTTCACTCCTGAAACTTTATTTTTCGTGGAAAAATTTTGAAATTCTTCAAATGTAAAGAAATATTTTCTCTCTTTGCCTGCATCACATGAAACTAATGGAGTAATAATTCTATAAAGTCTTTTATCTTCAATGATTTGTGGGAACCATCGATGGAAAAAACTTATGATTAAAGAACTAATGTGTTGACCATCAGCATCCTCATCAGTCGCAATGATAATTTTATCATATACAGGAAGTTTTTTGTTTCCTGGCTCAATTTCAAGTATACTCATAATGTCTAACCATTCTACATTTCCAGTAAGATCAGATAACTTACGAGCATTTTTAACTTTTCCTTTAAGAGCATATATTGCATCAGTTTCAGAATCTCTGGCTTGTTTAACTGAACCTGCGGCAGAAAGCCCTTCTGTAATATAAATGTTTTGCTTAAATCTTGAAGCAGGACTAAACTTTTCTGAAATCTTACGTTTTGATTGTCTTCCAGCTTTTTTAATTTTATTCATATTATCATTATGCATACGATCTTCAATAGCTTGCTCAATATTTCTAGCGATTGCAGATTTTTTCAACAGTTTCATTTGTTTATCCATGAAACGTTCTTTCATATCATCTTCAAGTTCCCAACGACCTGTTACAAGTTTGGTTTTGTTTTGATCTCCAAATCTCATAAGAGTTGATGGAACATTAAGAGATATCAGTGTTTCATAGAAATGGTGAGCCAAATTGTATTTAAAGTATTCATTAACCCAATCATTTACAACTTTCTGGTGTATTCCTGTGCATTGAGAACCGTTAATAAATGACAATGAACAAGAATTTTCATACGCTTCCCAAAGATACATAGTGCCATAACTATTCGATACTACAACATGTTCCGTAGGGATAAATCCAGCTGTAATAGGAACAGGTAATTCTTTTCCGTTTTTGATATAATATCCGTGAATGTTAAGTTTACTAATCACCGGATCGCTTTTTATCAAAAACGTTTTGTATGATAAATATGTCGTAACAATATCAAAATCCCATTTGTAATCAGGAAACATTTCCTTTAAGGGGATGAAAGTAATTTTTGTTCCAAATTTATCTGATGGAACTTTCTTTCGTATTTCTTCATCAACAATTTTAAAGTTATCCCATTTAAATCTTACATAATGGGTTTTATTAACAGTCTCAATACTAAATGTTTCAGCTAAAATGTTAACAACTGCAGCACCTACGCCATGTGTTCCAAGAATGTTTGTGCTTGTATCAATAAAATTCGAACCTGCATGCAATTCTTCTAATGCCGTACGAACAACATTCTTTTTCGTTTTAGGATGCTTTTTAGCAGCATTATGAAAACCAAGACCTTCATCAATTACAGTTACTTCATTATTGTCAAAATTGACTTTAACTGTAATGTTTTTCATTTTCCCCTTACAACGTTTTGCTTCATCCAATGCGTTCTCTACTATTTCAACAAGAAGTTGCATAAAACCTGGCGACCATTTTTTCTCAGCTGCAATAAGCTTTCCGTCTATGATTAATGGAAGTTTTTCTTCTATGGGAGATATTTGGCCAATTTGTTGAGTAGGACGTAAACGAACAGATTCAAACGTATTAAGAGCAATGATCTCTTTTGAGTTTTTCTGATCTATTTTTATTGGCATATAATTTTTGTATATTATATGAAGATTATTAATTAAGTTTCATAGCATCTTCTGCGATTGCCTTCTCAATATTATCGAGAATATCTTCCTGTTGTTCTTTAGACAAAGCATTATATGCATCTCGTCTCTTTTTTCTTGCTTCTGCAGAATAAGAAATTTCTGTTTGTTTAAGAATGTCAAAATAATTAACTACACCACCAAGAGTTATTAAAGATACAAAAAATCCAGGTGCTATCCAATTGTGATAAAACATTACAGCTGCTATGATCACCATACCTATGATAGCAATCATATACAAAGTTTTTCCTAATTTCATATTATCGAGTTTCTTTAAAAGTTATTTCGCCTTCTAAAATTCCGCGTTTGCTTTTTTCTTTAAATAAAGATGTTTTTGGAATATCTGTTGATTCCATTGGAACGGTTAAATACCAAAGATTGTCATCTTTCCATGTAACATTAACTAATTTTTCATTAGCTTTAAGTTCAATGGTCATTTTGCCACCATATTTTTTAACTCTTGTATTTTTGCATGAAGTAAAAGAAACAAGACTAATAATTGCAAGTAAAATAAAAATTCTTTTCATTATTTGATAGGTTTAAGTTGTTTGTATGTTTCAATATTTTCTAGGGCATCGGAACGGTGCGAATCCCAATCATAACTTCTGGTAATTTCACCACTATATTTGCTACTCCAAAAAGGAGACCATCCAAAAATAATATGAAGCATTTCGGGTCTGTAAAAAGTGATTGTTCCTTTTTTCTTTTCAGCTACGCGAAAAGCTGCTGTTGCAGGGAACCATTTAAGCCAAACGATAAAGGCTGCAAAAAATAATGCAATGCCTATAATTACGAGTATTGATGCGAGTGTTTCTGACATGTTTTTATGTGTTAATGGGTTTATATTGTAGAGAGACCCGAAGGTCTCTCGTATTTTCTTGTGAATTACTGAGCCAATTCAGGTGTCATATATGATTCAGCTATTTCCCAAAGTTTCTTATTGAAATCGATATGGCGAGCTGCATTATTGATACCTCTTGGTTTTGTCCTACGACCGTTCATTGTCTGACGATCAAATTCACCTTTTACAAGTCTTTCCTGTATAACATTGAATATCGTCCAAAGGTCTTCCTTTGCATCTTCTCCACGAAGTGGTTCAACTATCTGTGAAGGTTTTATGATAAAAGTGGCTTTCTTCATGTCTATCGTTCCGTCTTCTTTTACGAAAACGTGAGGTTCTCTGGCTGCAACTGCTTTTATAACGAACATTTCTCTTTCGTCTTGATTCAATTTAACCTGCTGCATTTCCTCAATATGTGAACCAATAGTGTTGTACTGATTAGCAACAACTTCCATGAGTTGTTTAAGTTCAGTCATATCGATACCTACGTGACGTAATCTTACTGATGTGAACATACCTGGCATTGCGACTACAAGTCCGTTGGTACAAACCAGACGGAAAAGACCCATGTGAATTTGTGCGTTTGACATTCCATTATGGGAGTTGTCGAGAACAATCTGAGGTTTAACCTTATCAGATCTGAGGTCCATGAAGCCAAGTTTGGGATTCGTTAAACGAACCATGTGGCGAGCGTAAGGGCCTGTACCATTTTGTCTGGCGTATGTCGGATTCCATCCGAGTAATTCAAATGCGTTAAGTAAATCGAGGGTTGGTACGAATGAGTACCTGGGAGAAACTTTTGGGCTTTCATGGGCTGAAAAAGCAGCCGGAGCATAGTTACGAATTTCATCAATAGATGCTACCTTGTAACCGATACTGGTAATTGGATTGACTTGAGTTGTCATAATGTGAGTGATAAATTAATTTCTATAATACTAATATAATAAAATAATCCGACAAATAAAAATATTTGACGGATTATTTTCAGATTTTTGTTTTTAATAATTAAAGGGCGGCTATGTCGGTTGCTATTAAAGCCTCGTTGTATATTTTAAAATTGGTTATAGTTCCATTATAATTCATATACGAGTCTCCATCATTGCCAACATATACACCGTATGATGCTACTTCTACTCCTGATGATGCTGATGAAATTAATGCTCCATCGACATAAAGAGACATAATAGAACCGTCATAGCTTATAACTACTTTGTGTTTTCCGTTCCAAACTGTAGAATTTGCATAAACAACTTCCGTTACATTAGTTACCGAAGGTACACCTGTTGCACCGACTTGATATCTCTTATATGAAATTCCGCTTGTAGATAATTCTAATTTTATACAACCATTTCCAGCATCATTAAAATTATGTCCACCAGGACTAACTCCACCTTCGTCAGTAACTACTGTAAGTAAAGCTGCTTTAAGACTTCCTGCAGACCCATTATTTAAATCTCTATTAATATGATTTCCGGCAGTTTCATAAGTAAATGATACTGAAAATCTATTACGACCTCTGAAAAGACCGCTATATGTTGAAAGAATAGAAGCTGGTGTTGTTGATGTGTACATTGTCTGTACGGCAGGTTGAGTAATAACAACTGATAATGTAGCAGTTTGTTGTTTGCTATCAGTAACGGTAACTAAATATGTTCCTGCATGTAAATTATTAAAAGTACAACCTGAACCTACTATTAAGGTACCTGCAGTTATGACTCCAACTGCATCAGTAGACGTATATGCATAAGGATATGTACCAGTGTTAACTCTGACTTCCAAAGAACCTGTTTTTAAATTATAAATGTCAACATTAACCTGTTTTTGAAGATAAATTGCTAATGGTGTAATAACTGCAACAAATGGTGGCACTACCACATCTTGAGAAGCTACTGTACCTTTACTGTCTTTAACAGTTATTGTATATGTTCCAGCTGATAAATTAACGAATTTAGGGAATTCCATTGTCGCAAAGTCGGCAGTTCCTATTTTATAGGTATAAGGTTCAACTCCAGAAGAAACAACAATAGAAATGATTTCGTTAGTTCCATTATAAATGGCTGTATTGGTTAAAGTTGCCGTAAAAATAACGGGGGTAGCAGGAGTAACAACCGCTGGAGGTTCAGACGGCGTAATAACCGGGTCCATGTCGGTAGGTTTTGAACATGACGCAAATAATAAACTCATCAATAATAAAAATCCAAATTTTTTCATTTTTTTAATTTTAATTGTTTTTTTTAATGTTATAGATAAATATAATCATTATTTCTGACAAATAAAAATTTTTGATGGATTATTTTAACAATTTCTTAATTATTTTTATAAATATTTTCTTGATGTACAAGGAGTGTATTATGCGGGCTTTTACCTGTATGAAACTTTAGACACTGAGGACACTTGTAAGCCACCTGTTTGTGTATAAATTTAGGGTTTTGGTTCATTCTTTTGGCCCAGTTTACGGCTTCCTCGAAGATCGAGAATGTTTTCTTGGGCCGGCCTGTAGCTTTGCTTATGCATTGCCTTACGGGATTAGAACAACTTTGCATATTATTTTTCGTTTCTAATTGCTTCTATTAACATTTCTCTTGTTTTTGTTTCGTAGTGTGTTACTACGAATCTATCTGCAAATAACATTCGTTGTTCTGACGTGAATTTGTAGTTAAATTCAGTTTCATATTCTTGCATATAAATTTCAGGAGTAATAGATGTACCGGCGTTCTGGAATTTTTTTATTCTTTGATTAAATGATGCTGTTGTCATTAATGTACATGCAAATTTTAAAAGATATTTCTGCATATCTTCATAAGTATTAATTTTTTTAGTGTATACAAGATATGCTCCATTTACGCCTATATCAGTTCTTCCTCCAAAATGGTCGGCTGTTTTAGCCCCATGAGGAATAGGGATATTAAGTATACTATTTATTGAATATTCTTTTGTATCTGATATATCATAAGGATAATGACGTATATCATAAAATATGCCGCTTAGGATTTGCTTAATAGTACGTCCTTTGGCAATATTATCTCGTATTTGATCAATTGAAGAATTCAAATTTATAAGAATTTTCTCGTGTTGCATTTGAGTAATAATTTTTTTATCCTCAACTTTTATATCGTCAGCTTCTTTTTTAGCTGCAGCTTTATTGAGTTTATTCTGAGCCCATACTTCTTTTTGTGCTATCCAAGCTTTTGCTTTTTCAGCTTTTTTAGCATCTCGTTTTTCTTTATCAATCCTACGTATTTCTTTACGTTGTGCAACTTCTAATTTGTGTAATTCCCTTTCACTTTTAGTCATTTTCTTTAGTTTTAAATGATTTAATTACTATTACAATACAAATATAATCATTTTTCTGATATAAAAAAATATTTATGCCATTATTTTCATTTATTTACGTAACGGGCTTATTAATTTATGCGGTCTGATGGTATTTTTTAACGTAGTTTTTATCAATGCATCTATCTCGGGAATATGAGCGAGTATAACATTAAAGAACTTAGTTGCATATTCACCAAAATCCTCAGCATATAATTGTCTATCGATCGGGTAGCCAATAACTTCATCCATCCTATCCGTTAAGATATCTGCCAAATAATCATGAACTTTCATTGTGCATTCATTTACATTATAAGTATCTTCATGTCTTGGAGTTCCTTCACACAAAATGAAATTGCATAAAGCTGTTGAAATACCTATATGAATATCAGCTCTTTCAGAACCATCAAATCTTCCTTTAGAGTTACACATCATATATCTGATGCAATAAAAGTCCAAAAGATAATGGAGCATCCAGATTTCTCTCTTTGTTAAATTTTTCATGATAATTTTAATTCTATAGCAAATATAACAAAAATACTTGACAAATAAAAATATTTTGGCCGTTATTTTATGAATATATACAAAAAGAAGCATTTTTATGCATGCACGACTTATAAATGAGAAATTTACTGAACAATCTGATCCCATTCAGGATATGGGTTTGGGTTTGAAAAACAATCCTAAAATTCTTTTGCCTATGGTTATTAAAAAGCTAAAGGAATTTGGAATTAATGCCGAAGTCAAAAAATCTTTTGAATTTGGTAATGGCCACTACGAAATTTACGTAAATGGAAATTCCGATGATGAAGTTTTGGAGGTTCAATATTTTTATTCTACTGATAAAGCTGCTCATGAAGAAGGTTGGAAAGGTGGATTCGCATTATCTGATGATGGTGGAGCTGATTTATGTAAAGTTTCGCATGATCCAATGGTGTCTATAAAAGTTTTACTGAAAAGAAAATATGGAACTAAAGCAAAAATTGCAAAATATATTGACAAAGCTGAAAAGAAAATAGCATTTTTAAAAGAAGTAGAAAAAATAATAGATTAAGATATGATACTCCCAGGAAACGAATCAAAAACACTCCCTATAATTATCTATGAAGAAATGAGGGGAACAATAGTAATAAAAGGTAGATCAATTTCTCCAGAAGTAGAAAGTTATTTCGCTGATTTTACGCCTTATCTAGATGAATGCGTATCAAAAAATCCCATGGATTTGAAAATAGATATTGATCTCGAGTATTTCAATACCAAAACTGCTAAAATCATGATTAAAATGCTTGACACACTTAAAAAAGTAGTAGAGACAGGTTTTAAAGTTGATGTAACGTGGTTTTACGAAGCAGATGATGAAGATATGTATGACGCAGGATTAGATTATGAAGAACTATCAAAATTAAAATTCAATTTTGTTGAAAAACCAAGCACAGAAAAACCCGATTAACTCGGGTTTTTGTTTTATTCTGCATCTATATTTTGTGCATATTCAAAATTCATGAAATATTCTCGCTTATCAAGCAATTGATTTAGAATGTTATGATCTTCTATTCCAAACTGAGACATAAAATAATCATAAAGATCGCCATCTGTACTATTTTCATCATTTTCTAATGAAGATACTATATTGTACCAAGGCAAGCTTGGATTTTTTGTTGTTATGTCTTCATACCAAGCAACAAATTCGTCTACTGTCATTCGTGGGTACATACTTTCATTTACTAATTTTGCTTTCATAATGTGTAAGTTTCTTTTAGTATATATTCACCTTTATAAATTCTTTAAACATCTTTACACTAAGATATTGAGTCGTGGTTGAGCGAGATTTTATTTCTTCATAGTGTTTATCACGAAACGTTGAGAGAAATTTCTCGAATTTTGGGCGTAACTTTTCATCAAGAAGATTAACACCTAAGCTAACTTCAAATTGAGGCTCTTTTGAAACGTTGCCAACTGCATATCCATAAGCAGCAATGTAATACTGCCAGTGTTCATCAATCATACGTGAAAGATGATACTCTTTGATCGAAAAGTCTTTATCGATTCTTGCATCAGTTGTGTCATAACTGTTTCTTGGTGAGATGCTTTGATACACGTTAACACAAGTTTTGACTTTTTGTGAAAGTCCTCCACGATCTTTAGCTCCAGTGAATGTGATCTTTCCAAGCTGATCACTCTTAATCAGTTGAAGTGTTGGAACAGGATGCTTAACGTTGTAGAAGTACACAGGAGAGATGAAAACGACGTAATCTCCAAGTTCTGAAGCTTTCTTAGCGAAAGCAAGCCAGAGCTTACTGCCAGTGCCGTAAGGAGGTCCGGTGATAATGAGACGACCACGTTTGTAGGTCATCGGATTGTTATGAAGAAAGTCTTGCTTTTTAATTTTGGGATCGTCGGGATCAAGATCGTAATAGTGTACAGGAATGTTCAATTCGTGTGAGAGTTTGTCAAGATAGGGCCCGAATGCTAGATCACCTGCTGCGGGTTCTACGATGTCTGTAAGTTTATCAAGAGGGATATACTGACGTACCATTTCGAACACATGATCAAGAAGCTCAGGTGGAGCATAGTATTTGTCCATTGTGTTAACTGCTTCGAATACAAATTGAGCTTTCATACAAGGTTTGTTTTATTTATCTTTAACTTTACATTAACTATTTTAACAAAACCCTAACACTCAAGTTCATATAACTTAAGTACTTAAGCAACTCGGAATGTATACTCTATACTGTGTATCTCTTTACAAAATTTCCCAAATAACTTTGATTTTCCCTCAAATATTGTTCGATAAAGAAATATCTACTTGAGTTTCCCTCTTCTTCAGATACTCTTAATATGGGTTTATTAACATTCAAACATTCACGAAATCTATCTGTATTGATAAAAATCAATTCTGAAGGATTATCCGGAATATTGAAGATGATGAACATTGATTTTGAATCATCTAATGTATTTTTGAGATTATTGTCGTATAAAGTAAAAGATTTTGCCCACTTTACATCAATCGCAATACTTTCAATAATTCTTCCTTCACTATTTCGAAAAGGCTTGCTGCCTTCTTTAAAAGTTATTATGTAGTCAAATTTTTCTTTCATATCCTGATAACGTGAAGCTGGCATAACTTCTACTTCGTATCCTTGAGATTGAAAAAGTCTTCTAACTTTATGAGCTATAAACGGTTGTTGTCGAATACCATCTCGTTTATGCTGGTTGCTTCCATACATATTCATTTTTTTCGTAATTTAGGTGATGCCGGCATACCTGCAGCCGACAAATATATTTCCGTCAGGAACTTTTGCATGTTAGCCAATTGGTATATATTGCCTGCAGTTAATGTGTACTGGAATGCCTTCTCTTTAGACACGGATGTATCTGGATTGTAAAGGATACGTTTCAATTCATGCTTCAATTGTTCAAGACTATACTTATTAATGTTGATAATAATAGGTTCCAATTGTTTACCTACTGCCATGCTACTTTCAATTCGTGTTAAATCTCTCATAATACATATTTTATGTTACATATTTATTGTAAATATAACAACAAAAACCCAATAAGAAAAACTTATTGGGTTAAATGTTTGTTAATTTATTTAGTTGAGCGTAATATCTATTTGATGAACTGTAACGTTAACATCTGCGGAAGTAATAGTTTGGCTATCATACCATCCTAATTTCGTTGTATGCAATGTTATTTTTGATGCTTTACCTGGCATACCAAATTCGGATGCTGGAACAGTAAGTGTAATTACACTACCATTAACACCGGGAGAAGATGATGAAGGAGCTTCTGTAATAGTTATAACAACCTCACCAAAAACTTTCTTATCAGTACCAAAATAAAGAGGAAGGTCTCCTGTATTATTAGGAACTGTTACAGTTGTTGATACTGCAGCACCATATAATATGTCAGAAAAATCAAGAGCACCAGTTACACCAGTTGTGTTTGGGCCGGTTGCAGTTGATAATGTGCTTAATTCAGTTCCAGCAATATTGACAGGTTTTAAATCAAATTTTACAGTAATTGTAAGATTTGCACCGGGGAGTTTTGTTAATGCTTCAGTATTAATTGTGAAGAAATCACCAAGTCTTTTACCAACAACTGTTAAAGGAAAATGTGCCTGTGTTGGATTAAAATCAAGAACGCCAAGATAATTGATGCGACCATCACTATCTTTTGTTTCCATAACTAATCTTACAGGTTCTGCCGGGGTTAAGTTAGAATAAACAGCCTGATTAGCTCCAAATACAATAGGGTTATTGCTTGGCGTGCTCCACCAAATATTAGCAGCAGAACCATTAAGAAATTCCAAACCTTTTACAAGAGCAAAAGCTTGATTGCCATAAAATGGAGAATTAATAGCATACATAATCCAATTACGTGTAACGGCTGCGGGAGCTTCAAATGGTCCGAGAGATTTAGAGATGCTTACGTTCGCGTCTTGAGCAAGAAATGAACCATTAACTGTTCCAACATATTGTGTTGATGGATTAAGGTCAGTTTTCTTGCAATTAGTTAGTCCTACCAACATAACTGTTGCGATTAAAATAAAAAGAAATTTAATGTTTTTCATGTTTGTGATTTTTTGTTAATAATGTTAATATTTAAATGTAATAGTAAATATAACAATAAAACTCGACAAATAAAAATCTGTCGAGTTAAATGTTTGTTAAAGTATGTTATTTTTTAACTGTTGCTGATGTAGTTGAAATTACACTACCTAAAGCTGACTCAAGACCTTTTTTATCTATAGGAGTATCATATGTAAGAGTTACAACATTGTTTGTGTTTTCAACAATAGTAGTAAATCCTGAAATATAATATCGTGGGTCCTCGATCTTATATTGAATTATTATAGGATCATTAGATGGCAAAACTTTAAGAGATATTTTGATTTTAGTAATGCTTGCATCCACTACAGTTTTAGCTGTTATTCCTCCGGCAGGGGCAATTTTATCAAATTTATCGGTTCTCACTATTGACGAACCAACATAGCAATCAACCCAAACTTCATATACTGAATTATCAAGGAGTGGGTCACCACCTTGATTAGGAACTAAAGGCATGTTGTTGGCAATTTGATATGTTGTAGTTGTAACTTTTTCTTTGCCTCCACAGGAATTTAATCCGATAGTCATAATTATTACTGCAAATATTGCAAGTAATGTTCTCAAAAATGTTAATTTTTTCATTTAATTTGTTTTGTTTTTAGATTTGTAATTGATTTATTTTTATTTTACGTCGTAACTTTCAGGAAGTCCGAGTTTTTCTTTTAATTTTTTGTTATAAGCCTGTGCATCTTTATTAGCCACATCAGGAGAGTAATAATGAGCTGGTTTCTTTTTATCAGAATTCATTATCATCATATATGATACTGTTCCTGCAGCTATACATCCTGTGAGAACACCTATTTCAAATCCACCTGCTGTAGTTCCTGCTTGGTGTAAGAATGGTTTCTTAACAAGCATATCTGCTATTAATGTACCACCTATAAGTAAACTACCTAAAAATACGCCTGCTCCAATATTTGTCATTTTTGTTATTCTAGCATTATCAGCAGCATTTCTTTGTAATATTGGCTGATTTCCTGCTAAAGTAGCTAAACTCATTTCACTTATTTCTTTAACACCACCTTGAATAATCTTAAAATCAGATACTTGGTTTGTAACAGTATTAGAACTACTATAACCGTAATATCCGTAATAACCTGGGTACATTGAGCTTTTTCCTGTAGTTGTGCTTACATTTTTGGTTGAGAAAACAACTTCTAGTTTAGAGTTATTATATTCTTGACGTTGAGGAGTTTTTGCTTCCATCACTTTTTCTTGTACCTGACCAGTATTTTTAATAAGAACTGTAGTTGTTTCTCCAGCTTTTATTTCTACTAAGTCACCATATACACTTACAGTTCCAAGAAGTACTTTAAGATAATGACTTCCAACTGGTACAGCTTTGATTTCTTTCACATCTGTTCCTTGTTTTGCATCATCAAGATATACAGAGATTCCGGTCAATTCAGAAAAGACTTTAAGCGTGCCGGTTTTCGTCTGACTGAACAGAGAAAGACTTAAAATCATTAATAATAAAATACTTGCTAATTTTTTCATTTGTTTAATTTGTTTAATTTGTTTGTTTTTAATATTGATAATTGTTAATTTTGATTTTTTTGTCATGTGCTTCCTTTAATAAAGGCGCATATTCATATCCGACTCCTACTACCATAGCTTTTGTATATGCTATCATTAAAGTTGCTACGTTTCCATTTGGAATTATCCAAGCTGTTTTTATAGTAGCTTGATGTTTTTTTATTGCTTCAACTTCACGTCCATCACCATCTTTATAGCCTCCAGTAAAATCTCTTTGAATTGTTGTAGGTTGTCCGTAAGTGGATAATAACGTTTCATTTATTTCATTATAGTCGGATACTGGTATGCTAAGTTTATCAACTTTTTGTTGAACTAAATCTATAGCAACATATCCTACGATAATATTGAATAATTTGTCATCGAGTAATCGAATTTCAAGAAAAAATGGTTTCTGAGTATTGTTATCCATAGAAAAGGTTATAAATCCCTTTCCTTGACCAATGTATACACCACCAAGTTGATTAATTATGAGATTACTAGCAGTGACTCTATCCATTCCCCAAGCTAATCCGAAAATACCATCCATATCAGGAGATAATTTTCCATCTACTTGCCCTATATTAATGACTTGACCAATATCAGTCAACAGTTCTTCTTTAGGCACATATGAATCAGGTTCGTCAGTAGGTGGATCAATCTTAATAGAATTAGAATTAGGATTATAAGTAACCACTCCTGTATTTTCCTCTTGTTTTGCAATTGGCTTTACAATTGGTTTTTCACCCGTTTTGTTACTAACTCCTTTAATAAGAACAGTAGTAACTTCACCAATTTTTATTTCAACGATTTCACCATAAATAGCAGTACCATTTGATAAAGCTTTAAGATAATGGCTTCCAACTATAACATTGGTTATTACTTTTGTGCCATCTTCCTGTTTTACTTCATCAAGATATAAAACAGTGCCGGGCACTTCGGTAAAAATTTTAAGTGTGCCCGTTTTGGCCTGGCCAAATAAGACAGACACACTTAATAATACCAATGCCAAAAAACATAACGTTTTCTTCATTTGTGTTTGTTTTTAAAAATTAATTACATTTTGAACATGAAGAATAACCACCTGCATGACATGCATCAGCAGATGAAAAACATTTATTACCACCTCTCCAAGGTGTACTACCACTGCAACCATTATTGCAACCAGTGCCACCGCCGCCACCGCCGCCAGCACAACAGTATACGCCGGCAGCGCCTGAACTACAGCCAGAACCTCCGCTATGTGATGGAGAACCACCACCCGGACAAGAATAACAACTGCCATCGTTACCAGCTAATTCGCCAGTGCCGCAAACAGGTTCGCATCCAACAAGACCCCAAATAGTAAAAGCTGATAATATCAGTCCTAAACTAAATGTTACTAAAATTTTTAATAATTTTGTTTTCATTTTTTTGATTTGTTTAATTTATTTTTGTTTATTTATTTATTGTTTATATTTGCTATTACGCTTTCGAATACGAAAGGAGATGAGAGTTGTCCAGATGCAACTATTTTTATTGTATCATGTTCCACATAGAATGCAGTTGGATAAGTGAATGTTAGTTTATCCATTGCATTAGAACTTAATATAGTGACAGGAAAATCCTGTTTAAATTTATCTTCAAAAATAAGTCTATCTTTATCATTTCCTACTGTTAATATTATAACACTGTCAACAACATTAGTTTTAATGAAACTCCTTAAATTTTCAATTGAGTTCCAACAATAAGGACATGTGTATGAAAAACAGAAAATTAAATATGTACTATCTTTTGATGTTTGAACATATTTATTGAATTCTGTGTTTTTGATATTTTGGTTTTTCATTTTCATTTCTGGTTCTTCAACATTGATAAACCTGGTTGTTTGTGCAAATAATGGAGAAGAAGTTGTCTTACCTGATATAAAAGTAAAAATAATCAAAGACGATATAAGTATATATTTTTTCCAACTTGGAGTAATTCTACATCTCAGAGTTTTAGGATATAATTGCCATACACTCAATGACATTATTATCAATATAACATTGCGAATAAATGAAAATAAAGGTGGAAAGTTTGTGTTTTTGATAGCCCCAAAACATCCACAATCATTAATTCCATGTGCAAAGTGTGCATAAGCAAATAATGCGGTAAACACTACCAACATACCGAGTGAAATTATTGAATCTCTTTCAGGATTAACTAATAAAAGTAATGAGAATCCTAATAGTATTTCAAATAAAATAATTACGGGAGCTAATGGAGCAAATAATCCCAATCCATATTGTCCGATAAGAGCAGTAAATGCAGCTACATCAATAGCCTTTCCGATTCCTGAAAAAATGAATATCGCTCCAATCATGATTGAAATAACATTCAAAGTTTTCTTATCAAAAATACTTTTAAGAAATGTGTTCATTTGTATGTATTTAATGTAATTTAATGTAATTATGATTCGTCAATTATTTTTTTCAAGTCTGATGCAGCAAGTTCAATGTTATTGTAAACATCAATAATCATATCAGAGTTAAACACTTTGCGTGTAAATTTTGAAGATTTAACACCTTGATCATGACCAGTATCGAATGCATCTACAATTGTTTTGTAAGTTGCTTCAAGAAGACCATCGTTAACATTATCAGGAATCCCTGCACTTCTTAAAACATGTGTGTATTTTCTTTTAAAGTCCATAAGACTTACAAGGCGTACATATCCATCTGCACTTACGTATTTATATTCAAAGGGTTTAACATTTAGTACTTGAGGACGATTATTTTTTGGGCATTCTTTGTAATAAGGATCGCCCCAATCATTTTTCCTATAAATCATCTTTTTAAGAAGACGCTCATATTCAATGATTTCTTTTGCAATTTTAACCGTGCCTCTTGCAGGGTCTTTAACTACCCATATAAGTTGTGCTTCGGCTGTGGATGCTGGAATTACAAATACGCGTTTAAACATAATTTTTTTAACCGATGATAAGAAAATATCGTTCCAATAGTTTGGAAGTATTTCTGATAAAGGCCCAAATATGTTTTTACGGTTGATATATTTTCCGCTTACTTTTACAACGAAAGCTTCAACTTTCTTTTGATAATTCTGGTCTGTTAACATATTCTTTGTTTTTAAAAATTTCCATTACTATTTCTGTAGCACAGTCGAGACAAAATAAATTTTCTACTGTGCCCTTTTCATTTTTTAATAAATTTTGCTTAATTATCTTGCGACATTTATGACATAAAAAAGCTCCACGACCACCATTGAATTTGATGATAGGCTTTAACTTTTTATTAGTCAAAGGGTTACATAATAATTTTTTTATCTTATACATAAGATTCGAATTTATTTCCCTGCATGTCGTATCCTACCAATGTGATGCTATCTAAATAACATTTGTCTTGGTAGTCATTTTGTGGGTCATTAGGCACATTGTCATATGCGTTGGCCATTTCTTTATTGTATTCTTCAAGTATTTCATCATATTTCATTTCACTTTCCAAAACGGTTTTAAGATTTTGATAAAATTCAATTTGAGTTTTTATTTCACCAAGGTGCTTTTCATACTCTGAAAATGGAAAAGGCATTAAGAATTCTTGTGGGTGTTCGGTATCAGCATCTCCACCAGCAAACATTACAAATATGTAAAAATTGTTGGCTCTGCTTTTTTCTTTAAGGGTAAATTTAATAGTTCTCATTTATATTCAAAATTTAATTCATCAATTTTTTTCCAAAAGCTTAAATCCCATTGTTTTTCAACGGCTTCTTTATCGGCAATAAGTGTTTGTCCATGTAACAATCCAAATACATTATCATGTCCAAGCCAATAAATTTCATCACCTTCTCGAAAACTTTTTTTAAAAATAGTCCAAATTAATTTAGACGGATCTAAACGTTCTCTGTGATGTCCTGTTTTATCATAAAGAAAAAGAAGATTACGATTTTCAATAATCTCTCTTTCTCGTTTCCAATGTTTAACGTAATGTACTATTCCGAACATATTTTATTTTGTTTAATACAATATAATCAATTTTCTTGACACTAAAAAATTTTATGCCATTTATTTTTTATTTTTTTGTTTTGCTAATCGTATGTTTCTTTTATGTTCTTCTGTTCTTGGTGGTTTTTTCTTTCCAATTAATTTTTTACTTAAATTGTCTTTATGCGTTTGTGATAGTGGCTTATCTTTTTTCGCATCTACCATTTTTTGACGAGATTCTTCAAAGATGTTATGTTTTTTTCCTTTTTGTTGTATTTGTTTCTGTTTTATATGTTCATTGTATTTTTGTGTTCCATCTTCAATACCATATTTTTCAATCCAAACATCCTTTAGTTTTCTTCCTTTCATTTTTGAAGGGAGTCCCTTTAAAGATTGACTTCTTAATTCACGCGTTATTTTCGATACAAATCTTCCTTGTTCAGATTTACTTATTTTATCTTTTGTATCTTGAGAATGACAGCCATTAACACCGATACCACCCTTAGGACTAATATTATACCCATTTGGTGTTAACGTATTGTATTGAATGATATATTTTGATTGAGCATTAAATGCTTCTAATTTTGTATTAAATGTTTCTAAAATTATCTTTTTAAAATTTCTTCGAGTGTATTTTTTAATAGCAGCTTTTATTAAATTTCCGCTACCTAAGTAATACCAGTGTTTATCGATATTATTTGTAACAGAATCACCAATATATTGTTTTCCGTTAACTAAATTCGTTGTTACGTAAACATAAAAAACTTGTGCCATACTTTTTTAATTATATATTCGTAGTAAGCACAAGTTTTTACCTTAATCAATTATTTTCCTTTATTGAGATCATAAGTTCTTGATTTCGCTTTAAACGATAATCTGTTGAATTGAGCACGAGTAATTCGTACACCAACTGGCATAGTTCCTCTTGCAACATATACAAATCCTTCAATCAATTGAGCTGGATTCAATACTGAGTATGTAACGTCTGCTTCTTTAAGAAGATCGATTGCATTTTCTGGAAGAGTGTAATTGTCATCCAAAATAGGAACTGTTTCTAAACCTATTTCATTAATTAACTGAACCAGAACGTGAAGTTATCAAGGCTAAAATGGCTGAAATCTCTAAATTAAATACTCGTCCAGAATTCGAATTCCTTCGTGCTGTTAAATTTCACATCAAAACTCGTAGAATTTTAGGTGAAATATCATGTGGCATAGTATTTCCTATTTCAATCTTAAACAAAATTGGTAAAATATCTGAAAAGGACGGAAAACTTTTCTTGGAATTGGATATATAATATAAAAACATTATGAATACTAGGAGAGGTTACATCTATGTGATACTAAATAAAATAAATGGAAAGTATTACTATGGAAAAACTTTTAACATAAAAAACAGATGGAATAAACATATTTTTAATGCTAATAAAAAAATTAATAGACACCTTTATGACGCAATGAATCATTATGGATATGAAAATTTTTCTATACATCAAATAAGTGAAATAATTGAAAATAAAGATATAATAACTAAAAAATTAAATGAATTAGAAACATCTTTTATATCATTAACAAATGCGCAAGACTCTAATTTTGGATATAATATGTCAAAAGGCGGTGATGGAGGATATTTAGGTGAAGAGGCCGTAGAAAAAATGGCTGCAAAAAAACGAGGAGTTGCATTATCTAAAGAACATAAAGATAATATTGGAAAAGGAAATAAAGGAAAAAATAAAGATAAACATCGAACTGAAGAAGAAAAACAACATTTAAGTAATTTGTACGAAGGAAAAACTTATGAAGAAATATACGGAGAAGAAACTGCAAAATTAAAAAAAGAACACGCCAGCAAAACCATGAAAGGAAGAAAACGAAAACCTTTTTCAAAAAAATGGAAAGAAAATATCGGAAAGGCTTCGGCAGAACGTTTTAAAAAACAAAGAGAATTAAAAATATCATCTATAGATACTGATGAAATAGAGAATTTATTAAAAAACAACATAAAGTCTAATGAAATACCAAATATATTTAAAGTTGATATACGCATGCTTAACTTTATATTTATAAAAAAATATGGTATGACATTATACAAATATTCGCAAACAATGAAAAAATGAAATCATGAAAAAACTATCTTTATTACTAATTTTAATATCACTGGGAATATTTTTTAATTCATGTAATAATAACAATCGTGAATTAAAAGCTTATATGAAAAAAGCTGCAATTGAATATGATGCAAAAATTAATCCCCTTAAAAAAGGAATGGATAGGACACAAAAAGATATTGATTCTTGCTTAAATTCTTGGACTGTTTATGATAACAATAAAGATATTCTTAATATGACTGAAAAAGAATTTAAGAAATATACAATTATTAAAGAAGAAAGAGAAAAATTCGTAGATAATCTTTTCACAAAATTTGATAGTTTAAAACATGAAATTGAAAAAATATCTCCTGAGTATTTTTTAACAACCGAAGAAATAACGGAAATACATTATAAAGCAAAAGAGATGGTAAGACAATTATCAAAATAAGTAAAATATGAAACAATTAATAGAATTATACGACGGAGTCGATCTTACTGATATACTTGGTGTTATTCAGTATGTTGCGCCGGACCCAGCAATTATGGGTGGAGATGCTGCTGGAACTCTTACAGGTGTTGGTCTTCTTATTTCTGATGAAGAAAGATTGGAAAACCTTAATGCCAAATACGAAGTTATGAGATTATTTCAGTACTACAAAACTGAAAAACTTGAAGGAACTTCTTTCACAGCATATTTAAAAGATGGAAAATTTGGAGTTTGCGGTCGTACTGTTGACTTCCAAGTTCCTGATGAAGATGATCCTTTTGAAGGATTGAACTCTTACTGGAAAACTGCAATAAGATTTGGTATGGAAGAAAAATTGAGAACTATTTGGGTTCTTTCGGATGATGAATCTGATCTTTTTGCTCATAAGTTAGATAACATTGCCATCCAAGGCGAACTCATTGGAGAAGGCATTCAGGGTAACATTTACAAACTTAAAGGACAAGTGGTTAAGTTTTACAATGCTTTTTACATTGACAAACAAGAATATATGCCTTTCGATAAATTCGTTCAGTTACTTTTGACATTTGCTTGTTAAGAGCTCTCCATTCTTCTTTCTTTTCAACAGTCAATCCATCAGGCATAATTGAGTCTGTCTCGACATATACGCATAAATCTCCGATCTTAAAATCCTTTTTCTTTACTACAACCCACCAGCCACGAACTCTAGCGTGTTCAATATTATCAGCACCGACAATAGGCTTAATTTCTTCTATACGAGCGATAGTTGCTAATTTTCGAATATCAGCAGTTTCATTAGTTAAATTTATATTTTCTGTCATATCTTTTTGTGTTTGCAGTTATCACCATGAAATTGTTTATATGGGCTTGGCTGTGTTAATTTTCCGCACCATTCACATTGTATTTTTGGAATATTTTTATGGGATTCACTTAATTTGCTAATAATTTTCTCTGTACGTTCGTAAGATGTATGGGCCGAATTTAGACTAATTTTATTTTTCCATTCAATAAGTTTTTTATCAGCAATTTCTTTCCCGTATTTATCTACCCATATATTATATGCATTTGTGCCGAACATTCCGTTTTTTTCTCCAGAGGTTTTTTTATTTTGTTTTCTTGTAAAAGAAATTTTGTCAATCGATTCTTTTTTATGTTTTTTATCAAACATTGGATTTTTATCGCCATTATGATCAACATTTTCTTTTTGTTCTGGCGTCCATTTGTAACCTATGCATCCTCGACCTCCTAAATTAAGATTATATCCGCCTTCGCTTACATGAGAATGAAAATATTTTATCCAAAATTGTTCTTTTTCACTCCAATCGATTAAGTCGATATATTCTATAATTCCCATTATAAAATTATCGGGTTTATATTTTTTAATTGCTGCATCTAATGTTTTACTGCTCCCATAATATTTGTCTTTGTCAAATTCTTTATTTGAAGCGTGAAAGCCTACATAACATTTTTTGTTTATCATGTTTTTAATCATGTAAATAAAATGATATTTATATGCGCTTTCTACATTAATCATTTACTTTTTCTTCCATGTTTTTTAACAATAATGGTTCCTTCTAATTTATGCCAATCACGTTGACATACGTTGTGTGTTCCACCAGACCAATCACCTTCGAGTTCAACTTGGTCAGGTTTGACTCGTAATCCAACGACTAAGAAAGTTTCATTCCCGTGATAAATATCCGGGTGACAAACTTGGTCGTATAATTCAATTTTATTTTTGTTTCCCATCGTCTTGGTAATATGCTTTGTAATTATATGGATCGTATATGTTTTTGGCTTTAACATATTCCCAAGGACAAATACTCATTTCACTTTCCTGAGGACTTAATAATTTAAGTTTTGCACATTCAGCAGGAGGATTGTTTTTGATATTAATTACTGCGTAATCTACTTCGTATAAATACGAACCATCCATCCTTGATTTTCCTAATGCGTTAAATCTTGGATCGTTGATGGGCTTTTTAACTGAAATTACTGCGTTGTGATTCATATTAAATTTCGATTAGTGAGTTTTCCGGCAATTCAAAAAATGGGGTTTCATCGAGTTTGTCAGATACAGGAATTCCGTTGAATCCTATGCATCCGTAGGTGTACCCACTGTAATAATAAACAGTCTCACCTTCTTTATATGTTCTTTCAAGCCACGGACATTCCTTCTTGGTAACATCTCGTGTAAGTCTGTATTTTCTCATCATAATATTGTATCTATGTTAAGATTTTCAATCACATTGTCATCAATAATTTGAATGATTTCATTAATCTTTAACATATCAACTCCATCATAACGTTCATAAGTCATAATAAGATCATTCTTATCTTTGCAGTATACTGGAAAATCATCCCAATCAAAAGTATCACATACTGAAATGATAAATTGACATTTTTTTTCTTTTGCCGTTTTAATCCAGCGATCGACATCTTCTCTACCTACTGCCATGATTTTACGTATTAAAATCGTTATTTCTTTTTAGGATTGTTTATTGACTCAATCTCTTTATTGATACGAGTTTTGTCACCTTCTGTTAAGGGTATCATCTTAGAAGTTGTTTTGCCATCAACTTTTTCTGGTTTTGTTCCTCTTAACAATTCTGCTTCTAATAAGCCTTTAGCACTTGCTCTTCTGTTTCTAATTCCTAATGCGCCTTTCATATTTTATGTTTTAGTGATTAAAGTTCAATAATTTCCCATTCATCTAATGGAACGTTTATAGTTTTATCAAAATTATATTGATCTTTATAGGCCGGAATTGGCGAATAAGGTTCAATTTTAAAATGCTTTATAAGAGCCTGTTCTCTTTTTGAAGTTCCTTTTGACCACTGCAATAAAACTCTTACACCGTGTTCAACCCATTTAAGTGAAGGCTTTTTATCATATATTTTTCCATTAATAGAAAAGTTTCCTGTTCCTCTTGATGGTGTAAAAAACAATCCAGTCGGTTTGTGTAAAATTTTGTAGACTTTCATATTATAAGTTTTATAAAGCAAATATAAACAAAATACCTGACATAAAAAAATATTTATGGACTTATTTTCAAATTATTCTAAACGTTTTGGTCTCGTTAACAGGCCAGAAATATTTTCCATCATTAAATCCTTCGTCGCCTGGAAATTTAGGAAGATAGAATTCTTTGTCCTTTTCAATTAAGCGTGCACGCATGGCTCTATGAAAGTTTTTATCACCTACCCACCACGGATCTTCATTTTGATGATCAACATCATATTTTATCATTGTGTTTTTGTACCCGCGTCTTACCCATTCGTCAATACAGCAATTTGTGTAATATTTAAGAGAATTGGTGTAGCCCACCCACATTTTAACTGCTGGGTGATTTTGCCATCTTGCCGGTTTTCCTTCAAGAATGTCGACGATTTGTCGAGCTTCAACTCGTTGTTTTCCTAAACGTTTCATATCCAAAGATTGTACACTTCGGATAAAATTAGGGTACGGAAGAAAAGTTTGCATTTAAGAGATGTTTTGTGTAAGCTAATATAATCAAAAAGCCTGATTTAAAAAAATCAGGCGTGTTAAATGTTTGTTAAAGAATGTTATAACAATTCTTGTGATCCGCCCCATGATTTTTTAAAATCACGATCATCACGATTAAAATCATCACCATTAAATTCTTCACCGGCTTCGTCGTTTGTATCTTCAGCAGATTCTTCATCATCTTCGTCTTCATCCTCGTCTTCCCAATCATCAGAACCTTCTCTTACCATTCCCCATTCATCTGAGAAATCAGTATAATCAACTTCCAATTCATCCAATATTTCTTCTACTTCACCTGGGAAATATCCTTCTTCATCTTTATCACGATTTGTAAGTCCTGTTATTTCATTCCAATTAGTATCAATAAATGATGCCAAATCTGAGGGGCTAACATCGCCCAAATCTCTAATTTCGTATTCTCCTACAAATAGTTTTGCCCAATAATTTTGTACAAAATTCATTTTTGCAGCATCCGATATTTCATTTATAACTTTTGCTCTCATATCATTAATTTATTTTAATTACACTACAAGAATTTCATCGTATGGTATGCCCAATTCATTGGCTACTTCAGCTATGATTTTTTCCCCTATCTTTCCAATTTCATCAGAATCGATATTGCCTAAGCCCTTTTCAACAACGTCAGGTTCCCAACCTTGTTCAACTACTTTCATCCACCAAATATTTCTGCAATCTTCAATAGTCTCTTCGTCATTTGAATCATTCCAAGGAAGATAATCTTTAAATACTTTTTCCATTTTTGCTTTCCATGCTCTATAAATTTGTGCATGATATCTTTGATAAAAAGCACGAACTTTTTTGTCGGCTGAATATTCATCTAAAGCTTCTTTAACTAATTTTTTCATATCGATATTTTATTTTTAATTCCTCTTAATTCGGGTTCTTTCCAAGTCATTTCCATTGCGTTGAAAATTTCTTCCTCATTTTCTCCTGCAATGAATTCGCGGGTTTCTCTATCATACAAGCCTTTTTGATTTAAAAGCATTCCTTTGCGTTTTGCTTTGGCTCTCATTATGATGTTAAATTCCTGAGGTCCTGTTAAAAACAAAAGCATTGCACCAAAATTCTCAGGATCAGTTCTGTAAATATCAACTTGTTCACCATCAATAGTGTAACGAGTAATATCTTTGCCTTTAACAAAAGCTACTTGGCCTGGAATCATTGGAACTTTTTCTCCCATATACACAACATCCAAGTCATGCAAATCCTCTTTTTTTCCACGTCTTGCAGAACCTGCAATGTAGAAATTATCATCTATTGATTTAAGATAATCAAAAATTTTGTGAGCTTTTTCTGCATTCATCTTAAAATGATTTAGCGTTTTCTTTACCACAAATTAATTTTGCAATAATATATTCTTTGCTTAAAGAATCAGGAAGACCTTCTCCATCATCGTCGTTGAATTCAGTTTCAAAGAAATCTGCATAATCACCTAAATCTTCATAAGAAAGTTCTGTTTTAGGCGATTCCAGAATTTCTTGAATTCCCGCATCGATATGTTCTAACATGTCTTCCAATGTCATATCATATGCATCTGGATTGAATTCATCACCCATAGCTGCAACTTCAGAACCATCTGGTGTTGACATACAAAACATACTGTCATCATATTTATCGGGCTTTGGAATTGATTTTAGAATTTTATCTAAATCAGATTCATTTAAACTTTCTTTTACTAATTTTTTCATAACGTTTCTAAATATTTTAATGTTTCATTTTTATTCTTCCAATCAAATTTATTCATCAATGCGTCTTTATACATCATACTCATAATGTTTCCAACTTCTTCATTCTTAACACCAAATTTGTCCATGATATCATTACCATTAACCGGGATATCACCTAATTTCATTGGTATTTTTCCTGCTTTCATTTCCTTAATAACTTTCCAAGCTGTTTCAGGCATAACTAATGCATCTTTAAGTGAAGGAGCGGTTCTTAACATCTGGAACACATTCCATTTCGTTTCTGCTTCAGATTTTTTCATACCTGGCGCAAAATCAATGAATTTGCCAAAATAAGCTTCCAAAGTTTGTAATGCTTTAATTATAACAAATTCACCTTTAAGTCTTTGTTTGTAAAACTGTGAAGGCGTTACTCCACCAAGAACTCCAAGTATGTAGTAGAAAGAAACTTCATCTAATCCTTCAAAATCTGAAAAATCAGTGTTTATGAATTTTTTTCCAAACAAAGCTTTATCCATATCACTTTTGTGCATACATTCAAACGCAATCTTTGTGCTTCCGTTTTTATGAAGTATTTTTTGAAATTCTTCAAGTATACGTTCTCCAGATATTTCTTTAAGCAAATTAGCATTTTTCTTCATTAACTGAAGTGTATTTGGCTCAATATCAAAACGGAATCTTGCTGTAAACTGTATAGCACGAACCATACGAAGTGCATCTTCAACAAATGCATTCTTATCAGTTGCTCTAAGTATTTTAGCTTGTAAATCTTTACGACCATTAAATGGGTCAAGGATTTCATTTGTTTTAACGTTAACAGCTATTGAGTTAACTGTAAAATCTCTACGTTTCAAGTCATCAACTATAGTAACACCTTCTGTGGAAATTTCGAATCCTTTGTGTCCTGTACCTATTTTTCTATCTACTCTTGGAACTGCAATATCAAAATCTTCTCCTGCGTGATATGTAGGACGAAATTTAATTACAGAAAATGATTGACCAACAATACTTGTTTTTCCGTAATGTCTTAACAATTCTTTAATATCATCTATTCCTAAGCCGGTAACAACAATATCTATATCCTTAGGAGATTTATTCATGAATGCATCACGAACACAACCTCCAACAATATATACATTACCTTTTCTTAAAAGAATTTTGATCCAATCTTGAGAACGAAGATCATTTATGAGATTTTTTACCATTAAGTCTTTTGTTTATTTATCTTTATCTAATATAACAAAAAAATCCGACAAATAAAAATATTTGACGGATTATTTTTGAGGGGTTTGTTTGGGGTGTTTATTCGTCTGATCTTGGAGGAAATAAGTAATGTTCCTTCTTAATTAAGTTTCTATTGGTTACTTTAACCAATATGTATATTTCATTTTCATTCATTTCAACTATTTTTCCTTGAGCACCATACTCAGAAGCAATTCGTACTTCGTCTCCAGATTTTACTGATTTACGAAATTTCTTTATCTTTAGAGAGGTTGAAATGTTTTGCCATACGATAAAGCCTATGCCTATCACACATATTGCGATTAATACCCACATTAAAATAGCAATAGTTTCAGGTGTTTGATTTTTTAAAAATTTTTCTATCATGATTTTTATTATTTGATTATGTGTATTTTGTGTACTAAATAAGATGAACCAATTCCAATTAATGCTCCTCCAATAACATCAGAAGGGTAGTGTGCTCCAAGTTCCATTCGTGAATAACCTACACTTCCGGCCCAAATATAAGCTGGTGCGGCAACATACCATTTAGGATATTGCATACTAAGTGAAGTTGCTAATGAAAATGCGATTGAAGTATGTCCGGAAGGAAATGAAGGGTCTTTAATAGATTTATATGTATGATTAACAATAATTCCGGGATATTTATTGAAAGGTCTTTCTCTTTTAACAGTATATTTTAATCCCATTGTAAATCCTGTTGTAATTGCTACTCCAGCAAATGCTTCGCATCCATTACGAGTTAAGGTTCTATTTTTAGCTATTAAACCGGCTAAAGCCATTCCAGCAGGAACTCCAAAAGATATAATTGCATCAGAATTTGAGATAAATCTAAAAAAATGATCCTGATATCTCGGTTGAGTGGAATTAATGTGCTTTAAAATATTCACATCAATATTTTGAGAAAACAAGGATATTGGGACTAATAAAAAAAGCAATATAATAAATTTTTTCATCTTCGAATTTAATATTTAGTTGTCCACTTTGGATCGGGTAAGTAGTTATTTTTCTCGCACGATAATAAATAAGTGTATAATTGTTCCCATTCTACTTCAGGATTAAATCCGGCTTTATCATCAAGCATTATGTTACAATAAAATTTCTTTTCATAAAATCCGAAATTTCCATTTTTGGAACTTATTCCAGGATTTTCATTAACTCCATCAAAAAATATTTCATCTTCTTTGAATTTTTCCACGTATTCTTCAATCTCATGTGGAAATGACGAAGTCCAAAGAATCATTTTTATGTCAGGTCTTTTTGTTAAAAGTTGAAGAGTTTTCTTGGCATAAGGATAATATTCTGCAGGCCAGGAAACATCTTTATAATTTGGCTTTACGATTGTTCCGTGTAGATCAATTGCCCAATACGTTTCATACCATTCCTTTTTAAAGGAGTTTGCAAACATTTTTTGTATGTAATCTATCATCATACTAATGATGCGGGTATTAAAAGATTATGAGTAAACAAGCAAGTAATGTGCTAAAAATAACTATATGTTCAAATATAGCTGCAAACAATAAAATTATTTGTACTTTAGGTTTTCTTGTCGAATAAAGCATCTCCATAGCATCAATTACCTTTTGATCTTTCTTTTGAATTCGTATAAAACTTATTGTCCAAGAACCAATTTTCCACGCATAAATTATGAGTGAAAAGATTAAGCCAATTAATAAGAGGGTCTTCATATTTTTGTAATTATCTGTAATGCAAGTGCGTGATGCTTTTCAGGAATTTTACTGAAATCGTATACACAATCATAAGGAATATTCATAAATCCGACAATATTATGTTGTCTTCGAATTGTAACAGTTTGATTTGATATAATTGTCAATTTTTCGGATGAGTCTAAAGTTATCATATTTTAGTTTTTATATGTTCCGTAAGTTACAATTTTTACTCCTTTTTTCTCTGCAGCTTTCATTTTACTGGAGGTTGAATTCAAATCATCAGTTATAAGGAAGTTACAATTTTTGTCTGTAACTGATACTTCAACCAAGTTTGGGAATTTTGTTATGAACTCCTCTTTTGTTTTGAATCCGAATGCTTTGGGTGAGCCAGTCATACAAACGTATATAGTTCCGGCTACTTCCTTTTTATCTTCGGGTTTATCAATCGTTATACCGAGTGATTCGAGTTCACTTACAAAATATTTGATATTTGATACTATTTCAGGTTCCTGAAGTTTTCTTACAAGTGCTTTTTCAATAGAAGCATAATCAGGAGTTAATCCACAATACTCTCTAGCTGCTTGTTCAGAAACTTTTCTTCCAATACCATCATATCCTTGAATAAGAATAACCTGAGAATATTTAAGAGATTTGATATTTTTGAAAGCATTTACGAAAATTTCTTCTGAACGTGAACCCATTGGGATTCCGTATTTCAACATGTTGATGTTATTCTGATTCTTAAGAACCCAAACCATAAGATCGTACATGTTATAAAAATCCTGAGCAAATGGTTCAATTGTTTTTCCACCAATTCCTTTAAGATCGAGTACTCCAACTGCAGCTCCTAATTTACGAGCGATTCTTCCTTCACAATTTTTATTGTTACACATAAGGTGTATGCCATCAAATGTAAGAGGTTCTCCACATGCAGGACATACTGAAGGCATATATTTTTGTAATTCTTTATCTATCATAATAATTTATTTTAATTGTATAGTAAATATAACAATAATTTCTGACACTAAGAAATATTTTGCCATTTATTTTTTAATAATTTTTCCTATTCCCAACTCCCAGCCATTATCTAAATAATAATTAAGATTTTCTTTTTTAATCATTTTACGTTTTTCATCCGAATGAACCCATATTCGTTCTTTTGTAGCTTTTCCACTACACCAAGATTTTTTTTGTTCTGGCGTAAGCTTATATCCTACATGAGATTTCGAAAGTTGATCTATATGTTCTTTTGAAAATTTTAATCGTCCCAATTTCCATCCATTATGTAAAAAATCTTGTAAATTTTCTGGGCAAATCGTTATATTTTTTTCGCCATTATTTATCCATTTACGGAGTTTAGCTTTATTGCTTATTTGTTTAACTATTTGATTATAATTTGGATGAAAAGTTAGGCCATTATATTGTTTTTCAATATTATAACCACTTTTTATAGAATCATAAAAATCAATATAATAGTCTTCTCGATCTTTTAATGTTTTTTTATCTGAAGGAAGTACTTCAATTATTTCTTTTTTGAAATTTTCAACACCATATTTTCGAATAGCATTATAAAATTTTGTTCCACTTCCCAATTTTGCATTTACTATATGTGATCCCCATCTTTTATAAATATTTACACTACAACCTACATATTTTTTATCATTTACGATATTTGTCCATAAGTAAATTCCTGAAATGATTTCCTTTTTCATAACAATTTTAATTTATATATTCTTTTATGAAGCAGGAGATATCATCTATTCAGGGGACAGTGGTGTAAAAGAAGTGCCATCTAAAGAAATTATTTTTTGTATAGCCGGAATTATATCACCGCGTTTACATATACTAACAAAAGTTCCTTCCGTTATTTTATTTCTAAGTATATATCCAGCGTTATATCCAGAAGCTCTTTTAACTGAGGTTCCAGCTAACTGTACGGGTTTCAACTTTACAACTGGGGTTAATTCGCCGGTTTTTCCAAGATTCCATTCAATTCCGATAACTGGAGTGACTGCTTCTTCAGGAACAAATTTGATTGCGATTGCCCATTCGGGATCGTGATCATTTTCACCAAGCTGTTCTCTGAATTCAACTGGAAGAGCAAAAACGATTCCATCCAACTGGAATTCGAAGTTTTCACGTAAACCTTCCATGTATTTAACTGAAGACATGTAGTCTTTTACAGTTGCACGTATTTTTGTAGAATGGGTGTGTCCGAAGATAGGATAATCATAGGTAAGTTCATCCAAATAATGAATTTCCTGAGGTTTTCCATTGATAAGGAAAAGAAGAGGAACGAGGGTAAGGTCACCAACTTTTTCAACACTGTAATCATCTTTACCAAGAATACCTGCAACGATATTACGAGCGTTTGCAAATTCGGCAGCATATTTCTTTTGGAATGTTGATTTAAGCATTACACATTCACAACGTATTTCTATAATTTCTGTAGTATGTTCTGGAATTGGGAAACTTGCTGGCAAATGTTTTCTGAATCTATCTGAAATGTCTTTTCCAACTTTTCCATCACCTCTTGTAAGAACTGATTCAAGTTTGCCATCACGATAAACTATATTGACACTACTACCATCAAATTTGGGTGTATAGTACATGTATTCGAATTTAGCATTAACTGATGCTTCTCTTTTTGAAAGCCAAGTACTGAATTCTGCTTCACGGTAGTTTGTAACACCTTTTTCAGATTCAGTTTGGAATTTTGCTAAAGATTTTAAAGGAGTGGGATGTGGAAAGTCAAAATCTTTTCTTTTTGAACCGACCTGTTCAATTACCTTTGAACCAGCGTCTTTAAGTTCTTTTTCGATAACATCAAAAGCGGCATCTGACATAATCGGATGACCTTCATAATAGGCAACTTTGGCCTTAAGATATTGGGTTTCGAGATTCAATATATTCATATAATATCTAATTTGATAGTACTAATATAATCAATTTTTCTGACAAATAAAAATTTTTGATGGATTAATTTTCAAAAATATGCTTTTGTGATAACTCGGGAATAGCTGAAAAGTTCTTTTCATCTTCAAGTTGTTTTTTAGCTTCTTTTTCAAATTTCTTAGCCATTTCACCCATAACATTCATTAAAGCTGTAAGTGATTCCGTTATAACAGGATCATTAAATATTTCACGTAATTCAATTTGTACACGCATTCTTCCAATAAAATAGAGTTCGAGAATAGTTTTATCATATTCTACAATACCCGCGTCTTTTAAAAGGAGTATGATTTTGTTAATTTGAGGATGCGAAAATATCCTGTCATCACCGTGTTTAACACCGTATATAATATCATTGGCAAATCTCTTCATTCCTTCAGAAGGTTCTTCTGTGCGAGGAGCTTCTTTGTCAAACCAAAAATTTAAAAGTTGAATGAAAAGTTCTGTTGACGGTTCCATATTACTTATGTTTAATTGTATAGTAAATATAACAAAAATACTTGACAAATAAAAATATTTACGGAACTATTTAACAGAAATTTAACAAATTATGTCGTTTCCATAACCAGCTTTAAGGTTATGACCATCAAAAACTAACGATTCATGAATATCTGACGGTTTACAGGTATTTTTGGTGTATACTCGAATAATATTTTCAAATTTCTTAGGGATGTAAAAATAGTTATGGCAAACACACATATCTTTATATTTTAATGTTTTTACCTGATTAAATCTTTTACTTTGCAAATTCATATCTCTAAAATCAATAAATTGATCAAGACAATATTGATTTATGGGCATAAGAGAAATAAAGCCTACAGAATTGGCTCCTATTTTTCTGGCCTTTTCTAAATACGCGTACGCGCGGGCCTTGCTGTCAATGTAACCTTTTATTAAATTACAACTTAAATGTATCATATCAGGAATCTCTTCATTCCATTTTTTAATCTCATTGGCTGAAATGCTATTAAATCCTAATATTTCGTTGTTGATTTTGTCGATATAATGATGCCTGCTTAATGATATGTTGTCCATACGAATATCATCTGTTAAAACTTTGTTAAGGTGATATCCATTTGAGTTTAAAACAAAAAACGAATTAGGACAGATTTGCGCGGCTATGTCTACTACTTTTCGGAACTTTTTGTAATCAAGTGTAGGTTCTCCACCAGTAAAAGCTATTTTGTTTATTCGAATTTTTTCTTTAAGTCCTTTTAAGACTATAGCAAACTTGAGTTCGTCAAAAAAGGCTGCATCATTTTGAAATTCACAGAATTTACAACTAGCGTTACAGCCTTTAAATCTTACGTATAAATTTATGTAGGGTTCTTTTATTTCCTGAGGTTCATTATCATACAACTGACAATAATGAGTTCGTAAAGAAATTTCCTTTCCAAACAGTTCCATTAATTTTATTTTTAGAGATTAACAACCCGGTGTTGAATATCCGCCTCCACAACTACCGCTACTACCACGCATATTTTTTCTTGCTTGTGTTGCGCAATTTTCCGGTTCTCCACAGCCTGAAGCCGGCATAAATGTAGAGTGTGGTCGTTTAAGAGATTTCACAGGCGAAGTTACAGTTTTAGCTCTACTTCCGATAGTTGCTCTTTTAATTTTATTAGCTCTAACAAAATTCATTACTAAATCAAAATCTACATCACCCTTGCCAAGTAATACGTCAATCTGCGCGAAGAATTTATTTGCTTGTTCTGCTTCATCATAAGCTTCTTTACAGTAATCCCAAAGATTTTGAAGACTCTTTTTGGTTATTTCTTTCATGATATTTTTTATTTTATTTATTCAGGAAAAATTATGTTAATGTTGAGTTTGTAATTCGTTTATTTGATTCTGTAAATTTGTTAAAATTTTCAAAAGTGATAATCCATTAATTATTACATTGCCATCTGCTTGTATTAAAAATGAATATTCGTTATAATTTCCTGATGTTATTCCTAAAATTGGGCGGTTTGTTAATTTAGTTCCACCAAAATTTCTTCCATCTAAAATGATCAATGGAATATTTGAAGAAACATCGTTTCCGGCTACTCCAACGAAATATAGGCCAGCATCCTTTTCATCACTTCCTATTCCTATAATCTCAGGAACAAACCCATGTGTTGTTCCGTTTCCCATTGAGAATCCATACGAACCATCACCCACATGAAAAGCTGTAATTATTGTATTTGCGGGTACAGCAATATCTACTTTATAATTATGTAATGGTTGACGTCCTAATCCGATTCTTCCTTTGTCGTAATATATATCTGTACCGATGAACTGATTATTCACCAAAATATTAAGACTGAGATCAATATCTAACCATCTTATACTTCCATCAAGTTGTCTTATAAGTGTTTGGGGTTTAAAACCTTGATCATAAACAGGAACAAATTCTTTAAAAGAAAGTATTGAATTATCATTATCAACAATAATTTGTGTTAATAAAATATTGTCATTATTGTTCATTTGTTTGTTCATTTGTTTGTTCATTTGGCTGTTCTCCTGTTGAATCGGTCTTTTTAAGACGAGGTTTCTTTATAGCTTTGGCCCAATCCTTTATTATTTTATTTATGTTGGTGCAAATCTCGTAATCTTCTTTAGTTTGAAATTTATTCAAAATGGTTTGTAAAAAAAGGTTAACTTTTAACGTTTCAATAATTATTACAGCCTTTTTGTCGGCATATATAGTAAATGGCTCTTTTTCTTGTTTATTTTCGTTAATGTAGTTATAAGTTCTTTGACAAAATTTGTAAAATTCGTCATGTGTATAAAATTCTTTTGTTTGATCATCAGGATTATATGTGAACAAAATTCTTTTATCATCTGTAGCTCCTAAAGTAACTAACTGAGGAAGATGATCAGCTTTACTTGTATATTCTTCAGAATGACTAAATTCATTCATAATGTTTCCGGCAACATCATCAATTACCTTTTTCATCATTACTATAAATTCATCATAACTTTTATACAAAATATTATCAGTAGCATTCCAATTAGGATTAATTTCGGAATCATGGATAAACAAGGCATGAGAGAAAACAGATTCTCTGACAATATCCGATACAATTCTATTATATTCTGTTGGATCGCTATTGCCTTCACCAAATATACACCAAGTATTAATTAAATTAGGAATACGTACAGTTTTTATTCCTGCGAATTCTGTGAATAACTTCACAAGTTCCTCTTCCGTAAAAACTAATTTAGCGGGTCTATAATCTTCCGTAATTCCGTTTGAATATAGTAATGCTCCCATATTATACTTTTTTTGGTAATTGACTTAATTCAAATTTAATATCTGTTATAAGTCTTTCAATTAATTCTAATTCTGCATCACGATGATATATGTTTTTAAGCGCTTCGCTCCAAACTTGAAATTTTATGCGTAATAAATTTCCGTCATAATAAATAGAACAAGTTCCCACTCCGATATTACCGGCCATCTCTTTCATTTGAATATCATGACCCGGAAAGGCTTTTTTTAATTTTTTTACTACGTCCATATTTTTCTTTTATTTTTCAAATCTTTTTCTTGCAGCATCTGTGATAAAAATGTATTCTGCTTTGCCAATAAAATCATCTAATGTTTTAGCATTACAATAACTCATTGCCGATCTTAAATAATCTTTAAAGTTTTCTGTCCATTGTTCTAATGTGTATTCAACTTTTTGATATTTTGTAATTCCTTCAGCCGTTACTAAATCTGTCTTTCCCCATTTTCTTTGTACTGCTTTGGTACTCATACCTCTGTATTTCTTTTTAATTGGGAATCCCCATCTCCAGAGTAATCCAGCCGTTTTATTATTTATTCGCATTTTCCAGAGATAATTAAATCCCGCTGATTCGATGGATTTATTAAATGTTGATCCAATCATCACATAATCTGAGTTATGAACAATAATTCCGTTGACATTATACGAATGATTATCTTCTACTTCTAAATCATACACATTGCCTGAATATGTATAAATTTTTTTTGATTTAATTTCAATTAATTTCATATTTTATACTTTTAGTTTTTTTATCGATAACTTTAATTTCATAAAAATATCCAGCTTCTTTAGCATATTTTTGTTTTAATAATATATTTTTTAAATATTTTTCCTGGGATGTCCATTCGCTTTTAACTTCTATAATTTTATTTTGTGATTTTAAAAATATATCAGGAATATGATAATGTTCTTTTTCATTTTCATCTTTCCATTTTATTTTAGGACAATCTAAATTAGTTAATATATCATTTTCATTTATTTCTGATTTAATTAAAATATCTAACATTATATTTTCATACCCTAACACATAAGTTATTCTGCCTGATTTAAATTTATATTCTTTAATTTTAAAACTATTTCTAAATATTTTATTCTGAATTATATTACTTTGAAATCCGTATTCACAATTATATAATTCTAACATTTTTTCTTTTGAACGTTTAATACAAATATCTAATAAAAATGCATTTTTTACTCCATATTTAGTAATCATAATATTTTCAACCTTTTCTTTTATTAACCGAGTTTGCCATGGATATTCTACTCCATAATTTTTAAGAGAAGTTTGAATTTTTTTATTTTTTATTTCATCTGATTTACTCGGATTATCTACACCGAAATGTTTTAAACACGTTTGTTTATATTTTTTCTGATTATTAAAATTTTCATCGCCATATCTTTCTTTTTTAGTTTTTTTACTTTTTTGTTTAATTTCATTAGATTGAAAAATATTTGTAGATACATCGTATTTTTTTAATAAAATTGTTTTACATTCGTTTGTAGCTAAATACGATGTAACACCAAATTTTTTTATACACGTTTCTTTTTGTTTTTTTGAATTATTATATTTTTCATCTCCATATTTTTCTTTTTTTGTTTGTTTTCTTTTTTTCTCATCAGCAAACGCTGCTTTAAACCCATATTTAGTAATGCACGTTTCTTCTATTTTTTTTCTTATAATTGGAGATTTTTGTATTTCTGATTGAGTTTTTTTGGGGATATTATATTTTTTAAAATAATATTCTATATTTCCTCTTGAAACATCTAATTCTTTTTCAATCATACTGATTGAATATTCTTTAACTAAATATAAATGTTTTAAAATTTCTTCAGATAATTCTTTTCTTTTACGATAGTTTTTCATGTAATTTTTTAAATAATTTTAGATATAATATATATATCTTTGAAAAAATATTTTTAAAATACATTTGCATACGGTGCGGTAAATTGATATTTTTTTCTATTAATAAATAATCTGAATTTAAATCTTCTGCTGCAATCCATTCAGCATATTTATCGATATTTTTTTCAGTAACTAAATCTTTATGTTTTTTATGAATTACATAATAATGATGATTATTTGTAGAAAAAATTCCATTTATAGAAATAATATCTTTATTATTTTCATATTTAAATTTATTAATAACTTTTTTGTATTCGCCCGTGTGCGTATAAACAATTTCGCCGACATTGATATTTTGAATTTGTTTAAATCCATTTTTAGTATACACTAATGTTGAAGGAAGAAAACATCCAAGAGCTAATGCCTTTATTATATCTGCATAGTTTTTCATTCCACCATCAGTAACTATCTTTGTAGTAATACCATATTGTTTTCTAAGACTATAACACTCTGATATTAAAGAACCCAGTGGATAATTTATTGAAACATTAGCTGCTGTAGTGCATCCTGCGCCAGTTCCAACACTACATCTTACATAATCGGCACCAGCCATGCCAAGATTTATAAAGGTTTCTGGGTTGGCCACATTGCCAATCATAAGATTACAAGTAGGCGCATATTTTTTTATTTGCTTAACAATATCTATAAGTTTAATCATGTGTCCATTGGCTATATCAATAAGAATATTAGGATAGCTGTAAAATGGATCTCTTACGTAATCACCGTGTAAAGTAATTTTATCTAAAATTTTTAGTTGTTCTTCAATTTCTGATAAACTAAATGATTGAAAATAAAGTGGCGAACCAACTAAAAATTTTTTAACTAATCCACGTGGAATACAAGGAATTATTCCCTGTTGAATATATTTTGTATAATTTTGTCCTGAAACAACAGTATCCATTGGAGAAGCCATCAAAGGCAATCTTGCTCCATACGTAAAATCTGATTCTATTTGGCATTCTTTTCTACTGCTGATTTCACTTTGTTCACTCGGAATCAAAACGATATCGTTTAAATCCCATTTCAGTTTTTCTATATTCATACTATTTTTGTTATTATATGTATAAAACATTATACAGTTTTTGTCATATAATTAATAAATACACTTTTATGGAATTAATTCATTACGTTTATATAACTACAAACATTATAAATGGCAAACAATATGTTGGTGATCGTTCATGTTTATGTGATCCAAATGAAGACAAATACTTAGGAAGTGGAAGACCATATTTCAAAAATGCTTTGAGAGAGTATGGAAAGGAAAATTTTAAAAAGAAAATTTTAGAATTATTGCCAACACGTATAGATGCTTTTAATGCACAGGAAAAATATATTCAAAAATACAATACATTAGTTCCTAACGGGTATAATATTAGTCCTAAAGGTGGCCACAATGTTATCAATTCAATGTCTAAAGAAACAAGAAACAAAATTAGTGTGAAAAAGAAAGAATTGTTTAAAGATAAAATGAAACATCCTATGTTTCATAAAGGATATTTAATATCAGGAGAAAACAATGGAATGTATGGAAAAAATCATTCGTCTGATTCTATTCAAAAAATAAAAAATTCCAAGAAAAATATATCTGAAGAAACAAAGAAAAAACTAAGAGGGCCTAAATCTATGGAATGCAGAAAAAATATGTCAAAATCTGCTAAAGGAAGAATTTCTCCTAGAAAAGGCGTAACACTTTCAAAAGAAATTAGAGATAAAATTAGTAAGGGCTTACGATTACGTAATCATAAATATTAAATTTGATCTGCTTCTATATTTTCAAGGTCTCTTCCTTTATCTATTATACCTTTGGGTTTGACTTTAGTTTTTATAGGTTGTTCTTTTATATGCTGGCCAATATTTTGCATTCTATTTGCGGGGATTTTGAATTCTGCACCACCCGGTCCTTTAGCGAAGAAACTGCCTGTAGTTGGGTCTTCTCCAGTTATTTCAACTTCTACATTTTCTCCTTTTCTATTCAAATAATTTCTCTTATCACCTACTTGTAAATAATCGCCTTCTTCATTATTTGACTTTTGAATTCTATTTTCTTTTTCAGCAAATTCAGGTTCTTCTGATAATTCCCATCCTCTACCCATACGTTTTAATTCTTTGATAACTTCTTTAGGAACCATTTCAATATCTCTTGAAGCTCCTGTTTTTGCATTAACAAAATGATACATCATTGTTTGATCAGTACTTTCGATAGGTTTAACCTTTTCAACATGTGCCACTGGTTGTTTTGTATCAATATCTACAGGATTACCATCAATATCAAGTTCTGGTTGATCAACTTCACCTGGTTCTGTGATAGGCTGTTCAACAGGTTGTTCAATAGGTTGTTCTGTTGGTTCTTCTGAAGGAATTTCCTCACCTTTAGGTTTAATAGCTACATCACCACCTTCTGGTTTATCTTTAACCATGATAACTGGCTTTCCTGTTTCTTCATCTTTGTCCAAAACAATTTCTTTACTACGTTGAGATACACTTCGCCAATCTTTTTTCTCAAGATCGTAAAATGTAGCTACTTTTTTAGATGAAGGACGAATTCCTTGTGGGTGTTGTGATTGCGGCACATATTTCATAAGTGTTGTCCCACGAGCCGGTCTTACTTCGCCATCTAACTTAATAAATTGAAAATTAATAATTTTTTTATGCAATAAAGATCGTAATTCGGGAACTGTAATTGGCTGTCCATATAGCAATTTTTCACATAAAAGATTATCGTATAAATAGTTAACAATCCATCTATCTTCTAACGATTCACATATTCTATTTTCAAATAAAATTTCCGATATAGTATTTTTTATAAGTAATTCAGTCATCTATTTGTTTATTTTTAATCCTTTATTCCAAGGAATTTTTCTTTTACCAACTATATATAGTTTTTCTTTAATTTTAGGTCTTTGCATTGCCAGTATTGTGTTAGCACTTATTTTATCTTTTGTATATTGAGACATATTTAATTTAGATATACGCATATTTTCTATCCATTCTTTATATTTTTTATTTCCTTCAATTTCTCCGTATCTTTTTATAAAAATATCTTTCTTTGATACACCCTTTTGTTTTTTAATAATTTTTTCTATTGTTTCAGAAGATACATCGTGTCCTAATAATGCTTTGTTTCTTTTTTCTTTTGTATCTTTAGATTGAGGTTTTCTAAATTTTGCTTTATCTCTCATTAACTGTTTTGATTCTTCTGAATGTGTTCTATCTCCATTACAGGTTCCTCCATCCCAACATACATTATATCCACCTTGAGATATATGAGTTTTATATAATCGTATATAATATCCTTGTTTATCTCCTGCTTCTTTTCTTGTATCACATATTTCTAATACTTTTTTAGTAAAATTTCTTCTACCATATTTTAATTTAGCTATTCTAATTTCTCTTCCGCTTCCTAGATATCTATCTTTTTCTGGTTCGATAAATGTACTTCTGTCACCTACATACTGCTGTCCGGTAATATTATTTGTCGTTAAATATACATAATGATAAAGTTTATTAACTACATCAGCATTTTCTATAGATTCTCTTACCAGTTTCATATAAGTTATATATTCTCAAAACAAAAGCTCTAATTTCTTAGAGCTTCATTTTTTATTTTTGTTTGTGTTTTTCTTTTTCCATATTCAACATAACTCTTTCTAATGCTGTTTCAATATCAGGAAATCTTCCCATAAGATTCTGTTTAAGACTTTTAGAATTTAATTTATCTGGATTGCTATCAACATATTTTAAAAATGCTTTAAGTTGTTCATCTTTTGTTTTTCCATAGCCTATTCGATACCCTTGTACATAATGACCTTTATTTTTCGGATCCATTTCATACCAATTTTTAACTGTATCATTCGAATCCATTCCGTACCAAACTTTTCTTAAAGAAATTGGATCTTCCCAATTTGTATACGTAAATGTATATCGGATTTCTTCAACAATTGCCGGCCATTTTAATTGATCATATGACATTATCATAGGATAATACACTGTGAGAGAAATATATGGTGTTTTGTTTTTATTAATTCCAAATTCATAACCTTTTTCTTTCGCAAACGCTTGTATCTTTTTTATATCTTCAGCATTTTCACCTGTTGAAAGTTTACGTGGTGTGTATTTTGGATTTGTTGTTCCAAAAGTATAATGTTGTTTGTAATCATCTCCGAATACACTATCCATTTCATTATCTTCGTTTAAAGATTCTTTAACTAATTTTACCATATTGCCTATTTTGTTTTATATATCTCTTAGCATTTTGAATAAGAGCAACTATCGCAATGAACACATGCTTCTTCTCTTATCATATTTCCCCCACATTCTGGACATTTTTCCTGAAGTACTTCAGTTTCTACATATTTTCCTAAAATTCTTCTACATACAGAACTAAATCCTGTAATGTTTTCATCAACCTTTTTAGCTACATGAACAATATGCTCAATTGGAGCTCTGTGTCGAAGCAACATGCTCAAGAAAATAGTGTGTGCTTTTTGCTCTATTTTATCTGAAGCTAATTGAAGATTTTCGATTTCAAATTCGTGATTAACAAATTTATAATGACCCTTTTTAACTTTAATAATTCTGCCATCAGTATTTTTATCCATAGGCGGATTTTCAAATGCAAATATTTCATAAGGTTTTCTTGTATCTTTATACAAACCTACAATTACTGCATATTTGATTCCATTGGCTGTGGCAACATAGTAATCAGCTTTTAATTCTCTAGGCCTCTTCAAAGCATTCACAGGTGTAAAATCATCTTCTTCTTTTTTATTCGTTAACAATACTCCTTGTCTTGAACCCTCTCGGTAAATTGTACAACCTTTACAACCTGACTTCCATGCCTGAAAATAAATTTTGTTTACTTCTTCAATTGAAATATTTTGAGGTAAGTTGTGTGTTACTGAAATACTATGATCTATCCATTTTTGAATTACACCTTGCATATTAACTTTTTCCATATAATCAATAGTATGTGACTCAGAACCTGCCCAAGGAGATTCTGCAACTAATTTAGTTACAGTTTCATCAGATAATAATTCCATCATTTTAAGAACATCATCTGTAGATTTTTCTTGGAAATTTTCAAATAAATGAACTTTTGTGTTTTTAGCCCAATTAATAAATTCAGGGTGAAATACATTGTATTCTTGCCAACAATCACCATTCTCATCTTTATAATCTACTTTAACTCCGGCCTCACTCGGATTTATTTTTCTTCTTCTTTTGTAATAACATTTAAAGACAGGTTCAATGCCCGAAGTTGTTCTTGCTAATATAGCAAGTGATCCTGTAGGCGCTATAGATAAAGTAGCAATGTTTCGTCTTCCATATCGTAAATAGTCATTGTACTCTTGTGTAGTAAAATGATTGCTAATTACTCGAATAATAAAAGGATTTTGTGATTCTTTATCTGCATTCCAAATTGGAAAGCAACCTCTTTCTTTTGCAAGTTGAACCGATTCTCTATATGAATTAACAGCAATAGTTTCAAATACTTTATCAATAATAAGTGTAGCATCCTTTGTCCCGTATCTAACTCCAAGTTTTGCGAGCATATCGCCCAATCCAAGAACTCCGATACCTGTTCTTCTTCCTTTGTTTAAAACTTCAAGAACTTTTGTCCATACATTTAATTCTGTTCTCTTTAACTCTGGATCTTCAGGATCACTTTTTATTTTTTTAATAATATCCTTTATCTTTTCTTCTTCCAGTGACACGAGATCATCCATGATTCTTTGCGTAAATCGAATTACCTCAGTTAATAAAGCATAATCGATCTTTGCTTTGTCCGTATACGGATCTTTCACCATGTTACTTAGATTCATTGAACCAAGACGACATGAATCATAAGGTGATAGTGGCACTTCCCCACAATTTTTGATAGAAATACCTGATGATGTAATAAATAAAGGATCGACATTAGCAGTTATAACGTTATAATTGTGATTATCGTCTACTGTTAAATTGTATACATCTTCGTATCCGTAAAATTCTACTGATACAACTTTATGATTATTAACTACTTGATTTTTAAAATTATCAAATGAAGTAAACCTAAAATTATTAGCGATATTTTGAGGATAACCATGTTCTTCAGCATATTTTCTCCAGTCACTTCTAATAAATTTTCCTTTTTGAAGAAAAAGTTCTTTTGCGCCTTGTAATATTTGCGCGTTTGTAACGGGAATATATGTATGATTTTTTTCACCTGGATGTGACGCAAATTTAAACTTTGATTCTTTACTCATTTTATAATAAGGATTTTTGTCTCCTCTCATTCGTGCAGCGTGAAATTCAATATGTTCTTTACGCAACATTTTTTGTAAATTCTCAGGTCTATCATTTTTATTGTTAAAATCATAATGATGTATAGAATATAATTTATGATCTACATTTTCATCTTGATTATAAAACCCATAAATTAAGTGATACTGTCTTCTATTTCTAAATGCGCCGCCAATCATTTTAGCGCCAGTTCTTGCGATTTGTCTATAACCATTTGACGCAAATGAATAAAAAGGAACAAGAGATTCACCTGGAGTTAAATCTTTTAATTGTTTGTAATTAAGTTTTGATGTTAAAATTTGGTGATCTGGAGTCGCAATAAGTTCTGAACCATCATCTAATTTTAATTTCCATACTTCAACATTTTTCTTTGTTAATCTGGGTTCTCTTCCCCATTTAATTTCAGTTTGTCCAGTTTCAGGATTTGATGAATAAACAGGAACGTCTTTTCCTTCTTCAGTTAACTGTTTTATTGATACTGCGTTTCTTCCGTCTGCAACCGCAATAAGTGTATCACCGACAACACAAGGATTTGTTCCTTTAGTTGTAAAGCCATCAGACGCGTAACAATCTGCTGGTGATTCTTTAATAATGTTGTCCCAAAATAATACGCCGGGTTCAGCAGTTTTGTGCGCTTGTTTGATTAACAAATCCCATACTTCACGCGCCTTAACTTTCATTATGTATGAACCATCTTCGCGTTTGTATAATTTGTTGTATACAAGTTGATCAAGAATAAGAGGTTGATCATTTTGAACTGGCCAACGAAGAATGTAATCTGCATCACCTTCTACAGCTTTCATAAATTCGTCTGTCACTTTCACAGACACATTGGCGCCTGTTACTTTTGTGAGATCATCCTTTTTAACAATGAATTGTTTTATATCAGGGTGATTGATATGCATACTGAGCATTAAAGCTCCTCTTCTACCATCTTGTGCAACCTCACGAGTTGAATGTGAATAGCGATCCATAAAAGACACAGCACCTGTTGAAGTTTGCGCAGCATTATTTACTTCAGCTTGGGATGGTCTGAGATTTTCAAGAGTTATACCTACTCCACCTCTACGTTTCATAAGTTGAACCATAGATTCGTCAATATTGAATATGGCACCATAAGAATCTGCTCCATTATCAATGAAAAAGCAATTTCCTAATGATGATACTTGATGTTTATTTCCAAGACCAAATAAAATTGAGCCTCCGGGAATAAAGTATTTAAAGTGTTCTAAATGTTTTTGTATTGTTTCTTTTGGCAAAGGATTAGGAAATTTAAGTTCCATTCGATAAAATTCATCGATCATTCTCTGAATTGTTTCTGTGGGGTGTCCTTCTTCCCATTTGCCATTCTTTTTGAGTGCGTACTTTTTTGCCCACACGTCGGAGGCGAGAGAATCGTTTTCGAAGTATGTTAAGCCTGCACTTATTAAATCTTTTTCGTTATATTCTTTTTCCATTAGAAAAATTTATTTTTGTTTAGTGTACATTAATTTTAGTTGCATTATTGTTTCCGAGTAATTTTTTTGCAATTTTTTGTTTTGTAATATCACTTGCGTGTTTTCCTTCGCGGGATTTACGCATTCTTTCTCTTGTGATTTCAGAAATTACGATATTTTTTCGGTTTTCTAATTGTTCTTTTGATAATTTTTTCCCCGTCAAATGCTGTTTATGTTCTTCAGATAAATGCCTTCCTGTTAAAGTATTTTTAATTTTTTCTCGTATTTCATCAGGTCTAGGTATTGTATGTAATAATTCTTTATCATATGCATAATCTCTTGACGACACTCTATAATTTAACTTTTTACTAAAAGTCATTCTATGAAATGCGCAGGCAATTTTATAATTACCTTTGTAAATATACGTTAATAATTTATGACAAATGTAGTGTTCTCTGGCGGTTAATAGAACTAAATTTTCTTTACTGTTTGTTCCGCCCACACATATCGGAATGATGTGGTGATTTTCATTATAATGTTTTTCATGTTTGATTCTATTTTCCGATTTTGCTCGGGTAATAATATCATCATAAACTTTATTATAATTCATTTTAGATAGGAAATTTTATTTTGTTTGTTTATTTATACAATTTTAATTTTCTTTAACAGACATATTTCGCGTTAAAGAACCGCTTGTTTTTTCCTTTCCACAAGTATATGCTGGAGTGTATCTGCCTCTTTTTCAGCATCTAAAGATACTTTCTTTGCTTCTTTTCTTTGTTTATAATATTGAGTTAAGATTTCAGCTATAAGTGGTTCATACGAAGAATCAAAGACACTTCCACTTGCAGTTTTTATTTCATCTTTTGTTGGAATATGATTTTTATCTTTGAATTTAAAATTTTCTACTGAAAGTTTAAACTGTCTCATGATTGAAGGATAAAGAGACGCAAAGTCAAAAGATGCCACCCATTCATATAAGTTGGGATCGGGTTCGAAAACAAAAGCTCCTTCAAAACTTTCCCTTTCTTTACGATCTTCTCTTTTTGGAAAAACTTGTCCTCTTAAATATGCAAATCTCGTTAAAGTTGCTTCCAACATTTGAATTGGAGAAAATGCAGTCATACCTTCAACTCTTGTGATATTTGCTAATCCTAAGAAAGTACCCATTGTTTTAAGTTTCGTATTTAACATGTGAACAATGACACTATCGATTCCACTGTAATAAACAAATTGTGTATAATCTTTGTTATACAATTCTTGAAGTGTTCCTGGATATTTAACTTTATTAAGTCCTAATGCAGATTCTGCTACAAAATCTAATGTATCATTTTCTTTTACTTCAACAGTTCTATCCCATTTCTGGTAGATTGCCATGTAGTCAACAATAAGTTTATGTTGAGGTAATTGAATATGCACATCTGAATTTTTTTCTTTAATTTTAAAATCAAACCATTGTCCTGTTGGAGAAATCCATGAAACATCCATATTAAGTTTCTTACATCTATTCATAATGTATCTCCAATCATATCCCCAAAAGTTCCAGCCCGAAATAAGTGGATTTGGTTTTACATAATTCATAAGAAAGTCATAAATCATATCTGCTTCATTCGCATGATATTTGTAAATGAATTGCCAAGTTTGTCCAAACTTTTTAACGTGTTCATTTATTTTATCTCCAATTTCACCACATTCTTGCCCTGTTAAAGGTTTACTTCCTAAAACTGTTATGTAAGGATATTGTGCAAATGAGATTGCAGTTATTCTATTTCTAGCATTATCAGGATCGGCAAAGCCTTCGTCCGTTACTTCTACTTCAATATCTGCTGCTGAGAAAATAGGCATATTCGGTTCAAACAGATGCTTTACGTTTTCTTCGCCAGCATCCATAAAGAATTCTTGAATACGATGTCTATTAATGAATTGTGTAGGTACTTTTCTAACGGGTCTAAAATCCCAAGATTGTAACCCTGGAATGCCTCTTCCTCTTTGATCATACATATAAATGTATTGATGATTTGAAGGAATTGTTAATTGTGAAAATCCTAAAGTTCCATCTTTCTTTATGTATGATATGATAAGTTTGCCTTGCCTCTGTTCAATACTAATCACCATTTTTATACCTCCATTTAAATTTTTTGTGTGTATTTCTTTTTCCTTTTAAACAGGCACATATATTGGTGCCTAAAAATCCCGCATTACTTGCTGCATTAATTGATGGCCATTCATTAATTATATTATCATTTATATCTAATTGAATTATAGGTTTTGAATGTGCTAATGCCGTTTTTTCAATCCATTGTTTATATCGTTTAATTCCTTCATCTTCTCCATATATTTTAATCATTTCTGACTTAAGAGTTTTTCCTTTTCTATTTTTCTCTATATATGATATAAAATTACAGTTTTCTCCAGAATTTGTTCCTAAATGAGATTGCCTATTTTTTTCTTTAAATTCTGTAGATCGTTTTCTTCCTGTTAAAGTTTTACGTATTTTATTTATTACTTCTAATGTTGGAGAACCACCTTCTCCACCCAAAGTCATATTATAACCATGTTCTTTTAAATATGTTTTGTCCTCTTTTATCCAATATTTTTCACGTTCACCTAAAATCTTTTTAAGTTGGTGATTATTTTCAGCAAAATGTTTTTCGATTATTTTCCACATAAAATTATCAAAACCATATTTTCTGATAGCGGTATAAAATAATGTTGTTTTTCCAGCATAGGCATTTCTATAATGCGTTTGCTTACGATTATCAAAATTTAAACTAAACCCGTAATATTTTTTATTAGAGGGCGACGTCGCACAATAAATTATGCCTTCGATCATAATTGTACTTTTGTTTATTATATAGGTTGAGACAACAAAAGTTCAACTTTGAGTGTTAAACTTTGTTTAATGTTTTTTAAAGTTGTGCGTCGTATAGCACTATTTCCGAGGAGAATTGAACAATGTTTTTCACCATATCTTCAATTGTATCAAAATGAAACATTGGAATTCCTTTTTCTTTGCAGAATGCTTCTTCCTGATCTGCCCCAGGACTTGGAATTTCTACACCGAAATTATCTTTTGGATGTAATCTGATGGCCATATCGCAATTTTCTAACCAAGGGAGATCGATTTCACCAACCCAATCAATATTAAGATTTACATCCATATCATCGTGTTGTTGATGCACAAAATAATGATAAACCGGCATATAAGGATTAAATCCTAACATTAATAAATGATAGCAAGCATCCATTTGGAGTTGCACATTTTGTTCTTTATCACCACTTGTGAATGGTGAAGCGATGTAAATTTTTGTTTTCCTCATGAAATTAAGAGTTTAGCTGTATAGGTTTTTTATCAAGTTCTTCTAATATTATAACGCCTAATCCTTTAAGAGTTTCAAATGCTAATTTAACATTTGTGGGCGCATGTCCATAAGATGATTCGTTGTATTCCAATGTGACTTTAAGCATAGTTTGAAGTGCATATTGTGTTAAGCTATTATCAATTGAAAGTCCGCCAGGTAAATTTGCTTGACTGGCATACTTTATTGATAATTGTTGAAGTTTGTCAAGATCGATTTTCATTTTTTTAAATTTATTTTTGATTTGAAGAGCCAAATCCATCAGCTCCACGCGTGGTTGTTCTATCATAAAATGATGAGGGTATTAAATTTTCGAATATTTCTATTTCTGATGTAAATATTGGCGTTTCTAAAAATTGCAATATTTTTTGTCCCGGAATAATTTCGCATGATCCATGTCCTGTATAAATAAGACTTATGTGTATTTCTCCTTGATATTCATAGTCAACAACTTGAGCTCCAAATATAAGACCTAATTTTGTAGCTACTCCTGATTTATTGCATGCTATTAATGCTCTGTCATGATCGAACATTTGACAATATATGCCTGAAGGAATTAGAACTCTTTGGCCCGGTTCAAGAACGATATTAAAATTTGAAATATAAACGTCAGGATTTTTAGCTTTAAGATCATTTACAAAATCAGATGTAAACTCGGGCACATAAAAATCAATACCCGCGTCAAAACGATTCGCGCGACTTGGAGATTTTACTACTCTTGTCTTTAAAAATTTAATTGTTGCTGCCATATAATTTACTTTATTGTTTAAATTGTAGTAATTATATTGACAAAGAATTAAAAAGTTTTAAGCGTCACATTCTAATTTTGATTTTTCGCTAAAAGCGATTGCTACAGCTTGTTTTTGACCTTTTTTGGTTTTTGGAACTTTCTTATCTGATTTTCCTATGTGTTGATCACCTTCTTTCCAGTGATGCATAACTTTAGAAAATTTCTTTTCACCTTTGGATGGTTTTTTGGCTTCGAATAAAAATTCGTCTAAATTTGTATTAACGAGGTTTTTCATGATCAGTTTTATTTTTATTTTTTAAATATTGTTCACGAGTAATATAATGTACGCCGCCGGGACGATTCTTATAGTGAATTACATCTGAACCGTGTTTATAGTGAATACCACCGGGTCTTGTTTTATATTTAGGTTTTATGTATGTTAATTTTATTAAAACCGCAACAACAGCAATAAAAACACATACTAATATAATAAGAGTTTTAACAGTCATTTATTTTATTTATTTTCGTTTATCTTTTGAACAAATTCATCTAATGTAATTATTTGGTGTTCAAACTTTTGCTGCTTCATAGCATTTTGATTTCCTTTACTTTTCTTTTTCTTAAATGGAGTTGCAGCTCCAACTTTTTTAGCCATTGCCATTCCTAGTTTATCGTAAGGATTGATGTTATCTTCTTCAAGTTTTTTCTTTCTTTTCCTTTTGGCTTCTTGAGTATAAGGCTTTTTGTTGATTTTATTATCCCATCTATCTCCTGAACCAACTTTACCAGGGCCCGGAGGAACGGCACTACCCATTCCTGGCGTATTCATTGGTGTAGACATTGGGGCACTAACGCCACCCATATCTTCTTTTACCAATTTATTTGGACTAAATTTGTTAAAATATTGTTTTGCGATCATAGATGTTATCCTTTCGTATTCTTTTTTTAAATCTTTATACACTCGTGAATTTGGTCTTATTTCGTTCCCAAAAACATTTCGTTTAAGTCTTTTTGGTTTGGTTTGTAATTCACGCATTATATTTTGATATTGCTTTTTTAGTTTTATTAAATCTGTCAATGATAAACCATTATAATCACTTACATGCCCTTCGACTAATCTTGTTTTAATACCTTGAATACCTGCAGCTATTGCAATATTTTTAGGATCATCGTCAAAGAATACAACTTTATTATATTGTTTAGTCATTTTCGTAAGGATTTTTCGTTTTTCTTCAGATATATCGATTTTTCCTGCATCATCACCTATAGTGATAATATGTTTCATATCAATATCTATACCATGTTGTTTAAGATACTCATATATAGCTGACTTAACATGCATAGATCGTGCTGTAAGAATAAAAATAGTTGAATTGCTTTTGCCCGTTTTAATAGCATCGCTTATATTTTTCATTACAGGCCACATTTTATATCTTTTTGCATTTAGAATCATCTCATCATTCTTAAAATCTTTAAAATCAAATTTATCATGAGGACCATGTTTGTAAAAATTAAATTCTTTAGATGTCAATGATCGGTAGAAGGCACCGTTACGATAAACGTGGATTTTAGCTTCAGTTTTAACTAATGTTTCGTCAAAATCGAAACAATAAGCCTTTTGTTTTATTTTATTTGTTGTCATATCAGTACTGTCCAATTTTTATGGTGATTTCGTTTTCCTTTTATAACGGGCGTAAAACAATTTCCACCAGTATGTTCTCGTTGTGCTAAATCGAATTTACAACCTTCGAATATTTCTCCTGTTTTTAAATTGTAAAATTTGTATATAGTAGAATCAAAATGTGAATTACTTTTTCCAACCCCACATTTTTTCTCTTTTTTGGTTTTTGACATATTTTCTCGTGATTCTTTTGTATGTTTAATTCCATACATACCGTTATTACATCCTTTAGCGATATTTCTTTCAATACGTACTTTACTCATTAATTTTTTAGATGCTTCTGAAAATATTTTTCTAATTCCACCTTCGCCACCATCAGTTAAATTATAGCCATTTGGGTATTTTGTATGTTTTTCATTAATCCAGAAAATTTCTCTTTCTTCCCAATTAACATCATCACCTAATATTTCTAATATTTCTCGTTTAAAATTTTTACGACCGTATTTTTTTATTGCGCATTTAATTAATTGACCGCTGCCTAAATATCTATCCGTTTCTAAATTTTCAGTTGAATGATATCCGACATAGCATGTGTTGTTTATTAAATTTTTTGTTAAATAAATTATTTTAGAGCGCATTATGTGTTTTATTTTATATATTCAAAACAAAAGGGACAGAATATTCTGTCCCTTTGAGTTGTTATGTATTAAATTCTTAGTAAGATTCTTTAACTTCTTTATCTTCAACTTTGGTTTCATCTTTGTCGCCAATGCCTGAAAAATCGATTTCGTCATCGCCAACTTCTTCTTCACCTTC